GGTGGGTACATAAGGGGTGGGTGATAGTGAGACTAGATATAATAAATGGAATACATGAGTTAAGGAGAAATAGAAAGGTTAAAGGAGACATAAAGAATATTAAAGACATAGGTTATGTAGGGGGTGTATACCCCCTTATTTATTAGATAACAGATAGAAGTTCTTTAGGTAGATTGTTTTTATCTACTAACCGACCAAGAGAGATAGACCTACCTAGTTTGTATGAGAAGTTATCCTTTTCTCCTAGGATAGAGAAGTCATAGTAGGTTCTGCCCTTTACTTCTACTACACAGATAGTAGCTATAGGTTTAGAGTGTTTAGGAGGTTTACCCTGACCATATGAAACTTTAGATATTTCTATAAGTTTATTTTTTATAGAGGTTAGTCTATCTTTATATTCAAACTGAAACTCATAGAAGTTCTTTATATATTCATCTTTTGATAGTTTGTCTTTAAAGGGATAGTTTTCATATCCTCCAGATATCCTTTTATCTAGAGGTAGGATTCTTAGGTGATGAAACTTAATAGTAAACAAGGAGTCTTCAATCTTTAGGTTATACATATTTTCCTCTTAAAGAATCTAGTTATGTAAATCCCATCCAAGGGGGAATGACTTAACGATATAGTCTAAGTGTTGTTTATGAGTTTTAGATAAAGAGTGATAGTTCGATAGATTAGTTATATGATGCTTAAGGGTTGTACGAGAGTATGGGACTAGGCGTTTATAGCTATGAGTTTTAACAGAGAATGAGATATCAATAAAGTCCTTCCAGGTAGGGTCTATTAATTCCCAAGTGTAAATCATAGATTAAGCTAAAGATATAAGGTGGTTCTTCCAGATACAGGCTTCATCAATAACTTCCATAGACCTATCTATAGAACCAAGGGAGTAGTCTATGAATTCTTCTATAGAAGTTATAAGTTTAGTATTAAGGTTTATATGTAAACCTTTATTTGTTATTTTTTTTACTATCTTTAAATCTTTATCCGTCTCTTTTATCCTATACTCTATAGTCTCTAAATCAAACTTCTTACATCCTCTAATATCCTCTTTTCTTATATTAAATATAAATATTTCCTTATGTTTAGATTCCCAATAAATAGGGATTATGGGACTAATAATATTAATATAGAACTCATATATCTTTGCTTCTATATCTAGAATAAAAGTACATGGCTCAAATTCTATACTACCTTCTTTACCTAGATACAATTGTAATAAGGCTCTAATTTTAGGGATATCTACTTTAATAAGCTCTGGATTCTGAAGAATAAACTGACATAGAAGAACGTATATAAAGAATTCCTTATATGAGAGTATATCTAAGGATTCAATATTTCTATTTGTTAGATTAGTAATAACCTCTTTATAGTTAGGTTCATCCCATCTAAACAGATGTTTATAGATATAAAGATTAAAGGTAAGGAGATTAATCCTCCCTTTTTGATATAGAGATTGAGCTATTTGATATACAAGGTTATGTAGATTAAAGGTAAGGAATACTTCTATATCAAAGTTTTGAAATGGGTATGAATTACTATACTGTTCTAGATTTATATCTTTAAATAGAGATATGAATAGAGGTAGATAGTCCTCGTTAATATTACCCTCTAGTTGATATTCAATCCTATCTGAGTATATAAGATAGTGGGTATCTGTATAGAACTTCTTATTCAATATAGATATTTCTACTAGATGGTTATCTATAGAATTAGATTCTAGTAGGTAATCAGAGTACATATTAGGGATAAATCTAGACTTAACTTTATTAAGTAAAGTGATATTAAGAACCATATTAAAGAAAGAATAAATTAGGATTTATAGGGATTTGATGTAATAGATTCTTATCTATATCAAATATAGATATATATGCTGGGTTATATATTTGAAGTACCTTCCATTCTTTTCTAGAAGGAAAGAATCCATCTATATCATCTAGGCAGAATATATATTTATATTTATCATTAGGTAGATAGGAACTATTCCACCATTCGTAATTAGAAGGTATTAGTTTATTAATACTTTTATAAGAAATAAATATACTAGGATTTCCTTCTTTATCTTTTATAATGGCAGTTACATTTCTTTCTATAACTTTAGATTCAAAACCTTTAATAGAATTTAAAGCATTACTTATAGCTCTAGCGCCTTTTTCTTTGGATAGAATAATAACAAAACAGGGTGGTTCTAAACAACTAATACTTTTTTTAAGAGCTTTAATAGATATAAATCCAGGACATAATATTACAGTTCTAGGCTGATAGTTTATTATCATATTGAATAAAGAGGGGGTATAAACCCCCATTACAATTTAATAAAGTACCGTATGAATCATATCTTCTATAGACATAGGGGGGAAACTAGAGGGTCTTTTAAGTTGAATCCAGGATAGAAAGGCTATAGCTACAATAGGATGAACCCAAGTTCCTTGTTTACTATAGTCCCCTCCTACCTTAATATCTGTAGTTTTACACCCTTTTTCTTGTAGTTTATTAACAAGAACTATAGTAGAAGGAAGATTAAGAAAAGCATTAACTCTTAGATTATGTTTTTTAGCTAAGGGAGTTATATAGACCAGGTTATCACTTTCTCTTATATCTACCTTGACCTTCTGTAGACCCAGGGAGGTATCACTATTGATTGAGACCATATATTTAGACCTTCTTTCTTTGCTTTATCTTCTAGTGAATTAAACTCAATATCAGTACAGTATAGAGAATAAGTATGGGCTAGACCTTCTGCTACTAGTTCTTTACTTACATCTATACCGGTCTCATTAGTAATCTTACTTATGTTTCTTCCATATATATCTACTCCTAATACTTCAATGGTTAATTTTTGATTGGAGATTAATGAATTTAGTCTTTGTCTAGATTCTGGTCCATAGTTTTGACTTAGTTCTGGAGCATCTATACAATATAATCTATGTCTAACGTTATTTATCTTTAGAGTATCTCCATCTATAACGTAAGGAAGTAAAGATACTAATGCAATAACTATGATATTCATAATAGATATATTCTATATGTATTTATTATAATGGAGAGTACAAAGTGGAAAGGGGTTTATAGAGATAACGGAAAGTTAGTTTATAGAGGATTAAAGTTTGAGGATTTCAATAAACCTAAACCAAGTAATAAAAAGGATAAGAAGTTTATGGTTCTAGCTAAATATAAAGAAGATATTAAACTTGTTCATTTTGGTGCTAAGGGATATAGTGATTACACTAAGCATAAAGACCCTAAGAGAAGGGATAATTATAGAGCTAGACATGAGGCTATACTTAATAAAGAAGGTAAGCCTGCATACAAAGACCCGTTATCCCCAGCCTATTGGGCATATAACTATTTATGGTAGAACTTTTAACTTTAACCCCCACTATACTTATAGAATCTATAGGTGTATTTAGTTCCATTACCTCCCATGAATCTACTATAACTTTATTAAATGGAGTTATAGAGATAAACAATCTACTTAACTCTAAACAATCGGAGTTGGATTATATATCTAAAGAACTAGATATACCTTTATCTTTATTTTTAAATAAAAGATTTGTAGTAAAAGATAGTAATGTTCTTTATTTATGTAATAATTTATTAGAGATAAGAACTTATATTAAGCCTAAGTTAGCGGTAAGGGTTGATATAGATTTAGAGTTAAAGGGTTATATAGAGGATGAGGACTTATTTCCTTATATGAAACAATGGTTTAAGCCATCTCCTTTGGTTTATATAGATAAATATGTCTATCCTCTAGAGGTAGAAGGAGATAAAGTCTATTACTCTTATACTAAGAGGTATAAGATAGATTAATTTCTTATATAAGAAATATATATAATATTAAAAGTAAACATAATAAAAAGCTATGATATATTATAATTTAGGTTCATTACCCTCAGAGATTAGAAGTGTAAATGCTTCTATTTCTATGCCAAGGTTTAATGCTGCTAGAATGGAGACTCCTATTCCTATTTCTAGACCTTCTGGTACTAGTTCTTTTAGTAGAGCTAGAGGTCCTGGTATTGGGTATTTATTTCAACAATAAGTTCTAATAAATATAGGCTCTATAGATGATATAGAGCTTATACCTTTTATGTTATATTAATTAGATAAATATAGAGAATGATATGTATAAGTTATTAGATAAGAGTTATAGATTAGTTGGAGAGATGAATGATAAAACCCTAGTAGATGAAATAAAGGGTGTTGTGAAGTATACATTAGGGTACATAGACTTTAACTTTTTAAAGAAGAAGAGTAATAAAGTTCTAGGTAATTTAATTAATATTCCTCTTGATATTTATATAGAGGAGCCAACAGATGAGGGTTTTAGGTTATATAAATTAGATTCTATTGATTATATGAGTACGGTTAATCAAGGAATCAATATAGGAGTAAAGGATATGGTAGTAAGTCTAAAGGAGTTTACAGATAGTAATTTAACTAGAGAAGCTCTATGATTAAGAATTTATTAAGAAGATTAAGGAATCTATATAGACTCTCTAATATAGATATAGACAGACACTCTTTAGATTTAACTACTATAAGAAAGATTTATATAGAGACTTTAGATTTAACAGATAAGGATATAGATACATATGAAATTGGTAGTTTGCATGGGTCATCGAGTATTAAGGACCACTCCTCCTATGATAGGTTTAGTCTTAGAAGGTAGTATTAACTTAATGATTAAGGGTAGACCTGTTTCTTATATAGGGGCTAAGACGCTAGGAGGTTTAATTCTTACAGGTAGTAAAAGGTTATATATAAAAGGTAGACCAATAGCCCTTCATCTAGGTAAACTAACTAATGGTATAACTTTAGAGGGATGTTTTAATATAACAAGTGTATGAATTTAGATAATATAAGACAGTTTATTAAACAAGATGATGGTACAGAGTCTATACAAGATATAGAAAAACCAGAGTTTCCAGATATATCTAAAGGGTTTAATACTGCTTTTAAAGAGATGCACTACCCTCAAATAGATATGAAATGGGAGTATGGAAGTAATACTTTAGTAGGAGAAGAAATATGGGAAAGGTCTTTTACCACTCTTGAATTCTTACCTTCTACATCAATTAAAGAGGTTATTCAACCAGATATTGATGAGGAATATAAGACCAATTCCTTCTATTTAGTTAGATTCCCCTTTCTAGAATACGAATATAAAGCTACTAAACCCTTCTTTGAATGGGATTTATCTGTTAATAAATACATACATGAAGAGCTGTTCTATCGTAAAAAGAGTAGTTCTATTAGATGGGATAGACCTTTTAATACTTATATAAACCCCAATTCTGATACTGAGATTAAGTATTATTTACCTTTAAGCCTCCCTTTTATTAAAGAGTTTGTACCTAATAAAGCTCTAGGATTTCAAGTAAGGTCTGATTCTACCTTTGTAATAGAGAGTAATCAAATAGTTTATCCTTCTAATGAATTAATAACCCCAGCTATAGAGTCTCAATATAACATTACTTTCCCTTATATAAGTAATCAAACTTATAGTAATTACATATCTATAAGACAGGATGGGGATTACCAGTATGAGGATTTATATCATTTAGTTAATGGTAATGCCTCTCCTACTTATATTGAAATAGACCTTTGGGGCCTTGATAAGATACCAAATAGTAAAAGGATCATACCCAATGGAGAAGATTATGAAAGACAAGAGATTCTTATACATCCATCTAATACTCCATTAGAACAAAGGTTAAAGCCCCCTAATACTAATTTTGATGATAGTGGATTCTGGAATATGGAATCTCCAACTAACTATAAAGATATAGTCAACTATTATGATAGAAAGAGTAAGGACTCTAGTTTAAGTTGATATGAAAGAGGATAAGATATTAAATTATTTAGTAATGGAGTTAAAAAGGACTCCTAAAGAGGTTCAAAGACTAGGGATTGAACTTCTCCTTTTAGAGGATTTAGATAGTATTAGACTACTAAGAAGGCGCTTAAATGATAGATTAAAGACCCCTATTAGTAGAAGTTATCTAAGTGAATTAAAGATAATGTATTATATGCTTGGCAATTATATTACAGAAGTAGAAGATATTGAAGATACAGCCCCTATAGATATACTAGATTTTATTAAATCCTATGATAATCCTTTATCAATTGATGTCCAACCACCTAATGATTTACTCATGTCTAACTCAACAACCTATAGAGCTAGACTCCCTAAAAATACCAAATGATATTACTTATATACAACTAGTTATATCTATATTTAATAGAGAGGGGGACTTATTAGATTGTATAAGTGAGTATTTACCTAACTCTATATCTGTAATAAGAAGTAAGGTAAAGGTGGTTTATAAGATGATAGAGAAGCTAGAACTAGACTAAATCCTCATACTCAGAGTTATCTATAGTAAGTTCAACTACAGAGTTGTTAGAGACCATAGCAAAGAGACCCTCTGGTACAGAGAATTCATTAGATATATAATCCCCTTCAAATATAGACTCACTAACTCTAACCATCTCCTCCCATTGAATAAACCCACCATCCTCACTATAGATATCTGGGTCATTAGTATCCTGCTCTGTACTATAAGCCTCTGATATAAGTTGCTCATCTATAGCCTCAATAGCTCTTTCTATAATAGTAAACTCTGATTGGTTATCTGTTATAGGTTGCATCATACTACCAGCTATACCTGCACCTACCATACCAAATAGTCCTGAGAGTACAGCACTAGTTATACTCTGAGCAGCTATCCTTTTACCGCCCATAGCATCATAATCTAGAGCTCCTTTATTACTATTAAATAGATATCTTAGTTTCTCATTAGAGGAAAGTTGACTAAGTTTAGCTTCTCTATACATCTGAGCTTTATATGAGCTTAGATGAGATAGAGACATCATAGAGTTAATAGCACTCTTCTCTACAAATGGAGCTACTACAGAAGCACCTAGAGTAAAACCTATTTCTCTAGCTGCTGCTAACCCTATAGCCTCACCTAAATCTCCATCTGTTTCACTAAGAGCCATATTAAGTTTAAAGGAGCCTCCTATCATAGACTTAGTTAACATAGCTTTAGGGTCTATACTAGTTCCCTTCTTACCGTAGGCTATAGAAAAGATAGTACCCCCCACTATATTACCTATAGCGTCTGGGTTGATAGTCCCATTAATAACAGCACTACCTATAGTGGTTAGAGCTAGAGGTAATGCTAGTTCCATAAAGTTATTAATGTTATTAAACTGTACTGCCTGGGATAGATTATTAAAATTAGGGGTAAGGGACTGGGCGTAAGCATTAGAACTACCTGTATCTACCTTGGTTCTAAGACTGGCTAGTTTATGCTGTCTATACTCTGATGTGGCTTTATTATATTGTCTCTCTATCTGTTCTATCTCTGTTATAGAGAGACCATGATTCTCTCCTAATAGAGCTTTAATAAAACTCTCTCCCTCTACATAAGAATCTATCTCCTCTTTTTTTCCATACATCTTAGTAAGGAACTCGTTAAGAGCCCTCCCTTTTGCCATAGAGGCAGTGGTCTCTAACTTATTTGATAGATACTTCTCTAGAGTGGTATTAATAGTATTACCATTTTCATCCTTATACTCCATACTAGAACCAGACTCAATGGCATTAAATAGAGCTAGTCTAGATTGAAAGTCTTTCTTAGCTTCTTCCTCTGGCATGTTAGCTAGTTTGTATGCAAATGTATCAACTATTTTTCCATTCTCCTTTTTAATACCAGTCATAAGGAGAGGGATATTTCCTTTAAAGTTAGTCTTTAAAAATTCATTAGAGGCAAAGGTATCCCATACAGCAGGTATAGCATGAGAGCTTAGTTTATTACTTCCAGCTAAATTAAGCATGGTATCCCATATATCAGCTCCTAGTAGTTCAGTATTAGAAGAGTTACCTCCCATTAGGCTAATAGTTTTTTGTCTAGCTCCTTCCATATCTGTAAATCTACTTAACCCCTCTCCATATTTACCCATCATCTTATCGGTAAATTCTGTAGTAGTATTAATAATCTCTAACATACTAAGAACCTCTCTAGCTCCTCCTTTATTTGTATCTAGGTTTAAGTAATTAGATTTAATATCCTCTTCATTTTTATTAAAGATTCTAGATAGGATATGAAGGTTTCTAGAACCCTCTGCTGTATCTGAATTAAATCTTTTATTAATGAAATCTTGTATATCTTCTCCATTTACCTGGTCTCTATCCTTACCTAACTCCCTACTTATTATCCCTATATAACCAGAGAAGATGGTGTCTAAGAAGCTACTTTGTTCCCCTTTATCATATCCACTTGCTCCTGTAGTTATGTTATATCTATAGGCTATAACTAAGGATTCAAGGTCTCTCTTTACCTTTAAAGCTCCAATATCAAAGGCTGATATCTCCTCTTTATTACCAAATGTATTAAGTTCTTGTACTAATCTTTCATATTGGGTGTTATCAATACTAAGGTCTGAGGCTAGAATCTGCTCATTCTTAGTAGAAGTAGCCCCTCCCCAGAAGGATGAAACTATTACCCCATTCATTAATTTAACTCTTCCATCCTCACTTAAGGTCTCTCTATTTCTCACTAAAGAGCCTAGTTGCATAAATACATCCATACCAACATTAGAGCCAGAGGGACCGAACTTACCTGCTTCTCTAGTGATAAGAGCTCTTTGTTTATCTGGATTATCACTTAGGGACTCATATTCACTAGATAGTCTCTCCATATTAGCTATGAAATCACCTCCAGCTTTAGGTTTAATTCCATCTCTTAATAGTTGGTTTATGCTTTTTATAAAGGCTAGGATTCCCTCTCCTGTATCACTATTTCTCTTAATAGAGGATACAAAGTCCTCTTCTTTTATCCCTTGAGAATTATAGAAATCATTATCTCTAAGGAACTGTTTAGTAGATTCCTCTTGAATAATAGAGGATAGAGCTAGTAAAGGACTCTCTTGATATAAAGTTCCTACAAAGGTGTTATAGGTTTTACCTAGTACATCACCCCCAGCTTTACCCATAATCTTAACCATCATGTCATAACCAGTAAGAGACATATTAACCCCTGCCCCCTGTCCTAATATAGATTGAAGACTACTTACACTCTTTAATCTAGCTGCATATAAACCACTAGCCCTAGCTAATATCTCCTCCTCTTGTTCCTTAGATATAGAAGTAGAGTTAGGGGCAATAGATTGTATAGATTTGTACATAAGATCTAATAAATCCTTCTGAGCCTCCTCTCCCATAAGTAATATACCTAGATAAGTATTTCTATTAGCATTAGTCTCATCTTGGGCTAATACCTTTAATCTATCTTGTAATAAATGAAACCCAGAATGGGCATTAGATACAGAAGCTAGATAGCTAAATAAAGACATATTAGGACCATTATTACCAGTAGTAGGTATACCTGTTTGTTGCTTAGATAAAACAGTAGTCTCTGTATTTATAAAGACATCCTTAAGGATGCTATTCACTTTCTTAATAGAAGAGCCCGTACCCCCTAATCCCCCAAATAGACCTCTACCCTGTTCTATAAAAGTAAGAGCTACATTCATACTTATATCATTCTGTTGAAAACCTTCTGGTCCTCCTAAGAAATGTTCTACTCTTATACCTAGGTAGTTAGCCACCTCTTTCTTAACAGCTTTACTAAAAGAGGAACTTTCTAATTGATTTCTCCAGGTGTATAACTTAGCCTTATTATTAGCTATCCTTACTTTATGTTCCTCTATCTCACTCTTAAGGATATGAACCCTAGTCTTTTCTTCTTTTATACCTTCTTCTAAAGCCAATCTATCTTCATATGAGGATAAGGGACCTAGACCCCCTACTTTATTATCAATGCTAGTATCTAGAGCCCTTATTCTAGCCTCTGTAGTCTTAATCATAATACTGTCACTCTCTATAGACCTTTGTAGGTCCATAAACTGACTAAAGATAGTAGTATAGGGGTCCCCATCAAAGTCCCCTATATTCATAGTTAAAAGGGATATGGGGGATAGTAGAGATAATCCTTTATTCCTTTCCTCATCGTATTGAACCATAGAATCCTGTCCTATAGCTTGATTAAGTAGAGATATATCTTGTATAACAGTAAGAGCCATTCTTTGTTGTTCACTACCTCCAATGGGGGGACTTCTAAATCCTAAGACTTCAATACTATCTCTCATGTCTAGATGGTTCATCATTTTTTCCATTAGAGCTATAGAGTTAGATAAAAGACTTTCATTAAGAGTTAGTTTATATTTATTTACTACTTGTCCTTTAACTACTCTAGACTCTGTAACAGCTAGCTTAGGGTTTATATTTAATAAAGAATATATATTTATATCTGGGTCAATAGATTTAAATATCCTTTCTAGAGCTTTAAGGGATGTGTCATTAATAGATTGGGTCTTAACTATCTTTCTAAGTATGGCTAGCCCACTAGATAAATCATCTAGTCCCTGTTTATTCTTATTAAGCATATCTATTTGAGATTCTGAGTTCTTAAAGGTATCTCTAGCCCTTCTACTAAACTCTTGACTTACTGAACTAGAGCTCTTAATATACTCTCCTAGAGCTGTCTCTATAACTATAGCCTTCTCCTTAATATCAGATATACCCCCTAGGTATTTATGCTCATCAAAGGAGAAACTTTTAGTTTTTTTATAAGTACCTTCTAAAGATTCAATAGTTTGAAGTAATCCAGGTTTATCTTTAGTACCCTCCAAATGTTGATAAATAGAACTATATTCCTCTTTAAATCTTTGATTCGATTGAGGTATAATATTCTCGAATCTATATTGAATATAAGCCAATTTCATTTTTATTGGCTCATAGGTAATATTTTCATTGGCCTCTATATATTTTTGATGTTCTTCTATAGCATTACCTTCTTTATCTTTTCCAAACCATTTAGGAACTTTAATACTATCTATATCCTTATATAGAGTTTCTAGTTCACCCTCAGATAGAGATGGGTTCTCTAGTTTAAGTTGAGATATAACTAGTTCTTGTTTTCTCTTTTTAAGTTCATCTAATTGATTTTTAGTATCAGCTTGATAGGTAGTAAATATATTTCTTATAGCTTCTTTAAACAGCTTAATTTCTTTACCTATATTAAGAACTTTATCCTTTAGACTTCTATGTTGAGAAATTATAGAACTCCTTTGTTCTAGTAGAGTAGTTTTTCTTACTTCTATTAGTTTATTAATAGAGAGGGTTATAGATTCTTCTAACTCTCTTAATTGATTAAGTTCAGAGTGATACTCTATAGAGTTTCCAGGATGAATTTGCTTTTTAAACTCTTGTATCTCACTTCTTATATTGGCTCTATTAATCTCTAAAGATTCTATTAGTCTAGTAAACTCTCTTTTTTCAATAGATTTATCTATTCCTATATCTCTAAGAAATAAAGAAGCGGCTTTCTCTTCTCTTATAATTATTTCTTTATACTTGGATATAGACTTAGATAAACCCTGGATAGAGGATTTAGTATCTACTTCACCTAATCTACTTTGTATTTCTTTTATAGCTTTACCATTAATCTCATCATATTTAGATTTAAGTTCCTTTTCTCTAGACATTAGATAAGTAATAACAGGGGAGTACCTATCTAAACTAGATAATCCTTCTATAGAATTTATCCTAGTAGATAAGTGTTCTATTTCTCCATCTAACTTTTTAATTTGAAGCTCTAATGGACTTTCATATTCACTAATCTCTTGAGTAAGAGCTAATTGCTTTCTTTCTAATTTAGCTTTATACTCTGTTAAATCAGCCCATTCACTATCGGCTATCTCTTCATAAGGAGCTATCTTTAAGAAATAAAGTCTATTTTCTAATTCCCTCTCTTCTAATAAAAGTCTAGAAGAGTCTTGTTTATACTCTTTAACTTTGTATAAATGATTAAGTTTATTTTTTACTTCTGTATATTCTTTATCTATTTTGTTAATATATTCTGTACTATGAATTCCTAAGTGTATATTTCTCTTAATCTTAGATAAGATTTCTAATCTAGATTTATAACTAGAAATATCTTCTTCTAGAATTCTATAGCCATTGGAACTTGGATTTAAACCCATCCAAGGAGGAGTTTCCAAAGCACTTCTATCATATATTTTTATACTACTTTTAATTTTATTTATATATTTTAATCTACTTTCAATTTCTCTAGAGTATTGGTATATAAGTCTTTTAGTAGTACCTAGCCAAGTTTCTCCTTCTAATTCACTTATAGTTCTATTAACATATTTATGTTCTTCTTCAAGTTCTTGTTGTATAGATTCTAGTTTCTTTATATCTCTTTCTCTAATTTCCTCGTCCCTTTTTTTAGCTTCTGGTGAGGATAGAAACTCTATAGTAGCATTTCTATATTTCATTTCGAGTTCACTTAATTCTAGTTGTTTACTCTCTAAGGAATTATATCTACTACCATAATCATCTAGATAAACACTCTTAGAAGTAGAGTCTATACTCTGTTGAATACTAGTTCTAGCTCTATTTAATCTATTTAACTCATTCTCTAAATCACTTATAGAGTTATTACTATACTCATTTCTACTTTTATCTAGTTCTTTCCTTAATACTATAGAGGTAGAATCACTAGGTTTAATGTCTGGAAATAATTCTCTACCTACTAAACTATTCTGTTCTAGAGTTATATTGGCTCTCTTTATATATAGTTCTTGTTCTACTTTTCTAATTCTATCTTCTATTTGTTGTAGATTATTACCATGAATTAGTAAATCTTCATTATTAGGTCTAACCATTATAGTTCCACTTTTACCCTCTTCTTTAGCCTTTTGTATCTGTTCTATAAGGTTTATTTGTTCTTCTCTTAATTTAATTAATCTATTCTTATCATCTCTAATAGAATTTAACTCCTCACTTATTCCAATTAAGGAGGAGATTCTATCTCTTTCTAGTTCTAATATCTTAACCTTACTCTTTATATAACCATCTTCTAAATCAATATCCTTAGAGTTCTTTATTAAATCTAGTTCATATTCCAATTTAGATAAGTTATCTCTAGTGGGTCTCATCCCCTTAACCTTACTTTCTTGTAGCTTTAATCTATAGATAATACTATCTGAACTATCGATTTCTTCTATAGTTCTTTCTATATAATGAATCTCTTTATTAACATCTGATAGGTTACTACTATATATTCCTCTAATAAAAGAGGCTATTCTCTTAACTGTTTTATTATCTGGAACTATCTTACTTAATGATTTACCTTCTTCTACTATCTTAGTTAATCTAGTTCTTTCACTATTTAATTCTTTAATCCTTTCATTAATAAGGGTTTTATCTATACCCTCACTAGCTCTTTTAAGACTTAATAGCTCTAATCTCTGTTTATTTAAACTCTCAACTTGGCTTTCTATATCAACTAAATAGCTATTTAGATAATCCAAACTACTAGATATATCAAAGCTACCACTCTTTTCTAGAGCCTTAAAACTATTTAATATACTAGATAACTCCTCTCTTTTATTTATTAAAGAAGGGAGACTGTTTATTTGATTAATCTTTCTAGATAATGAATCTGGGTCATTACCACTAGAATTAATTCTTTGTAATTCATTTAAATCTCTTAACTCCCTATTTATCTCTCTAAAGGTAGGAGCATATGCTTCAATATGGCTCTGAACTCTCTTATAATATTCACTGAACAATACAGATACTGGTATAGAATCCACCCCAGTAGCTACTTGTAAAACCCTTCTTATATTACCTAGTTCCAATTGATTAGCTTTACTTAATCTCTCTTTAAATATAGAACTAGCCTCATTTACTAGTTTTAATACTTCTTCTGGGAGATTATAATAAAGGTCTTCTTGTATAGATGGAAATATGGAATAATCAACTAGATTACTTTGAAATATAGAGAAGAATATATTTAAATCCATACCTGCTGGACCACTAACTCTATTATTAATGTCTAGAGTCATCTTATATAAGAACTCGGAAGGGATATTATATCTGTATTCATTATTTAAGAAAGGCTTAGTTGTCTTCTCATAAACTATACCTTTATTCGTCTTAATCCTATTTATTTCATCTTCTAATACCTCTAGTTCTATAAGAAAGATTCCCTCTTTATATACTTTAGAACCCTCACTTAATCTTTTCCATTTATTGAATTTAGTCTTATCTCTTTTATATGCCTTATTTTCCTCTATATCTCCTTCCACTAATCCGCTTCTTTTTATCCTTTCAGCCTCTAGTTTAGCTAGTTCTACAGCTAAAGAATCTCCCTGATTCTTACCTATTTGTATATTAGATAGGAGTTCAAGTCTAGATAAAAGGCTATTAGCCTGTCTATTAAGGGGTTCTATAACAGCAGTATCTTCTTGGTTTATACTCCCTAACTTACCAATAAGAGAGTCCACTTCTTTCTTTATAGTTAGAACTTCATCAATATACGACATACCTAAAGGAGAAAGTCCCCCTCTAACTGCTAATAAAGCTGCTCTAATAACATTCTGTTCCTTATAAGAGCTACTAGAATTACCTATATTCTCTAGTAAACTAACTAATTCATAACGTTCAGGACTAGCACTAGTATATCTATTAAGAGCCTCTTTAGCTAATAGAATACTACCATTAGGTATTAACCAAGAAGCTGCTGATGAGGTTACAGCTCCACTATGTCTAGTTTTAAATCCAATAGCAGCTTGAGCTCTAGTACCAGCACTAGCCTCTGCCATAAGATTAACTATACCCTGGTCTCCAAAAGCATAGGAGTAGAACTTCTTAAGTAGTATAAGTTCTTCTTTATCTAGTTCAATAACACCTGTACCTTCTTCCTTAGCTCTAACAATCTTATCTCTAACATTAGACATAGCAGTACCAGGAGCAAAGGCACTAGCTAGAAATATGGTTCTACTTACTATCTCATCAATATAAGAACCATAGGCATCACCTAATCCTTTAAGTTCAGCTCCACTCATAAGATAACTATAATACTTCTGACTATAGTCCAGCTCTAGTCTTACCTTACCCCCTATGTCATTACTACTATCCTCTGACATATATATCTGAGGAAGACTAAAGGCAAAGCTCTTATAGTTTAACTGGTCTAGTATAGGGGATACAGAACCAGCTCCAAAGGGTTTATCACTATGTAATTGATAGTACCTACTTATATCTAATAACCTTCTAGAACTTATATTATCTAATAAAGTAAGAGCCCCAGTTATATCAAATCCAGACCCCATCTTATCTTTCATATCTACAATAATCCCTCTTATAGCCTCATTCTCTGATGGGTTATAGGTCATTAATTGATTAATCTTTTCTATGGTATCTATCCTACTCTCAGGTGTAAGGTTATTACTATCTAGCTCCTTTATTAATATATTAACTACATTATTTACTAGAGCTCCATATGACTCATAGTCCTTCTTATATTGATTTAAATAGGCTGTAGTCCTAGCATCTACCCCAGCATATATACCTAAGAACTTACTCTTATGTAATTGAGAACCTAGTCTTATATCTGATATGTCATATACTTTTTTATCTATCCAATCTCTATCCCTTATATCCCCACTTACACTATGTAAAGTTGCACTATCTGATACAACAGATAACATATTAGCAACTATAGTTCTTAATGAGGATATAGACCCTTGTTCTTGGAAGGATGAACTTACTTGCATAAGGGGTTTAAGTAAGTGCTGATATTCCAGAGCTCCTGTAGACTTAGAACCTATAGACTCCTTACTCTCAGAGGCTAGTAGGTCTGTGAATAATCTTATAACTGTAGATTGAGTAGTAAATCCTCTTACCATAGCTCTAACAGCATTAAGATAATCTAAAGATTCCTTCTCCTCTTTATCTAAAGATGTTAATGACCTTTTCTCTAATAGAGAACCCCTCTCTAGTTTATTAAGGTCCACATCCCCCATAATAGAAGCTATTTGTTTAATAATTTCATTGTTATTAAAATCTATTTCTGTAGGTATGGTTATGCCATCATTATCATATTTAGATAGTTGGGCTATAAGGTCTAGGGAACCAGCTAGTATAGAAGCCTCTCTTTCAAAGGGGTTATCTATTCTAATAAACTCTCTACCCACTAGACCTTTACCTTCTCCTAGATCTGATACTAGTTTTCTCTCTAACCATGAAGTGATATAATTAATACCCTCTTGTTCCCCTTTAGCTGCTTTAAGTAACATCTGAGAATCTAGTAGAGCTAAGGAAGGTGTCTGTTGAGTATTAAACAATCCCTTTGTCTTAGATACTAGAGCATTACCAAACATAGAACCAAACTTAGTTCTTATATCTTGGTACTTGTGGTAATTAGGGTCACTATCATTGAATATGGCATTTATAGCAGTATCAAAGTCCCCTAATCCAGTAATAGCTCCTACTAATTCAGAGGACCCGTTTAAATGACTAATAACAGTTCCTAGAGCCTGATTCCTAAAGAAGGAACCCATTTCCCCTTTAATACTAGATTCAAATAGAATCGTATTAATATCCTTCTTTACATCAGAATCCATCCACTCATTACCAAAGGCTAGGGCTAAGGATAGTAATAGTTTATTCCCTTTCTTATTAGATATAGTATTAGGATTAAACTCACTTATAAGAGAACGTAATAGCTGTTCGTTTCTTACTATATGGGAACCATGAGAATAGAAATGACTCTTTAAGTTAGTGGGGTTAAAAAGACCAAATATAGAGCCCACATCTACTTTTGTATATCCATCCTGAGTCTTATTGAATTGGGCAGCTAGATAGGAGAAGAAGTCCATGTTTTGATATCTACTATCTTTAATATCCAGGAAGTCAGTGGATGTGAATTTAAGTACAGCCTTAGCTAGAGTACCAATACCCTCAACTCTTCTACCCCCCTCTAGAATAAAGGAGCGGTTATATACCATTTCCCATATAAGCTGGTTATTATCAGCATTACCTGTTAATTGTTTAGAGCTTACTAGATATTCTATAGAGTTAGCTGCATTCCTATGCCAAGTCTGTCTATCTAATCTAGAGACATTAGGTAAATCATCTATAGTTCTAAAGTTATCTATTACTCCATTAAGGAATGCCACCTGGTCCCTAGAGTCTACCATTGATTTAAGGACATAATGTCCAGACTCTCTATCTAAAGAATAATACTTATTAAACTCTGTACCTAATACTGCTTGTTTAAGAGTAGATAAAACATCCTTTGATTGATTAATAAGCTCAATAGATTGTTTAACTCCACTAGTTGTTTCACTTATTAACTCACTAGAGTTACCCCATACTAGAACTCTATTAGTATCAGTATCAAAGGTTATGATATCTCCTTTACGGGCTAGTAGTTTACCATTAGAGACCCAATCCTCTGATAGTTTAGAGGACTTCTGTTTCTTCTCTGCTTTCTCTATAAAGCCACTCATAGTTCTAATCTTAGACATAACCTCCACTCTTTCATTTAGAGGTATGTTCTTATAGCCTTTATATTGTTTTATTAAAGAATGTAACTCTTTAATGTCATCATTACTTCCACCATATAGGGGGTTGGCATAGGCATAATCACTAAAGTCTCCAGTTAGTTGAACTAATATAACTGGATTAAGTCCTTCTGTTGTACCAGTAAACCCCTTGGTTCCAGAGGCTAAACTATCAGCACTTCTCGCTCTATATAACAACATAAAGCGAGCTAATGAAATGTCCCCTCTTCTATATTCAAAGTCTTCTTCTTTAAATCCAAAGTCTTCTTTTAACTCTTCTTTAGCTTGTTCTACTATAGATGCTAACTCACTGGTCATAACCCCTCTAAATCCACTAGCATTTATAATTCCAATACTTAAGTCCTCACCTAAGTAACTCTCAGCTTTAAGATATAGATGATTTAGTTTATGTAATATAGTTTGTTTAGATTGATTATTTAATCCTTTTGTTCTATCTATAGCTATTTCTATTAGTCTATTAAAGGAGTAAAGTCCTATATTATCTTCTTGAACTACTATTTTCAGATTATCCAGGACCTTCTTTGTATTAGTATCTATACCAGAATTTGTAGTGTTAAGTCTATTAAATAGGGTTTCTACTACTTGAACTTTAATATTTAGACTTCTCTTTTCTATAATATTATTAACATTACCCTTTGTTAAAAGGGCATAGGATATTTCTTTATCTATTTCATACATACCCCTAGTTCCTAGTTTATTCTTCATTCTTTGGGGTACTTGACTAACTTTCTTAGCAACATTATAAGTATAAGTAACTATTTCATCACTATATTTAAAGCCACTTCCATCAATAATTCTTTCATATTTACTATCAATCTTTTGGATAAGACTAGATTCAAAGGTACTTTTACCCCCCTTTCTTCTATTTCTATATTCATTTAATCTATTAACCATAGCTTCTATACTATGAATCTCTTCATTATATAGAGCTACTTTATACTCATTATAGATAGATTCAAAGATATATCTATCAAACTCATCTCTTTTAGTTACATATCCGACCCCACCATATTTAGCAAACTCTACTAAAGCTATATCTCCTATAGGAGTTTTCTTAATTCCATGTATAGATAAACCCCCTTCTTCTATACTTTCACTTATAGAACCACCTTCTGCTACACCTCTAATAGCTCCTTCTGTACCCTTACCAGTAGTATCTGAAGGACCAAATATATAAGGTTGGGCTATAGCAAATCTAAATATATTGCTTATACCATCCCCTCTTTTCTTTAAATTACTAAGGAAAACTCTTTGAGACCTATTAATTCCATATAAAGGAGTTTTGAATTCAGCCTGGTTATCTGTATAAGTAGATACCTGTTTCTGTGTAATAAAGGGTTCTAGTAGTCCAGCTTTAACTAACTTAATGGCATTAATAAAGCTATCATCGTACATAAATTCCCTTCTACTCTCTATAATTCCAAGAGCAATGTCTGATTGAAATGTATGTATATCCCCTATTCCCATACTTAAATCGAACCCTTCTCTTATACTTTCTATAACAGCTTCCTTACTAAAGAGTAGTTGTCTCTTATTAGATTCAGATAAATTACTATCTTTAAGAGCTCTATTAATAGTTCTAATAGCTTGTAATCCTTTAATAACCCTAGTTCTTATATCTAAGTCATTAGAGTTATCTACTAATTGATATGACATAAGGGAAGAACTCTTAAGCTGAGAGACTATATCCTCTCCCCCTCTAAGGTTTAAAGAGGCTTTAAATGAGCCACTAATACCTATTCCATGTCTCTGTTCAAACTTTGTTATTAAATTAGTTATCTCTATATCTGATAGGGAACTAGACCTTAAGAAGTCTCCAGCTATGCCATTATATCTAGATACTCTCCCATAAGTTAAATACTCTAGATAATCTAACCCAGCTTTACCTAACATACTATTACCCTGAACATTCTCCTTTTTACTTAGAGACCTCATATAATGCAAAGGTTGAGTTATTAAAGCTCTATAAGTCATCTCCCCAGCTAAAGAAGATATAACGTTAGAAAATGTTTCTATAGGTGTTAGTAATAAACTCTCCCTGCTCTTTAATGGTTTATATTGAAGACTATAAGAACCATCATCTCTCCTAGTAAAGGAATCTTTACCATAAGGAAGATTTATAGTCTCTTCTTGATTATTAATAAATAGACTTTTACCTACTAGCTTATTCTGGTCTATAAGATATATAAACCCACTTTTATTATTTAATCCCCCTTTTAAAGCTGTAACTCTAAAGGAGGAATTATTATATGTAACCCCAGCTTTATGTCCACTTATTAATGAACCTGCATTAATATCTACCTGTATACTTATTAGTTCTCCATGTTGACCATAAGATTTCTTTATAGATATACCTTCCCCTTTACCTAGTCCCATTTCTTTATTAAGGGCTTCTAGTCTAGCTATAAGAGTGTTAAGAGAAGCTCTATCCACTTTATTAGTCCATGAGGCTTTACTAGAGGATAGAGAACTATCTACATTACCTACTTTAGTTCTAGTTAATCTAAACCACTCTCTTTCTAGGTGTTGACCCTCTGAGGCTTTAAAGTCCTCCATCTCCTCTGACATACTATCTTTACTTCTATATAGAGTCCCCTCTCTTTCACCATATCTCCTCATATCTCTAGCTAGATTAATAATACCCACTTCCCCACTAGTAGTATCATCCCCTACATCAAAGGCTAAGGAGGAACTACCAAAGTTAGATGAACCTTGTATAGCTCCTATATGTTTAAAGGAATCATCCTCCCCTCTATACCTTTGTATGGCAAATATATTCTTTACATGACTCATAGTCTCTGTAACCTCTATAATATTCCCACTAGTTATAGCTAGTATCTGAAGGGCTGTTCTATAACTAGACTCACTACTTACCTTATTATAGAATCTGGATAATTTATCTCTAGGGTCAATGAATTTATCTATAGATACTCCATAGTTAACTCCCCCTTTATCTAATCCTAAAAGATTAATAAGGGCTTTAGAGTCTCTATTTACTGCATTAGTAAGAGTTCTTAGAGAACTACTGTATCTATCTTCAAATACCTTAGAACCTAATCTAACAGTAGATTCATAATCTAGGGAGGTGTTCTCCATTCTACCTAGGAGATAACTAACTTTCTCTATAGTAGGTTCTAGAACTTTATCTCTATAGTTTCTAATATCAACAGAGACATAGGCTCTTCCCTTATTAACTAGCTCAAAGAACTTATATTGAATCTCACTTCTATAGATAGAGTCTCGGTTATTACCTTTATTCCTTATTAAGAATGTTTCTATAGGTATAGTTCTAGATTTACCAGAGGGACCAAACTCTCCACTATAATCCCCTTTCTTACCATAATAGATATCATCATCTAGTTGAAGGAGCCATACCTGGTTAAGGTTAGCGTATAGTTCTATAGGTTTATCATATGTAGATTTACTAGAAGCATATTTAATCATAGTCCTAAGTCCCTGTCCTATATCCCCGGCATTACCTATTTGATTACCAGTAACAGCTCTTCTAGTTTTAATCTCATTAAGAGCTATCATCCTAGCTTGGAGGTATAGATGTGTATCTATATACTCCTGTTTCTTCTCCTTTGTCATAGAACTAGAGAAGGAGCTTCTTATATCTAAAGCTGTTCTTTTAACTCCATCCATATCTGGAATATAGTAGCTAGATGAATTAGGATTTATTCTATCTAGTCTATTATGAAGAATGATTACTTCTTCATAGTTAGACCCTGCTACTGAAGGACTATTACCTACTGGAGAAGTTAAGTTAAAGGAGCCTAACATAGCAAACTTCTCAGTAGTATATAACTTAGGGTGATAGCTGCCACTATCTATAAACTCTAGGTTCATATTAGGTAGATAGTTAGCTATAGTGTTATTTATATTACCTGGTGATGTAAGAGTCTCTACATCATTAACTCCTAGGGATATAAGTTTCTCTTTAACAATATCCTTTTGAACTCTATAAATCCTTTCCATAATAATAATATTAGGGCCAAGGATTTGATGACCCACCATATTAGCATTACTTCCATTAGAGGGGGCAGCTAGTCTAATACTAAACTTAAAGTCTCCAGAGGCTATTCTACTAGATTCCCTCTGTAGTTTAGATACTAGTACATCAGATATAGTCTTATTCTGAAGTTGAAATAGGTCTATAGTTAGTTCTTTATCGGCACTTTCTATAAAAGCAATAGCCATTCTCACACCGGGTTTATATACATAATCACTCTTATCTAGTAACCTAGTGGAGAAATCTTTGACATAAGAAGTAGATGTAGTAAACCCATAATCCATCCTTTTTAATAGAATCTCTGGATCTGTTCTTATTAATTCATCATGTATCTTGTTAACTCTATTAGTAACTTGATACTCTTCTCCAGTTAATAAGTGATTTAAAACCCATCTTCCCTTAGCCATTCCATCTAAATCATTAATATTAGGATTCTCTTTTAGTATCTTAAGACCCCCATATATGTTCTTATTAACTTCATTACTAACTACTTCAGTAGTGTCATGGTCAAATAAATATCTATATGCAACACTGGAAGTATACCTTTCATACTCTATTCGGCGCTTATCCTTTTCCTTCTCAGATAGAGTTGACTCAAAGAAACCATCATTTAATCCAATATTAAACTCTCCAGTTATACGATTAATGGCCTTTATCCCACTAGTTGATAGGTTGTATAAATCACTTGAAAAGGCAGAGAATGCGTTTCTAGCTAGAGCTCTAGCTGCTTCTTCATATACATCTACCTTATCCTGTAGAATATCCTGTTTAACAACTTGTTTTATATAATCCCTTCTTTGAACCTCTTCCTTCTCTGTGTAATAACCCCTATAGTTCTTACTAGAACTTACTCCAAAATCCTGATTATATTTATCATCATATTGTTCATTAAAAAGGAAATGGGTATTAATAGTATCTTTTAAATGGTCTCTTATTCCTTTCTCATAGAAAGAACCACTTAATATTCTATTATCTGTAGGGTTATTACTCCAATTAGGATAGTGCATAATATAAATACAATTAAGAATAAGATATATGAATAAAGATTTACAAGAACCTCTATATAAAGAATGTAGAGGTAAGACTTTAGATAGTCGTATTAAATCTGCCCCCTTTTCTTATAGATACTTTTCTATAAGGTCATATAAGTCTAATTCCTTTGAGGAAATGGAGATAAAAAGACAATTAGAAGAGGAACTATATTATACGACTATTTAATTATGTTATATTAGAACAAGTTATATATTAGTAATATAAATATGAACACATTAAGTAATGTAGCTTTAGGTCCTTTTGAGTTACCCTCTGGAAAGGTAATTACGTTTAGAACTTTATCTTTTAAAGAAAGAAGAGAATTGCTTTCTAAGTGGCAGAAGAATGATGGTAGAACCCAAGGTTATCTTCTAGAAGAATATTTTATGGCTGCTGCTTTAGTAACAGAGGATAATCAAGGAGTTATTGATGAGTATCAATCTTCAGATGGTTATATTGCTAGACTTGACCATTGGTCAATGAAAGATACCTCTTATTATATGGAAGCCTTTATTATCATTAATGGTGTAGGTGAGAGAGAAAGACCTAATATTGAGGCAGAGGTAAAAAAAATACTTGGGGTTACTCCAGGTACACCCTTACCCCCTCCCCCACCCGTTTCTCAGGAGAGTACCTCCTCTCTACCCAAAGGGCTAAAGATTATGTAATTCCTCCCATCCAAGTATGGGGAGTATTAGATGTTTATTATTCATATGAACTAAATAATCTATCTACATTATTCCCCACACCTTTAATGCCTATAGCTCCACTATTATATATAGGGTTAAAAGAAAGATATCTTATTAATATACCTATAGATACATTAAGTAGAGCTATAGATAGTCTAAGATTTATTCCTCCTTCCTATGCCGGTTCTTTATACTATGACCCTAATATCCCTTATTACTTTAGTTTATTAGTTGATGCTATTTCCACTAATATAGTAGAGCAGACTCAACTAGATAACTGGATAAGAATATGTCAAGTATGTCCTCTACCCTTATTTCAAGATATAGCTTATTTAGAGTTAGATATCTTTTGGAGTACAGCTATAGCTAAGGCGGTAGATAGTTATGTTAGAGAGCAGAATAAGAAACAGGATGAAGTAATGAAGAATCTAGAGAAGAAGTTAATTAAAGAGGATATACCTACAAGTAACTTTAATCACATACCCATGCCCAAGAATTATGGAATGTAAATAAATATGGATAGAACTCCAGTAGAGAATAAGACAACACAACTAGAGAGTAGCCCTCCTAGTATAGATTTAATCCCTTCTTATAAAAGGAAACCCCCAGTAATAAGACAGATGGGTAGAACCACTTCTTATATCTCTACTGGAGATGACCTCTTTACCTCTTGTGTTAGACCTAGTATCCAACAACTATCCTTATGGGATTCAGCTAGAAGGAAAGAACCTATTCTATTTGATGGGTTACAAAAGATGGTAGGAGCTGTTAGAGCTAAGTATGCTGGATGTAGTCATCCAGACCCTATTATTAATACTTTTGTTAATAGAGTTCTAGAGAATAGAATACTTGAATGGGTAGGCTCTATAACTAATACTATGCTATGGAGTGGGTTCTGTGTAGGAGAGATAGTCCATGAATATAAGACTGGTATTAATGGGGAGAAGCAGGTATGGATAAAGGACTTTTTTACTTACCACCCTATAGAGCCTAGATTTATATTAAATAAACAGGGACTTCTTACTCATGGCGAGTTAATGGAAGAAAGTTCTTTATCTACAGGTATATGGGTTCCAGCTCCGGAGTATTTATCATCTAAAAGAGCTATAAATCATTCTTTTACAGGTAGTCATGTTAGATTACCTAAGACTAAAGTTTTTCATATAGCTTTTAATTCAGAAGGTAATAATCCTTATGGAATGTCTCAATTAGAAGCTGCTACTAAATATCATATATATAAAGAAACCTTCTTAGAGATGGAGGCAGCCGCTCTTGATAGATATGGGACTCCCCTTATTTACTGTACTGTACCCTTACAAAAGACTAAGGAATCAGTGCAAGAGCCTGATGGTTCTATAAGGGACCTTTATTACCATGAAGTAATAAGTAATCATCTAGCTGATTTGAGGTCACAGCAGACCATAGTTTTATCTTATGCTGATAAAGATAACCCACCTAAGTTAGAGGCTCTTACTACAGGTAATAACTTTAGTGATACGTTTAATATGGGTATAGAACTCTGTGATAGTAATATGATGATAGCTCTAGGTATACCTAATCTAATACTAAAAGATAATAATCAGGGGTTAGGGACTGGTGGTGCAGCAGAGAGACAAATGGAGGCATTCCATTTATTTATTACAGATATATTTAATACAGTAACTAATAAGATAATAGAACAGGTTATTACTCCTTTAATTCTATGGAACTTTGATATAGATAAGCATCCATTAGCTACTCAACCTGTTACCTTTCTATCTAAACCTATTAGATGGTCAGAGAATCAGGTTCTGGTTAATGTTATTAAAACACTAACAGAACTTAATTATATAAACCCAGAGGACCCTAAACATAAGGCTTGGGTACTAGATATGTTTAATATACCTAAATAAAGATGCCACAAGTATTTCATAAAGATATAAAGCCTCAAGATGTACACCCCCCCTACTCTTTTATATTTAATACAGCAATACAAAGAGAGGCTGCTCTTGTTACTAATAATGATATTGGGAAACTAGCTAGACAAATAGATGAGGATTCTATATATATACTTACATCTACAGCTCCTACTTGGATAAAACTATTAATGCAAGGGGATAGTACCTTTCCTTCTGGTATAGCTGGTGGGGATTTAAGTGGAGTGTATCCTAATCCTAGAGTTATAGCAGACTCTCATAGTCACACCCCAGGTTTGACTGTTCCTTTATATCCAACTACTTTACCCCCTTCAGGTATAGCTGGAGGAGATTTAACAGGTTCTTATCCTAATCCTGAACTATCTAATACTGGAGTAATACCTGCTTTATATCACTATCCTTCTATAGAAGTGGATAGTAAAGGAAGGGTAAGATCTATACAAAGTAATCCTAAAGGAGAAACTAATTTAGGTACTTCTTTAGGTAATGGATTACCTATATATAAAGATAAGCAGGGATTTAATCTTTTATTTAGGTCTATTAAAGGAGAGGGGGGTATAGATATAACTAATGTACTAGATACACTAGTAGTAAGACCTGGGAATAATCTAGCGCTTTTATCGGGTTCTACATTTACAGGTCCTATATCTACCCCTTCTCTGGCTTCTCCTCTAATAGAGACTAGTAGATTAGTCTCTAGTATTTATATGTCAGGTACTGGGGGTTCTTGGAATATAAGAGCTCAGGATGGGAATATACAGACTAGAACTATAGCTAGTTCCTGTTATATATCCTCTATCTCTGGTTGTAGAGAAGGAGAAAGATACACTCTAGTGATTAGACAGAATAGTATAGGAGGACATAATATTACCTTTAGTCAAGAGTATAAATTTTGTAGAGGAGACACTTTATCTATATCTCCTAATAGTATATCTACTATAGATATACTAGTTACTCACTTATCTGAGTATTTATGTACTATAAAAAAAGATTATATATAAACTACAATTTACGGGACATAAGGTATTGGCTAGATAGTTGATTAAGGTGTAAATATCCTTGAGCCATAAGTATATGGATACAGGGAGCTTTACTTTTAGAGAAGGAGTAGCAGGTACAAGAGGAAAGATTAGCTGGTAATTGATATTCCTCCTTAGTGTTAACACATAACCATCCATTAGATATAGGTATAAGAAGATACCCTTTATAAATTAGATAAGCATATGTAAATACCTTAATCATATTAGAAGGGGAGTCCCATAGTTTATTAATATTAAATTTATATTTTCTTTTAAATAGATAAAATGATAAGGATATGTTATCCTTTTCTTCCTCTAGATTTATATTAGATATAGACTTATTAAGATAATCAAATAAAAGAAAAAAAGCAATAGGAGATGTAGATTTAGAATCAAGTAACATATGAATAAAATTCCATTAGAGATAGAGAGTAAGAATATATTAAATATACCAGTAGCCAAGGTTGGTAAATGGTATAGGAATAATAGAGTTATATCATTTACCATGAAGGACTTAAAGTCTATGGTAGATAACTTTAAGAAGAGGGTTCTGTCTTTTAATCCTTTTTTAACCTATGGTCATTTAGTTGATACAGCTTCAATAGACTCACATAGAAAGAAGGGAGATATATTAGATTTATATATTAAAGGAAATACTCTATGGGCCAAAGCTATAACAAAAGAAGATACTTATGAAAGTATTTTAAAAGGAGAATATGAACACTCATCAGGAGAGTTTATATTAGATTATACTAATCCTAATACTGGAATGAAGACTGGAGCTGTTTTATTAAGATTAGCTCTTACTAACTCTCCCTTTTTACCATTAGGTAAAATCGAAGCTCTGTCCTTAGATGTAAATGATAATATTGAAGTATTTAGTATTCAAGTAGATGTACCTAAAGTTATTATGGAAAATATAGAAGAAGTTAATCCTATTAAGGAACCTTTAGAAGATTCAACTGTTATAGAAGTTCCTCTAGAACAATCTAAAGAACCTGAACCTATTACTGAAGTTCAAATAGAAGCCTCTTTAGATTCTAAAGTAGAAGAGTTTGTAGTAAAGTCTACTTCTAAAGCAGAACCTTTGGTAAAAGAAGAACTTTTAACTAAAGAGGAATTAAAGGTAGAACCCCCAGTAGAAGTTGTCCCACAATCTCCTACTTCTAAAGAAGATAATAAAGAAAACTTATCAATATCACCAAAAGAAAAACCCAATAAAAAGAAGAATATGCCCCAAATTAGTGACCCAACCCCTAATGAAATTAATATTCAATCTCTAGTAGATTCATTAAAGACTCAATTAGAAGCTACTTATGCTGCTCAACTAGAGAGACTAAGTATTCAAAATGAGAGTCTTGTAAAGCAACTAGAGGCTAAAGAGACACAAGTTGAGGAACTTTCAGTACAAGCTAAGACTCAAAGTCTATCTTTATCTGCTACTCATCAACAGATGTTACATGTACAGGATGGAATCTTTGAAGATTATTTAATTGCTAATGGAGCTCCTCCTGTTATTATCAATAAAGCTAAAGAGTTAAGAAATGCTATTCTAGCTGGAGATAATATTATTAAATTATCTAATGATGAAGGTCAAGAAGTAGAATATACATATTCTCAATACATCTCAGACCTAGTAGTATCAGCCCTAAAGATTTATCCAATTGAGCCCTCTCAAACTGGAGTCTCTAGATTCTCTATTACAAATGCTCCCTTTGATTCCAATGGTTCCCATTTATTTTTAAATGAGATTATTCGTAGAAACAAAGAAAAGGTTAATAAATAAAACTACCCTTTTAATTTATATTTAAGTAACTATTAATAAATAAATATGCCAGTTCCAAATAATACAAACTTTTCACCCTGGGCCTCTCCTCTTAGTCCTATTAGACCGGACTTAATTCCTTCTGAACCTATTTATACAGAAGTAGCTAGAAGTTTTATTCCTAATGTTGGTCAATCCCCCCTAACTGAATTATTCCCTATTGAGGAAATTCTAGAACGTACTGTTATTATCAACCAATACTTTGAAGCTGCCTATTCTATTTGGCCACTTGTTGATTGGGGTAAGCCTGATGTTGTAACAGGTTTTAATAAAGGGGCTATGCAAACAAGAAGCTATCAACCCCTTGTTATTCGTAATACTAAGGCTCTCTCATATGGAGAGATGAATATTCGTCTTCGTAGTGGTACTAATGAAAGATGGAGACCAGAAGAACAAATTGTTAGTGTTATTGAAGGTATGGTAAGAGAACATAACCTAACATGGGATGTATATCGTACTATGATGCTTCAAGGTGGTATTGACCATAGTGATAGTCAAACAGGCTCTTCCGCTAGAGTACCTGCTGAAATCCCTCTTCATAACATCTGGAATTGGTCTGTATCATCTGGTTATAAGGGTAGAGCTGATTCCTCTGTATTTCTAGATATTACAGATAACAACTCAGTACAACCTACTTCTCAAGGTACTCCTTGGACCCACCCTAATGCTGATGTCTTAGGTACTATACAAAAGATTAGTAGTTATTTCTCTACTACTAATAAGAGTATGCCTACTGATATCTATATGTCTAGAGAACTAGCTCATATCCTAGCTGGTAATAACCAGGTTAAGATGGCTAGAGGAGCTACTGTATTTGGTTTACCAGGTGGAGCAGTTTCTAGAGATACTCCAGACCCAGACTTATCTAGAATGTTTAGTATGGATAATATGGGTCTATCATCTATTAATGGTCTTCCTGTTAAGATTATTGATACTATCTATAGAGACCAAGCTACTGGTTTAATGCGCTCTGCATGGCCTAAGAATAAGGTAGTAATTGCATCTAGAGTAGCTCCAGATGGTTCTCCTGAAGCTCCAGGTAGAACTCAGTTCTGTATATCTGAACAAGCAGGTACTTCCTCTGGTCTATGGGTAAGAACTATTGATAACTCTGTACCCCCAGCAGCCCCTGCTATGATGATTCAAATGGGTAATGCTGGTCTTCCATATCTTAAATACCCCTATAGAGTTGTTCATATGACAGTATCTAGTGTGGCTGATGTTAATGCTAGATTAGGTGCTGTAGGGGACCTAAGTTTTGGTGTTGTATAACTCTAATCTCTAATAAATATATATATTACTAATTACCTGTTAGTAATATATATACTATTAATAAATAATATCTATTAATAAAGTATATGCCATCACTTTCAACTGGTTTAATCAATAATTCACAGGTTCTAGTAGGAGCAAGAACCTTAGCTGCATCAAGTCCTTATATTCCAGGTGCAGTATTACAAGCTCCTAGAGTAGTGTTACATGACCCTATTACTCTTGCAGCAGCAATGGCCTCTGCTACTGCTTGGAATGCTTCTACTACCACTTCAGCTACCCCTAATATCATCTCCTTTGTAGGAGGTTCTATTGAGTTTGGTGGAATGGTCTTTCCATTAGATACTGGTCCTGCCACTGGTTCTAATAAAGTAGGTAATGTATCTATTGACTTAGATTATCTATATAGTCAACTATGTATTAAAAATACAGTCTGTCCAGAGTATATTATAGCTGCTGTACCTAGATATGATGAGGCTATGACTGAGCAAGAGGCTAGAGCTAGAGGTTTATCCTTTTATCTATCCTTAGCTTCTACTGGCGAGTTTGTAGCTCGTAGAGTTATTAATGAGGCTTGTATGGGTACATATTGTGGAGCAGGGGGTATTGAAGGTCTATACATGAAATACATCAATGGGTGTGCTGATTGTGATGAGATTAGTGTATTATTTGATTGTCTTAATGATACTTGTTCTAAGGGTATGTGTATTAAAGGAGTAGCTTTTATCCTAGCTGAATCATGCCCAGCTAGTAACTGCTGCTCCTCTAGTGCTAACTACACTAAATGTGAACTAGAACAGATTCTAGCTACTCTACCCTCTGTACAGAGTGTAAGACTCTTTCCAAGAGTAGGGGCCTTTGGTACTGATATTGGTGTTACTACAGCAGGTATGTACACTCTTAATGAGTTTTTTGGTACTGTAGCTACCCCCACCCCATTCCCTGACGATACTACTGGTACAGCCGGGTCTAATAGTTCATTCTTAGGTTCACCTTCTATTGGTTCAGATTTTGGAGAAGAGAATGGTCCTGGTTCTCAGTTATATAGACTACAATCTATATCCTTTTTTAAGGATGAGGCAGCAGTAAATAGCTGTGACTCCCCTGTAGTAATTCAGAGTCCTTCCTCTATGGCTCAAGTTAATGCTACTATTGATAGATTAACCTTTGTAGACCCTAACACTAATCCTTGTGTAGTTAATTGTGGCTATGGATGGGATGCTAATGAAATTAGGATTGTAGCTAGAGAGTATGATTTATCCTGCTGCAACTTTGACCCCACTAATCAAGGACACTATCCTAAGATTAGTAGGTATATTACTAAGAGAGATGCTATTGGGGCTCCTTGGTTAGGTCGAGTTAATCCAGCCTATAGTGAAGATAGTCAAATTTCTCTTAGACTACCTAATGTCTCTAGTGGTGGGGGTGCTTTACATTACTATGCTAATCCTATTGGGATTATGAAATTCTCTATTAGATCCTTAACTGCACCAGTAGCCCCTAATACTGCTGTTACAGATCCTAATCCTAACGTCATAATTGATCCAGCTAGTGTAGTATTAATGCCTACCTTCTTTTTAGGTAATGGTTAATAATCCCCTTACTTTATCTGTATAATTAGTATTAAGCTATGTAAGATATAAGAGTTCTTACATAGCATTTTAATATTAAATCTTTTAATTAATTATGATAAGTATTATTAGTAAAGCTACATTTAAATATGTTTTTAATGGTGTATCCTATTGGGTACATTCTGGAGAGGTTATTAATATAGACCCTAGAATTCCAGAGAAGAGAGAATTACTTAAGTATTTTCTATCTAAGGACTTTGAATCTCTTAGGAAGTTCTTTTATATTGATTTAAATGAGGCTAAGAAGTATTTAACTCAAGAGGAGATAGAGGATTTCTCTAAAGATAAAGATAGTTTATATTTAGAGGTTCCTTCTAGTTTCTATCAACCTATACAAGAAGCCTTACCTAATTCCTTTATTAAAGAAGTAGAAGAGGTTAAATCTGAACCTAAGAAAGAGATTAAGGCTTCTTCTTTAGATTCTATTAAACTTGTAGAAGATAAAAAAGAGTTTGTAGAGATTCATAGTTCTATTCCAGAACTAGATTCATTACATAAAGAAGAAAAGGAAAAGGAGGATAGTAGAAGGGAGGAACTAGAGAATAGTCATTGGAATAAGATTAAGAATATAGCTGAAGAAATGGGCTTACAGTATTCAAATAAACCTGAGACTATTAAGAAGATACTTGAAAAAGAGTTTAATAGAACAGAAGACTCTTTAGATTTTATCTAATATTTAGACTCATTAGTTTATCTATTGGAGATATCCTTTATCTCCAATTTATTAATTATATTTATGAAAGTAAATACTAGCCCAGAGATTTTATCAATAATTGACTCTCCAATATTTTATGAAAGGGTAAGACAATACTCACTTATTATTAATGAATCAATTAGTAATATAACAATAAGAGATATAACTGTTAATGAATCAATACCAAGAATAGTATTTAGATTAGCTTTTGCTAAGGATAAACAGGGTTATCCAGTGTTTAAAGGTATAAGTTCTAATACAGAGAATCTGGAGTTTATTATCTATTCTTTATTAACATCTTCTATATTTATAGATAACTTTATTAGATTAGCCTCTTGTTATACAGCCTCTAAATTAATAAGGTCTATACCTTTAAACGGGGACCTTAAACTATTAGATGTTGCTAATAGGATAGAACAGGAAGCAAATGAAGAGATTAATCTAGTTATAGGGGTTCTATCAGAGGATTCAGCTAAGTATATTAATGAGAGTTTACTACAGTTATCTAATAGAGAGGGTAAGCTATCTTTATCTTCTACACCAGCTTTCTATATATCTCAAGAGATTAATTATCTAACTATTCCCTCCAATGCCTTTGATTTAGTAAAAGAGGATATAGCTAGGATTAATAATGTTAAGACTTATCCTTCTATTTCCATACCCCCTGGCTATAATGGTTATTGTTTATTTACTCTAACTTCTAATAAAGAGTCTAAGTTATATGAGGAGTTAGTGGAACTAGAGGATAAAGAGGATATAGATTCAATAGTATATAAACTAGGAACTTTATTTAATCAAGCCTATAAGAATCTAAACTCTAATCTTCTATGTACTACTAATATAGATAATATTAAGAGTGTTGAACTTAAGTATTTAAAACAAGAACTTTATCCTAATTCAATAACAAATAATGAGAAACAACTAGTCTTTGTTTTATCTACTAAAGTTCACTTTCTTAACTTTACAGCTAGGGAACTATCCTCTTTTATTAATAGAGAGTTTATAAGTATTCTATTCTTCCTATGTCCTATCACTATTCAAGACCCTTTATCTAATAGGTCTAAATGGTTAAGAGGGGTTCCTGGGATTATAGCTGGTATTAATCCAGACTATAAATCCTTATCTAACAAGGGACCTCATTCTCTATTTATTGATGTAGAGAAGGGTTCGGTTATTCCCTCTGCTACAGATACAGAGGATGAAGTTAACACTTTCTATTTCTCAAATACTCAACCTATAAGTGGAACTATAACAATTAGAGCTTCTAGTGCTCCCTTTTCTAATAACATATCCTCCTGGAATCTTACATTTAATGGGGCTAATAGTGAACAAATAGCTTATGAAATCCTTAATTCAATCTATGAAAGAAGAGATAATAATGAGTTAATAGGTTCTTTACCTTATAGTAATGCCATATCAATTGTCCCCTTTGTATTAACAAATGAGGAGGTTCGGATAGTAATAGATATATTTAATCCAATAGAAGAATTACTTATTGGTACAGGTAGTAGTAAGAAGATATTAACTTCATATAAGAAAGGTAATAGGTCTATAACAGTAAAGAGTCAGTTAGATTATGTTAATTATGCAAGAAATACTAAAGAGGAGGATAAACCCTATAGTGTTGGATTATCAATAAAAGCTAATGAATCAAATCTTATGGTTAAAGCAAATCAAAGAATTAAATATATAGAAAGAAGATGTTAGATTCTTATCCAATAACTACAGCAGTACCTTCCTTACCTTTCTTATGTAGATATATATTCAGACTATTATCTACACATCCCCTAATAATAAATCCACCTATATATCACCCTGTAACAGGAGAAAGAGTTTATATAAAGGGATATAAGTTATTTAATGGTATAGAGACTAATCTAGGTTTATATTGTTCTATATTTCCTCACTCTACTCCTACTGATGGTATAAGTCTACCTAAACCAGCAGATACATCTACTTCTGTTCTATTTGAGCCCCAAGGTAATGGGTATGATTTAGCAGTATACCATATAGCTCTTAAACTTCACTATAATTTTTCTATATTAGGTAATAAGGAGACTAATAATGACCTTATAGCTGTACCCTTAGATGCTGCTATACACCCATCTCAGACTCCATATGCTAGAGAGGGGTCTAGAGAGTTAGAACTATACTACAGTCCAAGTCTATACATTATTGGTGAGTATTTAGAGTTAATACGATTAGCTATTTTAGATAAAGAACATACATTTTCTATGCCATCTGTTTTTAGAACATCAGATATACCAAGAAATATACAGGTTCTTTATTTTAATTTAAAGACTCCACCTTGGGAGAAGGATAAGGCTTTATATTTCCATGAAGGAGAAATACTTATTCGTATTGATTCAATCCTATCTAAAGAATGGAAGAGTCAATTTGAAGTTCCCACTGCTTCCTTCCAAGTCTCCGTTTTATAATCTTTATTTAATATTATTTATGTCCATTCCATATATTAAATTCCATGAAGTAAATGATAGTACCTCACCTATATCTCCTAATGCTAGAAATAGAATTCTTATAGCTGGAGAGTTCTCTAGAGGACCAGCTAATGAGGTAAGGTTTATAGCTAACTATAAGGACTTCTCTGATAGATATGGTTCTGATAATGCTATAGGTTCAACAGCCTTCCAAGCTGCATGGGACCAAGGGGCTAGAGACTTTGCTCTATTAAGAGTTCTAGGAGCAGGTTCTCCAGCTAAGGGTTATATAGACTTTAATGGTTATGCCTCTAAGTCTAATGATATGGTTCTAGCTATGAGATTTATAGGGGACCCTGTTATTAGAAGTCTTAGAAAGATACCTACCTCTATTACTACAACTGGTAACTATGTAGGCTCTGTCTCTGGTAGATACTGGTTTAGAGTTGATGAGAAAGATGATAAAGGTTATTACAATGTAAAATACGTATTTGTACCTATTGGGATAGAGGGTTATATAAACTGGTATCCACAGAGTAGAACAGACAAGAATTGGAGTGTAGACCCAACCTTTCCCTTTTCAACTATAGGTGCAGCTTTAATTCAAGAGACATCTAATCTATCCTCTATATCATCTTCTCTTCTACAGTTAGTAGGAGCTGAGCCTATAGTGTTCTCTAACACTTGCTTAGATTTAGTACAACCAGGAATGACTTGTGGACAGGCTCAGGTTAATGGTTGGAAAGTTGTTATTGAAGTAGGGGATATGAGGTGGATATGGCATACTGATAGTGCAGGAGCTACTAAGTTACTAGATAAGAATAACTCTGGATATACAGGTAATATCCCTGTTATAGTTCCAGGTACTAATGGTGTTGCTTCCTTTAACACTATGGATGGAGTCACCCTAACCTCTACCCAAACAGGACAGGATATACCTGCCTCTGGTCTATTTGCTAATTCTACTACTGCTGGAGCTATTAACCCATATATCATTCCAGTTACTGAATCCTTTATATTCCATGAAGAGGATACTGGGGCTCCTATATCTGTGGATAATGGGGTGTTTGTTAGATTTGATAATGCTTCTACACAACAGTCTATTCAATTAATGAATGGGGATATGTGGACTGTTAGAGTTAACTTTGATAAGTTTGATATTCCTATTTATGATGGAGCAACCCCATCTCAAGTTGTTACTTCCATAATGGAGGTTACTCAAGGTAGAGAGCCTATTGGGTTAGTAGAGAGAAATGAACTAGATAATGGTCTTATATTTGGTTTAGATGAGACTTTCTTTAATGGTTCTATAGGTAATAACTATTCATATTATGTAGAACTAGCTGAACCAGATGGAGAGGTAATCACCCAAGCCTCCTTCTATAGTGGTGAGTTATATATTCAAGTTCCTATCAGATATGGCATATATATCAAACCAGGGGCTGTTGTTTCTTTAGTAGAGAGTGGGGGTATCTATGGGGTAGTTAATGTCTCTAACCCTTTTGACCCTAATGCTAATAAACCTATTAGTAGAAACATCCTTAGTCCTAATACTAGAGTTACTAAGGTAGATGCTCCTATCTATGGTGGGGGTCTAGCTACTATATGGTTAGATAAACCCGTGATATCAGACTTTGATAGTATAGGTCTATTCCATTTTGCTAATCCTAATGGTCTATCTATCTCTACCTATACTAGCTATATGGCTAAGTTTATGCAAGGTGGACAGAATGGTCCTACTAGAGCTTCTAGAGACTTATATACAATGGAGGGACTTCCCCTTGTATCTCTATTTGCTATATCAGAGGGAGCGTGGGGTAATAACTTAAGAATCTCTTTATATCCCTTTGATAACAAGTCTTTTAGATTAATGATAGTAGACCTTAATAAGAATAACTTTGACCCTCCTTTAGCAGATGAGATGTTTAATGTCTCATTCGATAGGATAGATGAGCAGGGTGGACTTATAGACCTTTCTACATCTAAGTTTATAAGAGGGGTATTTCTACCTAAGTATATTAACAGAAACTTTAATGTTTCATTATTAAGAAAGAGTCCTATGAGGTTAGCTGCACCTGATGATACAGCTACTGACCCTTCAGACTTTGCACATCCTGAGATGTTTGGTCCTAGAGTTCTATCTACTATTACTCTTGAAGGAGGCTTTGATGGTCCCCCACCTACTGATGCTGACTATATAAGAGCTATAGATTTATCTAAATCTAGTCCTGTTAATATGCTAGTTCTACCAGGTATATATAGTCCTGTAGTTAAACAAAGGATGATAGCTGCTGCTAATGGTGCTGATGAGTTTGAAGGTCTACGTATAGCTATACTTAATGCTCCTCCTAGATTAACTCCAGAAGCAGCTAGAGTAGAATCTATAGGTTATGACTCTAAGAGAGCAGTTCTATTAGCTGGATGGTCTACTTATGGTGGAGCTCTTAATGCTCAGAGATATGGCCTATCTCCAGATGCTCCCTATGCTGGGAAATTAGCTTCTATACCTATTTATGTAGGACCCCATGCTCGTTCTAGTAGTGGACCTGTATTTGGATTAGCTGAGGTAGATACTCAACCATACACTTCTAAAGCTCAATTAGAGATGTACCATGATGCAAGGATGGAGGTTATTATGTTAGACCCCATATCCCTATCCTTTAACTTCCTTAATGGTAGAACTACTAGTATGCTAGCTGCATGGGAGAAGGTCTCTTTTACTAGAGTAGTAGATATGATTCGTATGGACCTAGCTAGAAGTCTTAATCAATATAAGAGTGAACCTAACACTCCTAGATTAAGACAGAGGATAGCTTCTTCTATTGATGCTTATCTAGGAACTCTATTTAGAAATGGGGTTATAGCTCTATCTACTACAGCTAGTGTTAATGCTAATCCTCAGAATCCAGCAGGTATACAAATTAGCTTCTCTGTCGTACCTGTGTACTCAGCGGATTATATAGATGTTTATATTAGTAGAGCTGATTTAGGAGTTTCATAATTGATTATACTTATTCACATTCATAAATTTATATGGCTTGGAAAGATACTTATTCACAATATACAGATTCACTTTATTGCTCTCCAGTTAATAATACGGGTCTAGACCCATTACAGGGCTTTGACTTCTTTGTATGGGTACAGGATGTATGTACTGGTAAAGTAGCATGGTTTGGTCTATTTCAATCTCTTACATTAAGTATTAGAGATGCTACAGAGACATATCTAGAGTTGGGTCAGAGATTACCCATTCACCTTAATGGTGAAATTCAGATAGCCTGGGTATTAGAACAAGGTCTAGTAGATATGAACTTTGTAGAAAGAGCCTTTGGTACTAGTTGTCTTAGAAGAGACATGTATATTACCAGAGGTCCTAGATTTCAAATATCCTTTGATGCCAATGCTCAAGAATTAGAGAACTTTAATACAGGAAATGTGGTTGGTAAATTAGATAGAGGAAATACAGGGGGTCAAGGAACAGGTGGTACAGGATTAATTTCTAGACAAGGCTCAGATGAATACTTTAGTTTTCCAGAGGCTGCCTATGCTACTAGAAATGGGGGACCTGATGCTGGTAAGAAAGGTCCTACAGCGGTAGGTAGATATGATGTACTTAGATGTAAACTAGATTCTATATCCATTGGTATTATGCCCGGAAGAAGAGTAGTAGCTGTTAGATGGGAAGGTGTAGCTGAAGGTATATGCTTTGTACCAACTAGTGTTCAGACATTTAAAACTGATAGAGCCAGATTGGGTAATGCTTCTTCTGGTAACTTTGTTAATGGTATTGACTTTGCTAATGGAGCTCCTGGGGCTCTTACTACTATGACTGCTGGAGCAAGTCAATAACCCCAACCTATTAATTTAAAAAGCTATCTTATCTATTAGAATAAATAAGATAGCTTTTTATTTATATGAAACAATATAATCCAAATTGTTCAGTACCTGCTGCTGCCATTACATATGCTGGTGGGTTAACAGGTAATCAACCTATACTCTTTACCACTCAATACGGGCATGTAGATACAGGAGTTGGTCCTAGTGGTACAAAGGAGGATAAGTATGCAGATAGACCCCTAGAATGGGCTATTAACTATATAAAGGTTACTATAGTAAGGGACTGGAGTAGTTCTATAGCTAATATCATGTTAACTTCTAGTATCCCCTCTAACCTATGTGATTGTCCTCCATTACCTAATCTATCTAAGATAAGAGGTGGTAACTACCCTTATCTAACAGTAGAGGATGAAATACGTATATACATGGGTTTTATAGGGGCAGTAGGTCAACCTATAACGGCTGATATGTTAGATGAGATACCAGTAGACCTATGTCCAGAGGGAGTGGAATGTGGGATACCTAGTGGTGAATCCTTTAAGCAAGACCCTAATAAACCCTTATGTCCTGTATTCTGGGGCTTTATAGATAACATCTCAGTATCCGCTGATATTAAGTCTGGATATAGAGTTCTTATTCAATGTAGAGATAGAACCAGGGTCTTTAGTGATACTAAGATAATCTCTATCCCAGCTCTCTCAGGTAGAAGTAGAAACCTAACAGATAAAGGGGTTAAGACAGGTTTAGCTGATGGTAGAAGAGAGGACATTCTTATACAAGTAGCTAGAGCTGCTACTGGTAGACTATTTGACTCTACTGGTAATGTTCTATATCAATCTACTAGTAAGGATGGTAAATCAGATACATGTTGGAAACCTGTAATAGGGGGTTCTGATTTATTAGAGGAGAATAAGTATCAGCCAGGGTGGGGGGAGTCAGGAGTTCAGTACAAGCCTTCAGAGTTAGGGGTTATGAGGTATACAGGGTTTGAGGGGGATGTAGTAAGTGGGTTAACTAGAGTATCTCCACCAGAGGACCCAGCTTTATGGATAAGAGAGGCTATGTTTAAGATTATGCTTCCTTATTCAGAGCCTAGGTTCCATATGTGGGTACAGAGACCTCCCTTAGTAGCAGTGGCAGGAGCTGCTGTATTTCAGATAAAGGAAAAAACCCCCATAGAAGTAATGACCTTTCTAGCTAATTCAGAGGAGAGACCTACTGACTTCTATGCTTCTCATGTTAATGGGGATTTTATATTTGCACCTAGGATGTTAGATACTAGTGGATTCTATGACCCTAATAGATTCTATAGAACCTATTTCTATAATAGTTACCCCAGGACTTTATCTAGTAATCCCCCCTCCCCTAATCAGATGATAATAAGCATGAGGTCTGTAACTTCATCTCTAGCAGCCTTTAATAGATATGTTCTTATAGATGCTACTACAGAAGGAGCTTCTAATGCTTTCCTAGATAAGCTAGTTCTATCAATGGAAACTACCCCTTGGTCTTTAGATGATAGAGATGTTAAACCTCCTTGTAGAGTTCAGATTATCTATGATGGTAATTTAACAGCTTATGGTAATGAGGACTATCAACAAGCGGGTGCAGCTATTACTGTAGCTCTATCTCATGCTAGAACTTGGTCTAAGGAGTTACAGGGTATACAAATAACTATAATGGGAGACCCCACTCTATATCCTAATGAAGCTATAAGAGTTTATAATACAGTTCTCCATGATTATGCTACTAGCTTTAATCCTGGTACAGTAGAGAGTCAACAAGTAGCTGTAGATAATTTAGCTAGAGTAGAGAGCTTGTTTAATGATGAGGAGTTTGTTAAGAAGGTTATGACTCTTTCCTCTAATAAGAAATATAAACTAGATAACTTTGATAGTCAACAGGCTAAGACCTTAAAGGATGAGGCTAATGCCCTTTTTAATAGTCATATGATTCAATCTAATAAAGACCCAGATAACCTTATTCTACCTGTCTATAAGATAAGGTCTGTACAACATACTCTATCAGTAACAGGTAACTCCCCAGGCTTCTTTACTAAATTAGAATGTATAGGGGATTATTGATAGTATATAAAGGATATATATAAATAATAATTATGTATAACGATGATGGAGAGTTAGGAAGAAGAAGGCAGTATAACAATAGGATGGAGAGTTCTACTAAAGCTGTAAGGGGTAACTTTGAGATTCTATATGGGAAGATAGTGGGACTTATAGGCGCTGAGAGTTATGAACATAAAGGGTTTAACTATCAAGTAGAGCTTATAGATACAGGACAGTATATTTTATGTAGAAGGTTACTACCCTATGCTTCATATGAGGGAGTAGGAGTTTATCATCCAATGGAGGTAGGAGACCCTGTAGTAGTAGCTGTTAAGAATGGGGTTATGAGAGATGGGTTGATACTAGGCTCTTTTTTTACAGAAGGTAACTACGAAGAGTTCTATGTAGATGGATTAGGTGGAGAACCCACTCAATATAATCAGGGGACTCTAAGACAGATGGAGAATAATGCTCCTAGTGTTCATCCTAATAGAGTGGCTCAGCCAGACTCCTTCTTTCATATAGTAGGGGGAAAGAATGTATTAGAGGCATTCCATGACCCCTCTCTTACTGATGGAAGTATAGATAAAAGGGCTCTTAAAAGGAATCAACCTGTATCCATAGAACTAAAGAATAGATTAGGAGACTGGTCTCAATGGGTTTCTGGGGATGCTATTATCTACTCAGACCAGGCTATTATTCTTGCTTCTAGTATGAGTGGAGCTTCTATTTGTAAGAAGCAAAAGGAGATGGTAGAGTATTATGAACAAATGGCTAAGGACTTAGAATCCTATCTATCCGATAGTAGGTCCTATTCCCCTATTGATTTATCTCAGGGGGTAACAGGTTTAATATCTGTTACTACAGAGGGGAATATTCCTTTAACAAGTGAGTTAGATGAGGATAAGAGGGTAAAGATTAATAAATCAAAGGAGCATAGGTTAAGAAGATATATAAATGGGTATGAGAATCCAGACTTTCTACAATGGGCCCCTTTTATTGAATATCATTTAGTAGAGATAAAGAGGTTAGCAGAGGAGGCTAGAAAGGGGTTAACTAATTGTAAGGAGAGTGAGTATTTAGTTAATAGAGAAACAGAGGTTAGTAAAGAAATAAATAAAGAACTACCCTCTAATGACCAATGTCAGGTTCTATCAGATAATGGTGCAATAGATGATAAGTATATAGAGTCATTAGCTGAGCATTCTATATGTAAGAAAGGGAATACTAAACACTATCCTTATGTAAAGTGGAAGGCTAATAAAGAAGACTTAGTTAAGTTAGATAGTCTAGCTATTAAGGGTAAAGAAGAAAGGTTAATTCATAAGGATATAGTTACTCCTTTAAAAGAACTCTTTGATAAAGCTAAGAAAGTTGGTATTAATCTAGCAGCTACTTCTAGTTATAGAGATGAAGATACTTTAGAAGATTCAAATAAAAGAACTTGTACAGACCTTGATGAGACCTCTATCAAATCAGTTGCCCCTTATACTCATAGTGAGCATATAACTGGTTATGCTCTGGATATTGTAGATAGAGATGATGCAAGTACCCATTCCTTAGATAGTAAGGTAAATAGTAAAGCCTGGGAGTGGTTAGGTAAGAACTTAAAGGATTCGGACTTTGAGTTGTCATTCCCTAAAGATAATAAACAGGGAGTAAACTATGAACCTTGGCATATTAGATATATAGGAGATAAGCTCCCTAAGTTCTTAGCAGTAATGTTTGCCTATACAAGGGGTAACACTGATTTAATTAAGGAGTTAGTAGGTAAGTTATGTAAAGATAGACCCCCAGAGTCTAACTCTAATACTAATAAAGGGAAAGATAGAAGTGATTTAGATATTGATTTACTTATAGATAAGGTCACTAAGGCTAATCCTACTCTAGTCTCTGATAAGACTGGGATTCATTCTTTTGGAGTAATAGGTAAAAAGACTTTTTTATCTAAGAAAGCTAAAGAGAGTATAGGTCCAGCATCTATTATTAAGTTGAATATAGCTCTAGCCTTTGATAGTTTGATGAAAGGAACTCCTTTAACTCAATTAAAAAGAAAGTTTGATATAAGTAAATTTCCCATTGAGGTTATAGCTGAGGGAGACTCTTTTAATGGTAGGTCTGTATTCCTTTTAGAGAATCTAGTAGAAGCTATGTTAAAAGATAGTTCTAATACTGCAACTAATATTCTTTTTCTTTTATTAGGGGAAAGAGATGATGGTAGGGGTAACTCTGTATTTAATAGAGATAAGTCTAATGAAACTCTAAAGGGAACTAGTCCTTCTACTGAGTTTAATAGGTTATTATCTTCTACTAGTGAAGCCGAAAAAGCTAAGGATACTACCAATAAATCTACAACGGAGGATGCCCTTAATGCTATGTATAAACTAGCTATATCTAATGTTCCATTAACTAAGGAGATTAGTATTCCCGCATTAGGGGAAGCCGAGAGACCTTCTGGATTACAGAAAGTAGAGCTTAATAAGATAGGTTGGAATAGTTATGCTAGTGGTAATGTTTGTTTATATAAAGGTAAGAAAGGAAGGTTTGTTATAGGTGGATTTACTAACTATGACCCATCTAAAGAAACAGACTATGACTTAAAACTATTAACTCAGGCTTCTAATTTAGCTATTAAAGCTCTAGAAAGTGGTATTGAATATATAGAACAAATGGAGATAGAGGGATTTTAATTATGAAATATAAACTATTAGTTGTTATACATGAGTCTTTAATAACCTTTGAAGAAGTGTTAGAACTAGTGCAAAGTTCTAATATTCAGGGGACATATCATTCATTTATTAGAAGAGATGGAGAGATTATTTATTTAGAGGAGTCTACTAAGAATGTAAATGCAGCTATGGAATCTTCTTTTAATGGAGAAGAAATACTAGGTTCAGTAGACCCCTTTGCTTATCATATATGTCTAGAAAGTCCTATTAACTGTCCTATTAAAGCAAGAGAACATCTAGGATATACAGACCAACAGTATTACTCATTAGCCTGGTTGATAGCTAGTTTAAATCCAGAATCTAATAGGATAGTTAAACATAAGGATATAGACACTTCTGGAACTATTTATGATCCTAGGAGTTTAGATATTTTAAGGGTTAAGTCTGATATACCCAAGTTCCTAGCTCATGTTAAACCTATTACTATATAGATATGAATGTATTTGAAAAGTATAATGCTCTTAGAAGTAATAAATATGTAATAGCTGTACTAAATCTAATATCTTATTATGAATCGGGAGGGTATGGTCATAAGGGATTAGAACAGTATCAAGTGTCATGGGGTGGAGTGTTAGTAGATTTAAAGGCTAATGCTCCTAAACACCCTTGGCCTGGGGGTGGATGTGCTGAGAGTACAGCTCTACCTAGAGCTGTAGGTAGATATCAATTCTGTGGATATGTATGGGATGAGATATTAACTTATCAGGGATTAGAGAATCTAGATTTTAGTAATCCAGTACACCAGGATGTAGCTGCTATAGCAAGAATGGATGTGTTTAGAAAGAAACTAGACTTAGTTCTAGAAGGTAAAATGCTAGAGGCTATTATAGGTACTGATGTAGAAGCAGATGGTCTATCTTGGGAATGGGCAGGTCTACCTCCTGGTAGGTATAGGGAGAATAGAAATGTACCAATAGAACCTGCTGAGAGAATGCTAGCTGAGTTCTTAACATCTAAGTTACCCTCTGATGGGGGTGATGGCACTTATAAAGGGGGAGGTTCCTCTAGTAATGGAACTAATACAAGTATTAGTTCGGATGGTTTATCTATTTCTACAGGTCCCTCTTCTATCCTAGGATTTAATATAGAAACAATAAGGAGTGAGCTATGTTATTCTATGAGATTCTGTAAGGTACTAGGAGGATTTGTTCCTACTAAAGCAGAAAGGATTCTAGGAGGCAATCCCTCTTTGAATGGTTCTTTAACAGTTTTTTCTCCAGGTTCTAATACTGGTTCTACTCCAGGGAAAATGGGTAAGTTTACTCCCAAAGAAGGTTTTATTAATCCTTGTCCTTCTATAGCTATGAATAGTCCTTTTGGTTGGAGATGGGGAAGAATGCACTGGGGTCTAGACTTTGCAGGGCCTATAGGTACAGATATAATGGCTTCTGCTGATGGTGTGGTGGATGAAGCTGGATGGAATGATGGGGGTTATGGTAATTGGGTTATTATTGTTCATCAAGATAGTCCTAGAACTGAGACTCTGTATGGTCATATGGACACTACGCCTTTTGTTAAAAAGGGAGACAAGGTTAAACAAGGTCAGGTTATAGGACCTATGGGTACTACTGGGTTTAGTACAGGACCTCATCTTCATTTTGAAATAAAACTAAATGGTGAGAAAGTAGACCCAGCCCCTCTTATTGGTTTATAGATATGAAAGAACTTATATTTAAAGAACTTAATTCATCTAGACATTTCTCTACTAGACATATAGATTTCTTATCTCTTCTCCTAGATTCTTCCTATACAAAGGAAGATAAAGAGTTACAAGATGCAAGGTCCTATATCTATATCCTTCTAAATTTAAAACCAATAGAAGTTCTTATAGTCTCATATCTAATAGAGAAACAGGATATATTCTACTCTAAATCTAACTCTCTAAACTCTAAATCTATATCTAATCCTATATCTAGTATTAGTATTCTTAATGCTATCTTCCTAATTCATAATCAGAAGTTATCTAGTGAGTATATAAGATTAGTTATGTTAGAGGGTTTAACTCTCTCTAAAGAGTTAGAGATATATGGATATAGAGTTAAGATTCCTTCTATATCTAATTGGAATGGAGGGACTTTCTATAGAGTTATGAGTGATTTAGGTATAGATTATGAAGGTAAGAGTAAGATAGATAGTCTAGATTTTATATTAAGAAGGCTAGAATATGAAGAGAAGATTATAAATAATGCTTTAGTTATATATGAAAGATTTAGAAAATATAGATAATAATCTATTAGATAAAGAGCTTTTATCTAGAAGAAAGATTAGTTTTTTATATAAAAGATTAGAGGATATTAACAGAATTCATATAAAGGATACTAATTATCTAGCTACTTCAGATAGATATATATCTATAATTGAGTCATTAGCCATTAGTTTATTAACTATTCCCTGGGATAGAGATGCTAAATCTAGAGAGATAACTAGAGCTTCCTCTATTATTCATATGGATTATTTTATTAATAATGACTATTTAGATTTTATTCATAGTAGAAAGATAAACCCTTGGATAGGTAAACCTGGAACTTTATTAGGAGAACTACTACTAATGGATAATCTAAATAGCTATCTTAGTATTCACCAAATGTTAGATAAGTGTGTTACCCAGGCTCTTATTCGTAATAATCTTCAATGGTTTATTAATAGAAAGCTAGATGAAGCTATAGAGGATGAATTATATACAAACATAGAGATTAGATTACAAGTCTTAACTAACCAATCCAGATTTATTAAAAGGCTTTCTCAATGGACTCAATCTATTAATTCACTAGATACAAGTAATAAATCCAGTGAGTTAGATGTCATATTACAGGATATAAAACTCATTCTTTATAGAAATGGATACCAGTATATAGAGGAAGTAGAGAGTGAATCTATATTATTTCTAGACCATTCTTATAATCTTGGACAACTTATTAGTGAATTAATAGATAAAAGAAGGAGTATTTCCCTAGGTTTTAATCAACCTTCTAATACTAAAGAGGAGGCTATTATGTTCTTTTTAGAGATAGTATCTCCATCAATGGATAGATTAATAGTTCAAAAGATAGTAGATGAAGTTAAATCCTTCTTTCTACCAGGAGGTATTGATTATTACTTAGTAGTAATGTCTGCTCTATATCTGTCTAGAGCTCTAAGTCTATCTATATATACCTCTGATATAAAGAATATTAAGTTTAATTTATATCTAGCTGGCTATCTATTAAGAAAAAGTAATATAAGAAGTTTAAATATTCTAGGTAATAACTGTTGTTATAGCTCTAGTTTAAAAGATAAAGAACCTATTAGAATACCTCTATGACCACTCCAAAACCCACAGAGACTAATAAAGAAGTAGCTCCTAAAGAAGTAGCTAAAGATACAGATAAGACTTTAAAAGAAGAGAAGGCTAATACTGATAAGGAAACAGATAAAGCAGAGGAGACAGTAGAAAGTAGTAATACTAAGAAGAGAAAACTATTACCAGCTAATATCCTTACAGAGCCTAGGTTATTAATGAATGGGGGTACTCCTCAGACAGAGACTCTTAATGTAGTAGAGGAGGTTACTGTTAAGGTACAACAAACAGCAGAGGCTAAGGCTAAGGCTGCTAGTAAAGTGTCAAAGGAGAAGAGTTTTCCATCCCAATTAGGTACAACTCTAATTGAGATGACTAAGAGTTTATTTAACTATCAAAGGTTATTTACTTATGAACCTAATATAGAGAAACTTAATCAGGCTGCCCTTAATACTAATGAGGGTAATACCACATCTATAGTCTCTAATAAGGGTATACAGATATCATCAGCCTCGTCCTTGGATTTGTCTAGTCTTACAGCTAGTTCTGTCCATGCTCCAATGGTTATAACCAATAGCTCTACTACCTATAATAAAAGTGAGGCTTTCTACTCTCTAGGTAATACTAATCAGAGTAGATATGAGCTGTCATATAACCAGAGTAATAAGTTTATTAATACAGGTAAACATAATCTAGATATATTCTCTCTATCAGAAGATAAGAGTCGAAACAAGATTCTAGAAGCTACTATTGATTATAGTGAGACCTCCCCCTCTATATCTAGATATTCATCTACTGATAACACCCTAACAGATAATCATAAGTTACAGGTAGCAGAGGACTCTTTATATCAAACTCAGACAGGCTCTATAGTTATAGCTAATGGAAGACCTATAGCTGATAACATTCCCTCCCTTTTATCTTTTCCTATTACTGGTATTAACCCTAATCAAAGTCTTATGGTTATAGGAGAGGGTACTATAACTACTAACTCCTCTAAACAAATAAAGAATACTGTACCTAGAATGACCTCTGTAGGTAAGTTTATAGAGAATATAGCTAAGGATAAGGCTGTGACTCTTACAGACCTACATAATGTATATTCTGACACCTCTGTTATTCTAGGGAATAAGGGATTTATATCTGGTACTACTCTTAAATCAGCTACCACTCTTATAGGTAAATTCACCTTCTTGGGAGGATTTCTAAGTGCTGTCTATACAGGTAAATCTCTTATATCTATTGCTAAGAACGTTTTATCTAAAGTAGAAATACCTATTAAACTCCCTATTCCCCCTTTACCATCTAAGCCTAAAGGATATGACTCTAAGGATATAGATGATTGTATTCCTAAAAGTCAGAAAGAAGAGGATGAGATTGTAGAGGATTATCATAATCAACCTATAGACCCTACTCTATACTATGTTCCTTATTTAGGGGATTTAGAGGAGTATGAAAGTCTAGGAGATACTGTCCCTAAACTCTTTATCCTTAGAAGGAATCTTAGAAGAGTTGATAGAGAAGTAAATAAGGTAAGTAAAGAGATATTAAAGTATAAGGCTTATAGTTCTCAGTTTAATGAACTAATACAAATAAAGGTAGATTTAGACCTTAGATTTGTAGGGATAATTAATAAAATAAGAGCTTTAGAAGCTAAGTTAAGAGCTTTGGGTATAGATACAGAACAGTTTGAGTTTAGTGAGCCTACCCTAGATTCTGTAATTCTCTATGATAATAATGATGCTCCTATAGATGCTGGTATAGATACAGAAAGAAGGGTTTCTATACCTCCTAGTAATAGAGAGGATTCTACTACTCCTCTAGAGGAACAACCTTCTAGGAGTTCTACTACAGGAGATAATTCTAATGAAGAGAGCGAGGACTATCAACAGTATAGAAAGAATAGAGATACTCTTCCTTCCTTGGAACAGGATGCTTATAAAAAAGAGAAGGAGTTATCTTCTAATAAATCTACAGGTAATACTGTTCAAGCTAGTGAGGAGAGTGGTTCCTTAAGTAGTTCAGCCTTTACTACTAGAACTACTTCTCTAAGATATGAACTTAGTTCTAAGAGGGAGATAAAGGGTATAGAGAGTAGTAAGAAACCATCACTAGCCCCAGGCTCTTATTTAAATCTTTTTAGTCAGGATGTAGAAGATACTGATGAAGAGAAGCAAGAAACAGAGAATAACTCTATATCTACTCTAGGGGCCTTTGAGAAACTATCTTTATCTATATTTACAAAGGCTGTGGATGAGTTAGATAGCTTAACAGACCTTGATAAACAATTACTAAAAGAGAAAGGAGATGCCATTATTAAAGAGATACAAAGGAGTAAATCCTTTAAAGGTATAGCTACTGCATTAGGTCTAGATAAGAAATATGATGAGGTTATAGAAGGTCTAGATAAACAATTAACTAATCATATAGGAGCGGGCTTCCTTTGTTTATTAGATAAAGGTATATCTAAGGCTAAAGGGGCTAGTAATAGATATATTAATAATCTAGAGAGGATACAAGATATTGTAGTAAATATACCTAATAGAGGCGTAGAGTCAGGAGAGGACTTTGGTAGAGACCTATTATTTACTCTTAATAAATCTCAAGACCCTATAGGAGATATTAAGAAAGTGTTTACTCGTTCTCTTATAAGGAAGTATGGTTTAACCCCTGGTATTAACCCTTCTATTCCAGACCCCTATAGTGGTTTATATAAGACTCAGAAGGCTATAGATGGGGATTTAAGGAATATAGAAAGTCTTGTATCTAGTCTAGTAGAGGACATTATTAAGGATAAAGAGGTTGTTATAGAGGCTTATGATGAACATGTTAGACCTCTAGTTAAAGATGTAGTAGATACTTATAAAGAAAAAGGGTTTAGTGGTTTAGTCTCTAGAGTTACTCAGGATACAGAAACTAAAGAGTTTATAAAGAATAAAGTAGAGGATTTTATAGATAGTAAAACTAAGGCTATTGGTGGGATTAATACTATTAAGAAGATACCTAAACTTATAAAACTATTAACTAAGTATGATATCCCTATCCTAGAAAGAGTTAACACTATTATGGATTGTTTAGATATATTGGAGGAAGCTCGTAATATATTTAATCCTGATATATTAGAGGATGTAATTATTAATAACTAATATGGACTCTTTATCTCTACTTTATCTACTAGAAGACCTTCCTAGATATATTCAATACATCAATCTTTATAATGATTTAAACCCAGAAGAGCCTATTATTCTACCAAAGAACTGTCAATTACCTAGAGAAACCTCTATAGCTTCTACTTGTTTACTTAATGGAATAACTAATAATCAGGTCTCCTTTAGTTATATAGAGAGACCTAAGTACCCTCCTACTATTAATAAAAGTAAGTTAGTTATTAAACCAAAGAGCTATATAAGACTCCTAGATAACTCTTATCATTATCCTTATATATCAAACCAGGAGTTTATACCCCTTTGTTTAGTTAGTGTAATAACCCAATACGACACTCAATCTAACCAAGGAATTGCTTATATGAGTCCTAGAGATGTGTATGTTATAGATGCTTTCTCTGTACTAAGGAAGATAAATACTATTCAATTAGGCTCTTTATACTCTATTAATCTAGAAGATTGTTATATTGATTATTGATATGTTAAGTATAAGTAAACCCCCTTTCTATGACTATAAAGGCTTAGTTCTTTTAATAAAGAATGTAGATAAGATAGGTAAAAGAGTTAATATAAGCCTTTATGAAGAGGATTTAAGTTGTATTAATTCTCTATTTACTCTTATAAATGAATATATAAATGTACCTAAAGGAGAGAGTTTATTCCAAAAGGAGATAGATATTACCCCCTTTCGTATCTATAAGATAGAACTTATATATGAAGATAATAGAACTTCATTAGTGTTAACTCCTAATAAAGGACAATTAATAGTCGGAGTTCCCTATTCTTCTTACTCTTATCTAGAGATATAGAGCTATATTTTATATAGATTAATAGAAGATAAATAGGAGACTATATGAAAGATTTAGCTTTAAAAGATGGAGATATAAGTCTAGGTGTAAGTGAGTTAGTTCAACAAGAGTATGGAACTAGGAGAGTAAAAGACCTTTTAGTTATAGATAAAGAGACAACTCTTAAGAGATTATTAAAAAGAGCTCTAATAACTCCTATTACTTATATAGGTAGAGAGGTAATTAATTATGATGAGGGTTCTGATAGGTTAGATTTATATTATGGTAATGGATTATATCTAGAGTTATCTGAACCATTAACTCCTGAGTGGTTAGAAAGAGCCAATAGTCATATAAGAAAAGCTCTTGCATTTTTACCTCCCGATATTCAAGTAAATAATACTAAGGTAGATATTGTATCAGAGTCCTCTGTATCTATAGTAATAACATACACTTTTAATAATCAATTAATGACTATACAAGAACTTATAGATATAAATAATCTATCTATATCTTAAATAAATATGATACCTAAGACTACAGAACAGATTATTCAATTATTTAGAAAGGAGTTATCTACCTCTGGCTCTGAACTAGCTAACTTCTATAGATATAGTAATCTTCATTTAATATATAGGTCTATAGCCTCTATACTCTCAGAACAGGATACAGATATAAAGATAACAAAGGATACAGGGTTTATATCTACTAGTACCGGAGAGGATTTAGATTATATAGGTAGAGACTTTAGTGTTTATAGAGATGAAGGTAATAAGGCTAGAGGATATGTACTAGCATCCAACTCTTCTCTAATAGAGATACCTCCTGGCACTATATTAAACATTGCTTCTCAGGCTCTTCAATATGAGACCTTAGAAAGAAGGGTTCTATCAAATAACATACCTCAGAGTATACCTATAGTTTCTCTATCTAGTTCCTCTCTATATAACATTAGTGCTGGTACTGTTTTATATAACTCTATATTCCCCTCTACTTCCTTTATAGTAGGTAGATATTCCACTAATGGTAGATATTATCCAGACTTAGTAGGAGGCTCTGATTTAGAAGAGGATGACTCCTTTAGAGATAGGATTCTAAGAAAGATTGTAGGTACAGAGTTTGGTACTTATGGAGCTATATATGATGCTGTTAAATCCCTACCATTTATTAGCCAGGTAATAATAAAGGATTCCCTTCCTGTACCTGGCTATTTTACAGTATATATAGATACAGCAGATACTGTAAATATAAATACAGTTAGAAGACTTGTTAATAATATTAAACCTATAGGAGTGGGATTTGTTATTAGACCTATTCTCTATACAAGTTTCTCTATAGTAGCTAGAGTAAGGGTTAATAGAATAGAGGAGGGGGTTCTTAATAATATAAAGACTAGAATAAGGGATTTAACTACAAATCTAAGGGTAGATGAACATTTATCTAGGGATTCTATTCTTGCATCTATTATGAGAGTTAATGGAGTTATATCTGTATCTTTAACCTCCCCTTCTGGAGATTTAATACCAGCCTCTCAACAGGTGGTATCTATAGATAATATCCAAATAGATTTATATGAATAAAATATATGCTTACTTGTATTGAAGCACTAGAGAAAATAAGTTCCCTATCTGGATTAGATTTAGATGAATCTATAGATATTTCAATAGAGTCTGGGAATCAGTATAGTTCTATTAATTATATATCTGGTTATATCAAGGGATTAGATAATGGAACTTCCTTTTCTAATTATGAGAGTGGGGTATATGAGAAAGAATGTTCTATATCTACTGGTATGTGGGTATATAAAGATAAGGTAGTTACAGATAACTCCTGGTGTTTGAAAGACTGTTATGAGCCTTATACCCCTATATGTAAGACTAAGGAACCCATCTATATAGACTATATATATGAACCAGATGTCTTTGAATCCAACACTTATGAACAGAGGTTAATATATAAAGAATCTTTTAAACCCTGTGGATGGGTAGATACTCCAGAACCATATATCCCTACTTATGAAATCTATAACTCTATATATGAACAAGGTAACTCTATCCTTAATCAATATTCAATCTCTAAAGGTTTAATCCCTATAGAGATATATGATAACTGCTATGAAACTTGTTATCAAACAGAGACTATAGAGTTAGATAGAGAGTATTCATTTGTTATAAATAAGTCCACTTGCTATGAAGAGGGGGTCTATGAGAATTGTTATACAGAGGGTTATTTTGTATATTGGCAGACTTCTTTTATATATGAAGAATCCTGCTATGACTCTTGTACAGTTAATAGTTTATTTCCTTTATTCTTCTTTACTAGAAGACAGGATACATGGTTATTAGAAGATGTCTTTTGTAAGGATATAAATACACCTACTAGATATATAGATAATGATGGTCATCTTATTAATATTGAAGTATCTAGTTGTATAGATAAAGAACCATTACTCTGGAATGATGATTTATTAATAGACCAAGACTGGTTAGAGTCTGATGGTAGTAGCTGCTTTGATAACTGCTATGAAAAGAGATATTACTATTATGATGAGGATAGGTATGTATACCAAGAAGGAGTTTATGAAAGTGGTGTATATACTAAAAGAGCTCTTCTAATGTCTCTTCCCTTTATGGATGTCCAATGTCCAACCTGTAATATATCTTCTAATTGTTTAGTATCTTTCTTAGGGAATATTATTCTAGAGCATCATTATAATTTAGAGGTAAGGGGAATGACAAGAGTACAGGATTACTTATATAGTAAATCTAGACCTCTAGAGATATTAGATTCTTGTTGTACTAGACCCTATGTAGTTAATGACCAGCTCGTAAGGATTAATGGAGATGTTATAGAGATATTCCAAGAGGGTTTATTAAAAGATGATTATCTTTATTCATTAGATATTGGATACACTATAGAGAGTACCAATGAGTTTATCCCTATTCAATCTAATGTTCCTATATCCCTTAATGGTTTCTACTCTTTATCTAGCTATATACCAGAGGGGATTAAGACTTTAATTCTATATAAATCTAATTATTACTTTAAGAAGGAAGTAGTAAGATTCTATGGAGCTTCATCTTCTAATCAATTTCTTATTCAGGATTCTTTATCTTTATTTAATAGTGTAACTAATACAACTACTATTGAGGATATAAGTATATCTCTTATATTGTTACTATTATCTTCTTATAAAGAGTCTAAACCTTGTTCTACAGTTATATCTTTTAAGTCTTTACATCCATATATAAAGTCAGTTATAGATAATAATCTAGACATTCTATCTACATTAATTGATAACTCTAATGATAAAAGAAGGGGTTCTATACCTAAGCAAGTAAGGTCTAATACTAAGCCAGAACATATATATGATGATAGTTATTATCTAGAAAAGAGGGTTATTACTTGTTATGAAGAGGGGGTTTATAGTAATAAATGCGACTTCTTATGGGATGAATCCTTGATTATTGGGGATGAAATGTACTGTTTATCTAGTTGTTTTAAGGAATCTATACTGGATTTCTCTATTAATAGAGAGGTGGATAATAGGTCTATAGCCTGGTTATTACTTGCCTATCTAACATATACAGAGGTTATTAATACAAATAAATATCAGTCTTCTATTGATTTATTATATGAATATCTCATTTCAGAAATAGATTATACTAATAAATTTATATATAAAGGTTACTCTCATTCTGATATATATAGTAATTCCACTAGGTTAGAACTGATAGATACTTCCACTAACATAGCTGTTTGTATAGCCCTACTAAAGCATTATTCAGTAACATCTAACTCAATATCCCTACTTTATGCCTCTAAACTAAAGAGATATATCTATCAATACCTTTATTCTAGAGATGATAACTTATTCATGGATGAAGGTTACTTTACTTTAGATAGTAATTTATATGGTCTATGGCTATCTTTAGAAGTTAATGAAGCCCCTGCTGTAGAGACTATATTAGACTTCTTTACAACTAGTCTTAATGAAGTATCTACTAATGTATCTATAAAGATAGATACTATAGATAATGAAGATATTCTTTTATTAGATAACTCCTATATCTATACAAATATAGAATCTATATCCTTAAGAAATAATATAAAGGTTAATAATCTTTTATACTATCTGTTTAACTACTCTTTACAACAAGGCTATACCCACTCCTTCTTTATATTTAAAGATACAAGTCTAGATAGTAATATAGGTATTGCTAGTTGTTTATCTGATAGTTTATTTGAACATGAGTTGTTTAGAACTTATGGATATGAAGATATAGAAGTTTTAGAGACTAGTGAAGCTCTAATAGAAAATAGATTAAGGGATATGATGCCTATAGGATTTGACTGGTTTAGTAGAGAATCTTTAACTAGACAAGGAAATATAGGTAATCTCTTAGGCTCTGTAAGTGGAAGTTTAGCTCTTAATAATGTTTCTATAAAGAGAATAAAGGATTCTATATCTTTAACTAATAGTAGGACTTATTCTATTAAGAGATGGGAACAGGATTTGAAAATGGTTAGATGGGAGTCTGAGACCTATACAGAATACAAGGATAGAGTGAGAAAGTTTATAAATAAGCCGTATATTATAAATCAAGCTATTCCTTATTTATTAAGTTTATATAAAATTGATGTAAAAAAACAATGGGATTGGAGTAGTAATATTACAAATAAATATAATTCTTTGTTCTTCTCTACTTCTAATGCTTATATTCAAGAAACAGATACAGTTATTAACACTCATATACTAGTAGTTAATTTCCCTATAACTCCCTCTCTTTATAGGTCTATAGAAGAGGTTAAACCTATAGGAACAAAGGTTATATTTGATTGGCAGTTAGATATAGAAACTTGTTTAATAGAACAAGAGTTAGAACCCTCTATAGTAGACCTTTCTACTGTTCAGAGAATACCTTCTTATTTCATAAATGAAGTATGTTGTAGTAGTAATAGTTGTAGAGTCTTAATGAAGATAGAACTAGAGTTTGCTGTTCCCTACCCTCTTTATTTAAATAAGGATTCTATTCTAGGTCTAGAACAAGAAAGTGATAATCTAACTATTATAAGGGCTAATAATCTTTATAGTTATTTTTATAAGTAATATTTATTTATAATATTATTAACCTATAAAAAGTTAATATGTTTGATTTAATAATTGTAGGGGCTGGACCTAGGGGTATAGGTTTAGCCCTTCAAGCTATAGAGAGAAGTTTATCTGTACTAATAATAGACCCAGAACCTTTATCTACTTGGAGGAATATCCCAATAGATATAAATATGAGAAGTCCTATAGGATTTGATTTAGTATCCTTTATGCCAGAGTATAGACAATATAGTTTATCAACTTATCTAGGTTCTTATCAAGAGTTTAATAATCAAGAGGATATAGAAAGGTCTACGAGTGTAGTAACTAGACAGCACTTTATTAACTATATGGAGTTTATGTGGAGTAGAGTTTTATCTATATGTAGTTATAAACAGGACAAGGTTATTAACATATGGCCTAATAAAGTTATGACTACTAAGGAAGTATATAGAGGTAAGAATGTGGTTATAGCCTATTCCCCTATTAAGGCTAAGAACCCTAATTGGTTGAATCTAGAGTTAAAGAGAAAGCTAGTTACTGCTAAGGATATAGATTCTATAAATAACTCTCTTATCTGGGTTATAGGTAGTGGACAAAGTGCCGCAGAGTATGTTTATTCTTTATGTTCTAAAGGTAATACAGTCTATTGGTTTAATAAGAAAACTCCTAGAGTAGACCAGTACCCTGCGCCTAGTTATAATCATTGGGGTTATAAGAGTGCTCTAGGCCCTTACTATAGGAGTATTAAAGAGAATAAGGAGGCAGCTATGAGATATATGAAGGATATAAAGAGATGGCAACCATCTATTACTCCAGATATAGATACTAAGTTATCTACAGTTAAAGATAGATATAAGGTTATACTAGATAACCCCTCTTCTATAGAGGTAAATATGGATTATATTTTTCTATGTAATGGAGTTAACTCTAGTGTTGATTTAGTACCATTAGCCTTACCAGTAGATAGACATATTTATAACAATGATTTACCTCTTTTACATACAGGATTTAGAAGCTCCTTATCTAACGAAAGGAGTGGAGGGAAGGGGGGTTATATCTTTACAGGGTTACTGGCTTCTTTATATGATGGACCTAGGCAAGGAAGTTTAATCTCTATAGGGTTAACATCTAAAGAGATATTAGATAATATTAATTTATAAATCTATGGATAAGTATGAGTTTAACTTAAGAGATACTACCACTTATATATCTAGATATAAGAGGTTATTAGTTTATTTAGAGGGTTCCCCTAGTTTTTATATAGGAATAGGTTATTCTTCTGAGGCTAATAGTATTAACCCTTCTGAGAGTTTAGAGGATATAAAGGGGTTAATAGGTATAAGAAAGATTAATAAATTAATTCTAGTAAAAGAATCTTCCTGTGGTTCATATAAGATAAATAATAGATTATGGGAAGAGGATAATACTAAACCTACACATCTTTATATCAATGCTTTTATTAATAGAGATGACTTTAACTTCTCTTTCTTTAATATTATTGGTATTATAAGTAATCCTATTTTTAATGTAGAAAATAATAAGGATATCTATACTTCTTTAGAAGTTGTTAATCCAGGTATACTTCATTGGGTGGCTTATATGACTACTATTTCTAGATTAGAAATAACTTATAAATTACCAGAACTTAATCTTTTAATTAAAATATAATTATGAACTTATATAAGTATAAAGAGAACTCTTTATATAAAGATAGATTTACTCCTGATTCTAATTGGTTAAAGGTTCTATTTACTCCTGGAAGACCTGTTCAAAGTGCTGAACTTATAGAGCTTCAATCTATTATTAGACATAGTTATAAGCTAGGGATGGATAAGGTTCTAGGAGCTTTATCTATAGTTCAAGGTCTGAACTATACTCTTTCTATAGAGGAAGACACCACTTTTATATCTATATCAGAAGGAATAATATATACAGAAGGCTCTTTTATACCAGTTAAATCTAAGGATTTAGAGTTTAGTCTTAATGAAGAGGTCTCTATTGGAGTTTTATTAAATGAAGTTATTATTACAGAGAATGAAGATAACTCTCTTAAATCTAACCATCCTTATGGTTTACCAGGAGCCCATAGACTAGTTTGGGAAGGAGATATCACTCTTAATAATCCCTTATCCTTTGAGATATATAGATATGAGAAGGGAGAAATAATTCAATCTAATAATTATCCCTTTAAAGAATTACTATCTGAGATATCTACTTTTATAGATTCTATATATGGTTCCTTCCTTTTATATGGATTAAAAACCTCTTTTATCTCTACACAAGAACCCTTATCTGAATCTATTACTGTAGATAACTCTAGCCTTATATCTGATATAAACTCGATTGAATCTCAAATATCCTCTTTGAAGATAAGGAAGAGAGACCTGGAATCCTCTATTAATCAACTAATATCAAGTAACTTATCTAGTAATTTAATCCTAGCTGAGACCTATATTCAACAACTAAGAGAGGCTAATCAAGAAGAAACTACCCTTTCTAACTCTCTATTAGAAAAGAGAATAGCTTTATCTAGATTAATAGAGCGTAATCCTATTAACTCTAGGAGTATAGTTAATTTATCTATTAGTCCAGGTTCAGCTTTTGTAAAAGGATATAAAACTATTAAACCATACCCATCCCTTATTCAATATCCTTATTCTATAGAGACTAAAGAGGTTAAAGGAGCTAGGTTTATTAATAGCTCAACCTATATTCCATCTAAGTTATCTCTTATACCTTCTATAGATTATGCAACTATAAAGGCAGCTTCTATTAATATATCTATTAAGTTTAATCAAATTATATTTAATAATCAGCTTGTAGATGTTGTTATACAAGCAAATACATCTTCTTTTTTATCTATAGAAGATATTATTAATAGCATAAGTGCTTTTGAATTAAGCTCTTTAACCCTTACTTCTACAGTATTGAATCAGGCTAATATTTCCTTATCTCCTATAGAAATAAAACAATTATTATCTCTTAACTTTAATATTACAAAGACTAACTCTAATTCTATAACTATTCAAATAAAGGATTCAAGCTCTAGAACTTCTATTAGATTAGATACTTATTCTAGTTCTCAGTATTTATCTTGGAGTCAATCTACTAGTTTTAGTTCTATTAGTAATATAAATAGATATCTATTACCTAGTGTAAATGTTAGTAAGATAACTAGAATAGTAGGAGAGTTAAAAGCTGATGGCTATAGATTAACTAGAGGGGAGTCTAATAGAGATTTTCTAGGAGAGGATTCTATATTCTCTTTACTATTAGTTTATCAGGATAATACTATTTATATTCCAGGAGTGGATTATCGATTAGATACTCAACAATATATTAATTGGATAGGTAATAAACCTCAACCCGGAGATTCTTATTATGTAAATTATATGTATACAGAAGAATTATCAAAAGATGAGTATTCTATATCTAATAATGAAATATTAATTAATATCCCTATTCCCCCCGGTTATGGGTTTGAAGTAGATTATCTCTATTCCATAGATAAGAAACTAACTGTAACTATAGATACTAATTCAGATATAGAAATCTATGAGACTTCTATACCGGAAGGGGTTCTCTCTCTATCTAATGTCTATATAAAAGGGAAGGAAGTAGAAGTAGTTGAACTAGATAATAAAATTCCTTCTCTATCAGATATATATTTATTATCTCAACAAGTAGACCAACATACTAATCTTCTTAATACTCTTTTATCTAATCAAGAACAATATCTTGATAATCAAGAGAATAACCTATTGGCAACTTGGAATATAGATTTATCTACTTTTAATGATATTGATATAGATTTAACTACAGGGGCTATAGATGTATTTATTAAATCTTTTAATCCTTCATTTAGAACAAAAGAGATATCTATATTAGCTAATGACTGTTACAAGGATAAATTAAATCTATGTAAGTTCTACACTTTACCTTTTATATCTATACCTTTTATATCTAATAATAGAGCTACTAGGTATATATCTAGTTATGGCTATAGTAATATATCTACTTATATTTATCCAGCTTTTCTATGGGCTAATAATGATAGTTCTTATCCTTATCTTGCTAATAATGAAAATGTAGAGGGGGAAATAACCTGTTCTATATATAAGGAAATGAATGAAATATTAGATTCTATAGATAGTAAATACTCTGTAGATACTTATAATCCTTTAGGTAATATAGTTCCAATAGAGTATACCTTTTACCTTTTAGTAGAAGGCTTATTAACATATGAAGATGGAATAACTATTCTTTTTGATTCTAAATCTATACCTTCTATTAATCTTATTAAAGGTTCTGTAATTAATAATATATTAAGAGCTGATGTTAATGGCGTTATATACCTATCTTTACTTATATCTATACCCCAGCCTGGTAATTATTTAATATCTATATTTAACTCTAGATTTAATAAATCTATTAATTTACCTATATACAATAGTTATGAGTTACCTATATATAACAATTTAAGTAAGTATGATTATAGAAGTAGAAAGAGAGAGATAGAAATTAATAATGAGGGAGTTACTACTTCTTTTAGTGCTATAAATCAATACTTTAATACAACTAGGGACTTCTTTATAACTAAACTAGAACTTAGATTAAGAGAAATTGGTAACAATAATTTAATAGTTGGTATAGATAAACTAGGTCTAAATAGTATTCCAGAATTAAGGTTAGTGGAATCTAAACCTAATGATTATTATTACTCAAACGACTCTTCTGCTATTACAACTACAGAATTTCTATATCCTACTTTGATAAATAAAGGAGATTATTCTATTGGAATAGATGGAGAAGAATATAAATTATACGCTTCTTTTAATCAAGAGAAGGATTATCTTACTGGTTCTTTATTTAACTCCTATAGTTTATTATCTCAAGATAGGTTATTTATTAGTAAAGATGGTAAATCTACTAGTGAATTATTATATACTAATCTCTCTTATCAAATATATAGAGCCGAGTTTATAGTAGGTTCTAGTGTATATATTCCTTTAGGGGTCTACGGTTTATCTAATGGATTTACTAATATAAGTCATTTTTCTTATAATACTAAGGATATAGTACCCCCAGGAACCCTTATTCAATATGAATATAAAACAAGTTCAGATTGGATTCCCTTTAAATCTAATACTATAACTAGACTTATTTCCATAGCTCCTTCTATAGAGTTAAGAGTTTTAATTAATTCATCTTCTTCCTTTGTATCTCCAATAGTAAATATAGAAGGTTCTACTATAGCTTTATACTCCGATAATTCTACTTATAAGTTATATACAGAGAGCAAATCCTTTCCCTTTACCTTTAATAAAGTTGTAGTTAAAGTAGATATATATAACAAGAAGGATGAAGATACTTTATCTTTATATAACTTAAAGACATTAAATAATGAGATTCAGTCTCTTCAATTTGTATCTTCTATTAATAGAAATACCTATATAACCAGTGAGTATAAGCTGGAACAAGGTTCTTTAGATACTCTAAATCTAGTTTTTGATTGTTATTCCCCTGGTATTGATAAGTTAATCCTAAGAAATATAAGAGTATATATATATGGATAATAAAATATTGTTCCAAGAAGGTACTAGTTTAACTTTTCTAAATAGGGTTCAAGATACTTTGAATCAAGACCTTTATACTCTTTTTAATACTCTATACTCTGTTTTCTTATATATAAATAAACCTTTAGTTGTTATAGAAGAAGATAAAGGAAGAGTCTTTGTATCCTCTGGTTCTATTTATATCTATCTAGATAAGGGTTATTTTATTAACTTCCCCTCTTCTTATATACCTATAAGATCTAATAACTTTATTATTGGGTTATCTATTAGAACTATAGAAGAACCTAGTGGGGACCCTCAATTAGAAGATATACCCCTTTCCTCTGTTCTAGGTTCATCTAAATTAGTTATTGAATCCACCGTTTCATCCTTTCAATCTTCTAATGATGTTATTCCAATAGCCTTTATAGAAGATAATAAAGTTGTTTATATTCCTAATAGATACTCTAATATTCAATCTACTATTTATGAATATTGGAGTTCTATTTTTGGATTATATATATCTAAGGGATTCTATTACTCAATTATTGATAATAAAATAAAGATTTCTCCTGGGTTGGCATATATAAATCAATTAGTTATAGTAAGAGTTCCCACTATATTAGAGTTAAAACCTGGGAATATTATGTTAAACTCTCTAGGTGATATTTATTATGAAGAGCCTGTTACTATACCTTTATCGGATATCTCTTATATATATTCAGACTTAGATGAGGTTATAGATAATGATTATAATTCTTTAATAGAAGTAGATGTATCTTCCTTTAGTTATATAAGTGAACCATTATCTATACCTTTATTTAATATAGATACTAATTTAAATATAATTCCCACTTCTAATAGAGTTATAGACATTAAAACTCTTAAGGAGAATATAAATATTAATACTCAATTAATAAGTAAATATCTAAATCTTTTATCTATAACTAGACAAATAAGTATTAAAAAAAGTAATTTAATAGTAGAGAGTTCTATTAAGGATACTAATAGTGACCCTTTCCATCCAGAATCTAAGTTTGAAATATCTAATAACCAGGCTATTCCTACTATAGATTATGAGAGTTTTAGTCTAACTTCCTTTGTTTCTATTAATACCTTTAGGTCTAATGGTTGGATAATACCTCTGCATAGTAAGGATGATTCTATATCTAAACCTAAACAAGAGGAGTTAATTCTTCCACCTTTATCTAGATTTCTACTTGTATATATAAGAGGATTAGATATAAATCTTGGTTTATATCAATTAGAAATTGTATCTACTCATAGTATTCAACTAGATAGAACTCTTGTTCAATCTCTTAATATAGGTCTTTATACCTCAATAAATACTTATAGTCCAGATGAGAGAGGTAGATTATCTATAACTATAAAGACTCAACTAGCTTATATAAAGATTAATTCTTACATATTAGAGTTAGATACAGAGCATCATCTATTAGAAAAGCAGGGTGAGGTTATATTAAAACAGATACAAGGTATAGTTTCTAGTACAGAGGATTACTGCTGGATTACTAATAATAAAGACACTTTAGTTCCATTATCTATTAATCTAATAGGTTTTTTAAGTAAGGTTATAGATAGTAATAGTAGTTTATTTATAGTTAAATACACTTTATTTAACCAAATAGCTATAGATAAGTTCACCTCTATAAGTGATAACTATTATATTCATGGTTCTAGATTAACTCTTTATGCTAATAAAGGAATTAATATAGATTACTCAACAGTTAGATTACCAATATCTAATACTAAGTTATATATAGATATTAATAGAGAATATGAAGTTAACTATACTAATTGGAATATAAATAAAGAGGGTTCTCTTATTTATAGGTACTTAATTGATGGCAAAGAAGTCCTTTCTATAGATAATAAGAGAAGGTTTAGAGCTGAAATAGAGATAAAACCCTTTGCTATTGTTAAGGAAAATTCTACTTTTAATATAGGTCAGACTAATGGAATTGGTATTTATATATCCAGAACTTATAGTGTAGAGATATATAAACAAGTAGAAGTTATATTAGAAGGTCTTGTATCTAATGCTTATATAAGTAGTAATGAGGGTCAAACCTGGGATGAGATGTTAACTATAGATAATAAAACCTTTAGTATTGATAATCTCCCCCCTTTAGTTAATATAGAAAGAGGGGATGGAACTATAGAAGTCCTAGAGAGAAATACCATTAAGTTAAAGATAGAGATGACTAATCTTAAAGGTTTCTCTATATATCTATATTAGTTTTAATCATAATAGAGTAATAAATAGTAGAAAGTCCTATGAGAATTATAAAGAGTAATAAATCAAGTCCTAGTAATGTAGTCATATATAAGAGTAATTTATATATAGAAGAATTAAAGAAAGAGATAGAAAGATTAAGGCATGATAAATCTAGTCTAGATTAGGTCTTTACTCGGTCTAAGGATGTATTCTATAACACTTTTTATTCTATTCTTTAGTTTCTTATTTTGTAAAGGTAGATCAGAGACCTTTTTTAAGTTTATAATCTTATGAACTCTTAAATATTTTTTAGGACTATCTCTATATACATGAGTTTCTATATTGAAGGGTTTAATATAAGATTGAAGAATAAAAAGATTTTCTACATTTTTATTCTCAATTTCCATATAATGCTCTTTCTTATTATTTTTATTTTTTATATGTATAATTTGAGATTTACTATCAAAGATTCCACATATAAACCCTATGTTTCTAATCTTTTCATCTTTAAATTTATAAGTTAAATCACTTAATAAATCTATCTTATAATTAGTCTTTTTTGCAGTAGAAATAACTAACTCAAATTCTTGGTCTAAATCTTTTAGAAAGTTTACAAATATGTCTAGAATATCCTTATCTTTTATATTAATAAGATTTTTTACTCTAGTAGCTATAAAGAAAGCTCCCTCTAACCAACCCATTTTATAATCTAAATGGTTTTCTTCAGTAAGAATAAACTTCTTTCTCATTATAGTTTTTAATATGTTTCTTATTTATTATAACTACCTCTTATTACCTCTATTAATTTATAAAGGTAATATTAATACTAATATTTATTTATATGAATAAAATAAAGGTAACTGTTCTTAAACCTTTCTCCTATATATTTGCTGGAACTACTAAATATATGAGAGAGGGTCAGATAGTGTATTTTGATCTTAATAATAGTTCAGAGTCACAGGAGGCTTCTTATGTTACTAGTTCCTCTTTCCCCTATAGAGCTTTTATATCTGTAGAGTTTGTTAACTCTAGTGAGAATTGTGGAGACTCCTCTTCTGGGAGTGGAGGTTCCACTGGAGGGGGTTCTGGTACAGGTGGAACCGGAGGTAGTGGCTCTGGAGGAACTAATCCTCTAGGTAGATGGTTAGGTGCCTATCCTACTGCTCCTAGTAATCCTAGTCTTAATGATTTCTATTACAACACTTCTACTGGACAACTTCTATATTGGAATGGTTCTAGTTGGTCTCTCTTTAATTCAGGTACAGTGGGTACTGGGGGGGGCTCTAATGGTGGGGGTTCTGGTCAATTACCTCCTATACAGGGAGACCTTTTATTACTACCTAATAATGAGTTACAGATAAGACCAGGAGTTATATCAGATGCTGATATTAATCCTAATGCTCGTATTAAGTTATCTAAGTTAGAGGTTAATCCTTTAGATAGGATTAATCATACAGGAGTACAGACTAGTAGTAGTATTGTAGATTTCGATTCTAGAGTAAGGTCTAATAGCTTATCTATGTTTAAACCTGCTACTAGTTCATTATCTATGGGGGGATATAGGATAACCGATTTAGATTACCCCTGTGATGCTGATGATGCAGTACCTAGAGCTTATGTAGATGCCAGATTAAATAGTATAGACTTCTGTTCTTTACTTCCAGTTTCATGTGACCTATCTCTTAATGGTTATAAGATAACTTCATTATCAGAACCCTCTAATAATGAGGATGCTGTTAACTTAGGGTATATGAAGGAATATATAACCAAATCTCTAGGATTATATTCTAGTGTTAGATTATTAGCTAATTATTCGCTTAATAGTCCTAGTGGTACTTCCTATGTTATAGATGGTAAACAAGTAAGAATAGGAGATAGAGTTCTTTTATCCTGTGAAAGTGACCCTAGGATGAATGGAGTCTATATAGTTAGTAATGGTTTATGGTTTAGGTCAGAGGATACAGACTCTAATGTAGAAATAGCACCAGGTAGAATATTCTTTGTTACAGATGGTAATCAATTTAATAACTCTGGGTATGTAACTTTCTCTCCAGATAATCCTATAGTTCTAGGTATATCTCCTATCTATTTTAATAAATTCACTGGTCTATCCCCCTCTAATATTGGTCTGGGTCTTCATCTAGTTAATAATAGATTAGAAGTTAAACCTTCTATAGGTCATACTATTGTTACTACTAATGGGGTGGAAATAGACCCTACATGGTCAGGTTCCTCTTCTATTTCTATACTAGGTAATATTACTCAGGGAAGATGGACAGCTAATCCTATAGAAATAGCTTATGGAGGAACAGGGGCGGGAAATGCTTCTCAAGCTAGGATTAACTTAAGAGCAGCTTCTTCTGGAGTTAACTCTGATATTACTGCTATAGAAGGTTTAAGTGTACCCCTTAGTGTAGACCAGGGTGGTACTGGTGGTTGTACTCCAGATGAGGCTAGATTTAATCTACAAGCTGCTGATTGTATTAATGGAGTATCTACTTGTATAACTCAATTACCTAATCTTGTTGGACCTATTGGTATTCATCAAGGGGGAACTGGAGCTACTAATAGAGATACAGCTAGATTTAATTTATTAGCAGCTAAGAGTGGAGATAATTATGACATTACATCACTCAATGGATTAACCACTCCTTTGTCTATACTACAAGGAGGGACAGGTGCTACTACAGCACTTCAAGCTCTTACTAATTTAGGAGGAGTTTCTAATGCAGCTAATATTGGTATTGGTTCTGCTATATTTGCACAGAAGAATGGAACAGTATTAGAGTTTAGAAATATAAGAGTTAATCCTGGTATTAGTATTCAGATAGTAGGTAATGATATAGTTCTATCTCCTAACTTAATAGCAGGGGCTGGTATTCAACTTAGTACAGTAGGTAATGCTATACAAATAGTTAACTTAAATCCTTAATCTTACTCTTTATATAACAACTATTATTACTACTATATTTACAGATTCTATCCTTTACTTGCTCCTCTTTCATTTCTTTATTCATACTGGTTACATAAATATCCCTAATTCCATGAATAATCTTAATAGAACAAACAGGACAAGATAAACAATCTCCAGGAAAAATAGACATATCTTTATATGTATGTTTTTATTTATGATAATAATATCCTATTTGATTAGGATATAAAGAAATTCCATAGTACATAAGAATAATAAATGAATACAAGAATAGCAGTTAATATATTAAAACCCTTTAGACATATCTATGGTAATAAAGATGTTCAGATGAAGGAAGGACAAGTCTATTACTTAGATATTAGTAAGCCTGATGATAAGAATGAGCTTATATATATGATGGGTGGTAGTTTTCCTTATAGATTCTTTATTTCTATAGATATAACTCCAGAGTTACTAGATTTACTTAATGACTCTAAATTTGATGTCTATTCCGTTCCTCCATCAGCTCCAGTTCAAGGTCAAACCTACTTTAATGATGTAAGTGGTATTCCCTATATCTATAATGGTAGTTCTTGGACGCCTATGACTGGTAGTGGAGGAGGGGGTGGAGGCACACCCACTGTAGTCCCTGCATTATTTGGAGATGTAACTTCCGATGGTTATAGTAATAATGTACAGATAGTACCAGGGGTTATTACAGATGCTGATATTAGCCCTACAGCAGGTATTCAACTTAGTAAACTAGCTACTAATCCTTTAGATAGAACTAATCATACAGGTACTCAATTAGCTTCTACTATATCTAATTTTATTCCAACTGTTCAAACAGTTCCAGTTAACCAATTAGCTCCTGCTACTGGTAACTTGAATATGAATAACTATAGGATTATTAACCTTGCTAATCCTATATCTGGTTCTGATGCAGCTAATAAACAATATGTAGATTCAGCTATAGCTGCTGTAGGGTTCACCTCCCCATTACCTCTTAATAAGGGTGGTACAGGGGTAGCTGCTACTACTGGAGTAGAGGCTCTTAACGCATTAGAAGGTGTATACTCTGGTAGAAATTTACCTGTTAGTGGCACTCCTCCTCTTAATAGTGGTAGAGTTTTTGCTCAGAAAAGTACAGGTACAGGTTCTACACCCTCTTATCTAGACTTTAGAAGAATAGTTGTTACAGCTCCATTAAGTATTATAGAGAGTGCTGATGCAATTACTATTGGCTTTACTGCAGGAGGGGGTACTACTTTAGATATAAACACAGCTTTAAGTGGTTATCCTTTATCTATAGTTAATGGCGGTACGGGTGCTACTACAGCTACTAACGCTAGAGTTAATCTAGGGGCAGTAGGTAGAGGGGAGAACTCATTAGCACCTAGCACTACAGTAGGTAATGTGTTTAGAGATGTTGTTAATAGTGGTGGAGACATTACTATGAGATTTAACTCTCTTAGTGAAGTTCCTCTTGGAGGTATTGATATTAATGAAACAGGTGGGGTCATTCAACTATCTGTTAGACAATCAGACCTCTCCTTAGCTAATATTGGGGGTTCTATTGACCTTACTAGTAGTCAGGTTACAGGGGTACTACCTATAGCTAAAGGAGGTACTGGGGCTACTACTATTAGTGGTGCTAGAGATAATCTTAATGTTGTTTATGATGCCAGACTTATTACTGGGGCTACTGGTCAATCAGTATTATCCACTCCTGCTGTAGTTCAACAAATAGGGGATGGGGGCATTATTAATATGAAAGGGATTATTGCTGGTAGTAATATTACTATTACCAGTAGTGGTACAGATTTAACCATTAATTCAACTGCCACTTCTACTATCACAGCAGCTAACCTAGGTACAGGTGATGGTAAACCCTATCATAGTGTTACTGGTACTACTCTTAACTTTAGATCAGTACAAGAAGGAATGGGTATAGATGTTGTTAATAGCATTAATGATATAGTTGTTAATCTAAGATCTTCATATATTGGTACTACTGGAGCTAGAATAGCTAACTTACCATTAGCAGCTAGCTCTCCTCTAGAGTTTAGAACCCTTCTTCAGGGAACTGGTATTACTATTACAGAGAACACTAATGACATCACCATTAGTTCTACTGGAGCTTCTACTGTATTTAATGTAGGTGGGAAGCCTGGACAGGTATATAGAGACCTACTTAATGGGATTCTTAATCTTAGAACTATAGGTGGAGCTACTGGAACTATTAACCAGGATGGTCTCCTAGTAACAACTGTAGGAGATGAAATTCATATTCAATCTAATATAGTAGATGCTGCTTCATTAGCTACTGGACAACATATCCTAACTAACACCACCCCCATTACTACTACTGGTAACACTCTTAACTTTAAAGGTGTACTAGCTGGTAAGGGTGTTTCTCTAGCCTCTTCCACTGGTACTGATGTAGTTATAGATGCTTTATTAGCTTCTGTAGGTCCAGGTGTACCCACCCTAGTATCAGCTAGCCCTGCTGTTGGAGCCCCTTATCAATTAAAGACTGTACAAGCAGGTACTGGTATTACTGTTACAGATAATGGAACTTCTATTACCATAGCTTCTAGTAGTACAGCTATTACTGGGGATTATGGGTTATTACTAACTGGTTCTGCTATGAAGGTAGAGGCAGTTAATCTAGGGGGTCAACAAGTTGTATTAGCCAACCCCACTGGTGGTATTAATGACCCAATGAACTTTAAAGGGTTAACAGCAGGTAAAGGGACATCCCTAGCTCTATCTACTGGTACAGAGATTATTATAGATACCCTTATAGCTTCTATAGGCTCTGGACAAACTCTATTAGGTACAGCTCCTACTAATGGTCAGCCCTTTAACTTTAAGTCTCTATTAGCGGGTACTGGTATTACATTAACCCCTGCTGCTGACTCTATTACTATAAGTTCTAGTGCCCCCACTGGAGCTGTTAATGTAGGTACTGGTCAACAGGTCTATAAAGCTCTTAATGCTGGTGTCCTAGAGTTTAGAACTATTCTAGGGGATTATGGTATTAATGCTACTACTGTAGGGGATACTGTTAATATTGCTGCTCATGCAGAGAACTTACCTGGTGCTGGTCAATTAGTTCTATCTACTGCTAGTCAGGGTAGTGCTGACCCATTAAGATTTAAGAACATTACTCCTGCTCCTACTAACCCAGGTATTAGTGTTACTGCTGATGTAAATAACATCTTCCTCCAAGCTCATGTAAGTGGAGTAGCTCAAGTAGGGACTGGTGTATCATTAACTACATCTGTTCTACCTTTAACCCCTGGTTCTATCCTTAATCTAAGAACTGTTCTAGGTGGATATGGTATTAATGCGGCTCCCTCTACTTCTACTAATGAAGTTCTAATCTCAGCCCATGCAGAGAATATTGGTACTGGTGTAAATGTTTTATCTAATCCTACATCTACTACAGATACGGACCCAATGAAGTTTAGAAAGATTTTAGCGGGTCCTTCTGGAAGCATAACAGTAAATGTAGTTACAGATGATATTGTTATTGATTCTACTGGAACTGGTATTGGATACTCTACATCTGCTGCTCTTGCTCCTGTAAGTAATTTAGGTATCCATAGATGGACAGTTACTCATAATCTGGGTTTACCCTCACCCTTTACTCAATTTACATTCTCAGCTTATGATTCAGTAACTGGAGATTATATAGTAATGGATAATATTACAGGAGTAGATGGTAACACTGCTGTTTTTACTATAGTAACAGGTGGTGCTTCTCCATCCACAAGCACTCATTTCCGTATTACTAAAGCTCTATAAATATAAATTATGAAGAAACTAATTGTTGAATTAAGAAATTATGCTGCTTCCAAAAGTCTTAAGATGGAAGAAGTTGGTTGCTATAGAGTTGATATTGAAGGGGATCATTACTTAGAAGAAGAGTACCTAGCTCTAAAGGCTCTACCTTCTTCTAAAGAAGTTTCTACCTCTATCCCTTCTATAGGTGAATATCCAGTGGTTCTATATGTTAAATCAGAGGTTAATGACTAATCAAATATATGAATAATTAACTATAATAAGGGGGTATAAATACACCCCCTTATTTCTATGAGTTCAACTTTATATATTCAATCTTTTATATCTAAATTAGATAAATCTAAGGATACTCTAGAACTTAGACAAGAAGGTTTTAAAGTTAATAAGATATTTAATTATCTGTCTTCTAAACTTAAGGATTCTCTTTCAGAATATAAAATAAAGACCCTGGCTATCCTTTTACAACATCAGTATGTAGAAGGTTTTACTATGGATGAACTAGTATCTGTAGGTTCCTTAAGAATAGACTTATTTAGTCATAATACTAATGAAACTATTAGACCTGCTATATGTGCTAATAGTTACCTCTATGATACAGGCTCTGGTAAAGTCTATGATGACCTCTATTCTAAAGGCTTATCTAGTTATCAAGTTAATTATTTGATATCTTCTAATAAACGCTCATTAACTAAGTTTGTTATAGATTGTTTATCTTTATAGGTAGATATTTCTTTTAGGTTATAGAGTTTAAGTATAACTCTATCTCTTATAACTTGATATAACTTATCCTTTATATTTATCTCAGATATAGGGTAAGACTTGTTGTTATATATAATCCTATCTACCTTTATATCCTTAACCTGTATATCTTTATAAGGATATCTATAAGTATAAATACTTAAACCTAGATGAATATATATAAGCCATACATCTTGATGATTAGTTAACCAAGATGGAGGGTTTTTATCTATAGTTATATTAGTAATTTTATTCATACATATGAGTTGTAGATTAGAAAAATCTCAAAAGGAAGAAATACTGAGAATTGTATCTGCTATCGTAGGTCCACCTGCTCTTTATAAGGGTAAAAACTATGGTTTAAGTTTACAAGATATTAATTTAAGATTAAGTACATCAAAATCTGATGGAAACCCTTTGTCAGATAATGTTATAGAAGATTATCATAAAGGAGTTATAAGATTACTAAAAACAGCATATTCTAATATAATCAAAGATTATAATGCGGGTAATACTAAGGATAAAAATACTCTTAAGCCTATAGCTCAATCTTTATTTAATTTATTTAATACAATAACTAATAAAAACTCTTGTAAGGATACTATAGGTCAAATAGAGGATTTTAAGGCTATACTGGCTGCTACTACAACTAATACTGGAGCTGCTACTTCTCCTGCACCTACAGCTCCATCTCTACCAAGCTCTACTACTTCTAATACCTCAACATCTACCGGAGCTACACAGGCCACATCTACAGCTCCTCAACCTACTATATCTCAATGTGCTAACCCATATAAGGATAGATGGGGTGTTAAGTTTAGATATCTAGATAGTAAGACTGGGGTTACATGTGGAACATCTACTAATACTACATCTACTCTTAAGGAATGGTATCTTACCCTTCTACCAGCTATGAGAAGCGTTATGCCTAATAATGGAGGACAGGATGTACCAGGAGCATTACCAGGTCTTCAATTTCAAATAAGAAGTAATATAGCTAAACATAAGATTCCAGGATTCCAACCTCTTTATCAACATCTAGGGGTAGATTCTATTATCATTACTCTAATAGGTACATTTACTGGGGATGGGGGTTTAGGTTCTACCTATGATGTATCTACTAAATCTTCTACTAGTCTAGGTGTTTCATATACACCTTGGGATAGTAGAACTCCAGTTAACCCTATATGGAATGAAATAGTCCCTACTCATAATAGAGCTGCTAGAGGTACTGTCACTTTAGATGCTAATGGTAATGTTGTTCCTTTAGCTTCTAGTTCTTATAATGCTACTACTGGAGGAGGAGTTAATGGAGGAGGTATAGGTATTAATGACAGTATCACTAATGTATCTACAGGAGACCCCAATGTGTTTATGACTAAGGATTTAACTAGAAATGGTATGTGGAATAGAGATGGTTGTCCTGGTGATTGTGAGCCTTATAATAAGGAATATAATGCTTATTCCTCTAAGGATGGTTCTATTACTATGAATAATCCTAGACAAATACTTAATAAAGACCAGGATGTATTTGGAGCTTATACATTAAGAGAGCTAGCCGCCTATAATGACTCCTACCATGAGTTTATTTCCTTCTATAAAATGGCTATACATGAAGCTAGAGAACTAGAGATAGAGATTAATCTAAGACGTAATAGTGATGGATTAAACCCCCAGGTTAATAGCTTTCTTCAATATGGTAGAGATGCTGTAGGTTATCTAAGGAATGATGCAGGTAATCCCTACTTTAAAGGAGTAGTAAAGAATATGAGAGTGTTCCATGCTAGAAGTGATAGAACTTGGTATTCTATGGAGATAGAGGTGACTGATTATGGTATGGCTGGAGGACAGGCTCTTAATCTTACTAATAGAATAGAAGAACAGGCTAAGAAAGCTATAGTTGCTAGTGTGGCTGCTGTTAATAAGAGTAGAGCTGAAGCAGGGTCTTTGGGGTTAAAAACATTTGAATTAAGTGTAGACCCTGAATGTTTAAGGAAATTTTTAAAAGAAAAGTATAATGGACAACTTCCGGCTTATGATTATACAGAAGATAAAAAGTTTGTATATGGTAAATCTTATGTATTATGGTTGTTAGAAATAGGTACTGAAATAAATTTAATAAGTGAAATAAATAATTCTAGATTGACTATAAAAGCTAATTCTAATCAACCTAGTATAGTTACAACTCCTCTTAATACTAAAGGATACTTTTTTGATTCTAAAACTGGATGGGGAGCTAAAAATGAAGTTATATTAACTCCCGATTCTTTAATTTTAGAATTACTTAATTATTACAAAGAAGCTCCTAATTTCCTTACTAAAACAAAACAGGATATTATTAATATTGTTAATAATCCTAATGTAATAATTAATAGTGTAAATCTAGATAAAGTAGAAAAGGAATCCGGGTGTCCTCCAGCTAATAATAAATCTCCCTCTTCTTCAGAGCCTTCTACTCATATTCCAGCTTGGGGAGATAACACATTTGAAGATTATAATGAAACCACTCCTACTGAATCTAGACCAGTAACATCTGCTACTTCTAATCCAGAGACTAAACCCCAGGATAATAAGGATAAAAAAGATGGTTCAACAAGTTCTATTACACCAGAGGGGCTTCCTATGATTGCTGAAGGAGATGGAGATTACCCTCCATCTGAAAGACCCCTTCCATATAGTAATGATATAAGAAAATGTATTTTTAATGAATTTATAAAAGATTCAGGTTGGATTGACTCTAGAACAAGACCTCTTTATCCTATAGGGGCTCTGCTTAGAGAAGGATTAGAAATGGATAAGGGCTATCTTGATTATGTTATAAGAACGCTGGATAAATTTCCTCCCTCTGAATATAATCTTGTAAAAAATGTAATAGGAAACGGTAGTTTAACTATTGTTTTAAATGGTGAAGATATTTCTAAAGGAGTTTTAATGGAACTTCAAAAAATACATGATTTAAAAGATACTAATAATGAAGAGTCAGAAAGACTAAAGAACTCATTAGTAAATTATATATCAAACCCTTCTATTGTTGTTAGAACTAGAGAATATGAAAAATGGTTATCAAATTGCAGCTAAAAGGAACCCTCCAATATACATTCTTAAAAACCAACTATACAAAGAGTCCAACTCTCCTATTTATTCTTATATTCCTATAATTAAATATATAGAATACCCCTCTATTTTTAACTCTAAAGAACAGTATCTTACACCTTATGACTATTACTATTACCTTTTTAATCTAGGTACAGACACTAAAAAGACTCTTGAAGATATTAGATATAGAAGGTTCAAGGGTATAGCTGTAGATTTAGATGCTTTGTATAGGTACTATAAAACTAATGTTAAGGTTAAGGAGAAATACTTTAAACCTATAGTTTATGGTAAGTTATAGACTACATAAGTTATATAAATACTCCCTTAGAACCTTTAACTTTTCATAATCTTTATCTATTAGATAAGTCTTCTTTATATCTTCTAATACTTTATTAGCTATTAACTTATCTTTAGATAATAGAATAAAGTGTCCATTTGTACTTTGTTTAAAGGAATATTCATAATCTATAGGACATTTAGTTATTAGAACTCTATTATCTTTATACTCTAATATGTCATAGTTATATATTTTAAAGGGTGTAATACAGAGTTCTAGGTCTATATAGTCCTTATTTGGAGATAGAGTTACATAACTTTCATCAGTTCTTATTGCTTCTATATAGGCTCTAGATTCCATAAAAGGGTATTTAGACTCTAGGATACGTAGGTTATTAATATGAGCAACTACCCTTTTAGCTTCATCTAAATCTCTATAACACCCTATTAACTCATTGAAATCTCTTTCTATATAGACAGCATACTGGGTTATTTCTTTATATTCCATCTTTCCTAAAGTTATATAGATAATCAATAAGGTCTTTTAATCTATTAAAATCTTTATCTAATAGATATTTATCTTCTAGTTCTTCTAACAGCTTCTCAGCTATTGATTTATTTCTAGCTATGATTACAAAGGGGTAGATCCCTTTATTAGGTTTAATTAAGTATTGAAAGTTAGAAGGTACATTAGCTTCTAGTATAGAAACATTACTCTTTTTAATTTTATAATCCTCTACTCTAAAGGATAAAACATATAGTTCTAGGTTTATATATCCCTCTTTATAAGGAATATTAATACATTCAAAGGGGGTATTTATTACATCTAAATAAACAGTATAAGTAGAATAAGATAACTTATCATATAAAGTCTGACCATTAATATAAGCAATTAGGTTCTTAGCCTCATCAATATTATTAAAACAGCCTATTATTTCTCTAGGGTTAGGTTCATTATAGTTATCTCCTGTTCCCTTAGAGTTGTACTCCATATAGACAATATACTGTTCAATTGTTTCATTAGACATAGGATAAAACCCCACTTATACGTTAGTATTTAGACTATAGAATAAAGATAAAAGAACTATTTAATATGAGTTTATATGAAGATTATTACTATAACTTAATAGATAAAGTAAAGGATATAGAAGAAAGACCCATACAGAGTATAAGTTTATTCATTAGTGAAGTTAGATTACAAAGACTGAACCATCCAGACTTCCCTTTTTATTACAAAGATATACCAATAGATAATCTAAAAAGCTCATTAAGTTGGATGGAACTAGTTAGTATAGTTAAGAATGAGAACTTTGAATATCTTAATACTCAATATATAAATGAACTTTTATATGAAGATAGACAGATAATTGGTAATGAAGGTTTAGTCAATCAAGACAATATTATAGATGAATACTACCTTTATGGCGATAATGATGGGGAATATGTTTCTATCTATAACAGTAATACCACCTTCTTTACTAATAAGAATATAAAAGTATGGTGCTTCTGTGATAACACTTCTATATCTCTATCTAATAGAAGGTATATATATTTACCAGTAAGTGAGAGGATAAGTTCTCATTTATCGTCTATACCTAAATATAAAGAGTGGAATATTTCTAGTGGTTATATAGGATATAAGGAGCCTAATGACCCTTTTCTTATTATTGGTAGAGTAGAACAGTGGTATAATTGGTATTCCTTAGTAGGGAGTGCTAAGAGTCACCCCTTTAATAAACATCTAGAGTTTACTAATAGAGTAACAGAACAGGGTTATGACAAGGAGTTACTTTATGAGTATATAGATAATAAAGGTTTATTAGGTAGAGTGGGTTCTAGATATTTATCTATATATAAACCTATAGATTTAAGTGGTCCTATAGGTTTAGCTAGAACATTAATAAAGGACCCTTGCTATGACCAGTATATAGGAGGTATACCCTCTAAGGGTTACTACCCATATGACATAGGAGAGTTCACTGGTTATATAACCCAGGAGGATTATTTAGATAAACCCTGTTTCTTATATAAGAAGGGTATAAACTCCTGTTTCCTTAGTTTCTCCCCTCCTTCTAACTATATAGACTTTCCATTAGAGACAGGGATATATATACAAGAACAATATTGTAAGGAGAAGGTTTATATACCAGACCCATCCTCTAGATGCTCATGGGAATTAGTTATACAGGATTTCACCTGTTCTCCCTCTTTGGATAACCAGGACTTAATAGACCAATGTTTGATACTAGGGAATAACTCTTATATCAATAACCAAATAAGTGGGTTAATGAATGATATAACGTATATAGTAGATGAATTCTTTTATTTCTCTTGTGTAAGAGATTTATTAAATCTACAGGATACTTTATACTCTGATACAACTTTAATAAACAATAGTTATTATATAAATACTAAAAGATAATGTTTAATTTACAAGTTAATAAAGCAGTAGTAGGTTCAGCTAACACTCAGATATATGAGGATCCAGTAGTAGGTAGTAATGGTACTGCCGTTCTTATGAGATATAACCACCTTATAGATGATTTAGAACAAGCTCTACAAAGTGTAATACCTATTACTAGAGGAGGATTAATAACTCTAGATATTAACTCTAATCCCTATGAGATTAATAAAGGATTAGAGTCTTATTGTTTAGTAGTAGATAATGGCACATCTAGTGGTTTATCTTATAGAGAGAGAGTGGACCTTACTTCTAATCAATCTATAGGGGGACTTAAAACCTTTACAGGGATTACTACCCTAGCCTCCGGGTTTGTATCTAATGCTACATCCTCTATTAATGGGGGATTAACTATAACCTCCACTCTATCGGCTGGAGCTACTATTATTAATGGCAATATTAATGTTAAAGGAAGTTCCTTATTAGAGACTAGTGTTACAGTTGGAGGCTTATTAACTACATCTAGTCTACAAGTAACTAATGTTTCTACATTAAATGGAGGGTTCACTTCTAATGCTAATAGTTTAATTAGTGGAGATTTAATTATAGATAACAATCTAATAGTTGACCAATCTATAACTTCTAACTCTCTTATTACTACCTCTATATCTATACCCTCTGTATTTAGTTCCTCTTCCTCTGGTACTACAGTAATAGGTAACTTTACTTCTACCTCTATTACTACTGGTAATCTATCAGCCTCTACTACTACTATTACAGGACTTGCATCTATATCTAATAGCCTATCTGTTACTGGTAAGACTACAACTGGTAGTTTAGAGGTAGATAGTAATGCTTTATTAGAAGGGGTTCTATCAGTAAATGGTAATAGTAACACTAAGGGTATAACTAATATAGGTAATATTACTAATACTGGTAATGTTAATATTACTGGTCAACTAATAGTATCTGGTTCTACTACTTTACAAGCTATTACAGGCACTAGTATTAGTGGAACTAATCTTAATATTAGTGCTACTGGGTTTATATCTTCTATTGATAGTGATTCCTTAGAATCTAATTCTATATCTACTAATACTCTAACTGCTACTGGTAACTCTAATCTAGAGGATATAGAAGCTAGTAATATTAATTGCCAATCTATTACTTCCTTAGCTAGTTATATAGGAGTAGCTTCTGGTACTTCTCTATCTCTATCTGGAAATCTATCTACTAACTCTTTATCAGCCTCTATCACTAATCTAGCTTCTCTAACAGTTACAGGTATATCTAACCTTAATCAATTAAATATAACTAGTAACTTATCTGTTATAGGTAATGGTGTAATTAATGATTTAGAGATTAAGGGAGACTGTTTAGTTAAGGGTAGTCAGGTTATAGAGGATGGGTTATTAGTTATAGGTAGTATACAGGGTAGTAATGTTAGTGGTACTAATACAGGGGATGAGGGTGAAGCTACTCCTATAGAGTTAGGGGTAGTAAGGGTTGATATTAATGAAGTTAATCCTTTAGTTTATACAAAGACTACAGTTGATTCTACTTTTATAAGAGTGGATAATAAAGGTCAGATAGATGGAGTAGCTCCCTTAAACTCTTCTTCTAAAGTTCCTTTTATACATTTACCTTATATAGTAAGTAGATATACTACTACTTTTAATGAGAGTAATAGAGTGAGTAATAAGGTTTTAATAGAACATTTACTTAATACTAGAACTCCTGCCTCTATAACTATATGGAATGACCAGTATGAAGTAATGAGTTTACCCATTAGAAGTACAACATTAGACCATATAGAGATAGATATTAGTGTAATTATAAATGGAGACTGGACTATTAAAATATTAAATTAGTATGATAACTACAACAAGTAGAGAGATATTAAATCATTTAATAGAGGATTATCTAATAGATAATCTAGGATGTTTTCTTATATATTTACCAGAATTAGGCATAGATGATACTCCAACTGTGTTGGAGTATGAGAGAAGAAGAGATTTAACTATGAGTGAAGCTATCAATTATGAGATAGGTAAATATAGTCTTAATGGTTACTCGAGGTATATATTTAGGAGAGAAGAGATAGATTTAAAGAGGACTAATAGTCTAACAAGTATAACTATTAAACCTTTTTTCCAAGCAGTTGGAGATTATATGGAACCTTTTACCCATATATGTTTAGCTAGAGGATTATCTAGTGGAACTATAACTAATGGAAATAATAGAGGGAATCCTATAGGTTCACTTATATTAACTAAGCCAGTACCTACTAATATTCTTCCTTCTATACCGGGTAGATTTGATATTCCAACTGGTTCTCTAGCTTTATATTTAGCCAATGGTACTAGATATGAGACAGATATAAGTCTAGTAATTAGTACAAAGAATATGTTATAGATATGTTAACTAAGAGGCATTTATTAGAGTTAAGAAGAAAGTTCTATTATACTTCTAGTGCTTTTGGAGGACCAGAAAATCTAATAGAGATATTGGAAAGAACTAATATAACGGGTATAGAAGTAGAAAGACAGGTTTATAGAATCTTATCTCATCCAGGAGAAGTAAAGGTTATAAGTCCCTGGGGCTTAGTATTAGATTTAATGAATAGGGATTATACAGGTATAAGTAGAAGTGATTCTATATTAATAAAATACCCCTATGGAGTATATAACTCTAGAGGAGAAATCTTATATAAAGTAAAGAATCATAATGGTTACTTTGGTCTTAGTAGTCTAGATAAAACTCTGGTCCTTCAATCTAAGACAGGGGAGATGTTTTATCTTAGATATAGCTCTATAGAAGGGGAGATGGTAGTTCTACTTATAGTAAATAATCTGGCTCTGGAGAATGCTTATCCTAATGTTATATCTGATAGAGACTTTATAGAACCTCCTCCTCTTAGAGATGAACAGTCAGGATTTAATTTTGAGAGACCCGCTATAGAACCTTTTAAAAGATGGATTAGACTTAATACTTCTAGTCTTACTTCTAAATCTAATATTCTAGTTCATCAGTTAATAGGCTCCCCTACGGTTATACCTTCTATAGAACAACTTATAACCAATACTCAGGTAGTTACAGAGGAGATTTTAATAGATAAGGAAATAATCATTTACTTAAAGAAGTCTGGATGGTTATGTATGAGACAGGGTAATAACCTTTGTGTATTTGATAATTTAACAGGAGAAGGTGTAGATAGAGTTATAGAAGCTAAGAGAGGAATTTATTACATAGCTGTAGGAGATGAGATTAAAACTAGTATTAATATAAGGCAGGAACTGGGTCTTGTTTCTAGAGTACCTGTTAATTTATCTACAGATGATTCTATTAGTCTAGTAGGGGGTATAACTTATGCTTAAAAGGAATAAAAATAAAGGTAATAATACAAGTAGTTTACTAGCTTCATTAATAAGTGAGGCTAGTACCTCATTAGAGGCAGATAGCAATCTTTCTATAGTAGAGTTTGCAGAGGATATTTTATTTAATAGTAGAGTAAACTTGTTTCCTCAACAAAGGGCGGTGTTAAAGATATATAACAATGAGGATATAAATGAAGATGAGGAGAATATATTAAACGAGTGGTTTAATGAAGGTAAGACTACATGGAGGAAGGGTAGGGTATATAGTGATTTAGTTCTAGAAGCTGGTAGGGGTTCTGGTAAGAGTGTATTGGCAGCTATTATAGTTCTTTATGAGTTCTATAAGTTAATCTCATTAAAAGAACCTGCTTTATTCTATGGACTTATACCTAATGACCCTATATCCATATTTGTTATAGCTAAGAGTGGAGACCAAGTAAAAGAGACTTTATATGCAAAGATAAAGGGTTATGCTGAACAGAGTGAATACTTTAAAGCTCTAGTAGATAATGAAAAGATAACTATACAAGAAGAGATGATTAGATGTAAGGATAAGAATATAGCTATATATGCTAAACACACTAACTCCTCCTCTCTAGTAGGTTATACCCTTAAGTGTTTAGTTCTAGATGAAGTGGCTAGATTTGATACTAGATTAGATGAGTATGGGGACCTTACTTCAGCGGCTGATGATATCTTTTATAACGTAGGTAAGGGTGTAAAGAGATTTGGAGCTAAAGGTAGAAGAGTAGCTATATCTAGTGCTTGGAGAGTTAATGACCCTATAGAAAGACTTCTTAAAACAGCAGATAAGGACCCAGAGACTATTGGATTTAAATTATGTACTTGGGATATTAATAAAAGACCAGAGTCTACTAGACAATCTCTTAACTCTGAATATCTAAAGGACCTTACTAGAGCTCAATTAGAGTATGAGGGCATAAGAATAAATAATAAGGGCTCTTCCTTTATATTAGAGGAACTTATAGATAAATGTACTAAAGGTTTATCTATGATAGATACAAAGGAGATAAATTTAGACATAGGGGATAGAGGTTATGTAGGACAAAAAGTATTAAGAATAGAAAAAGATAGAGAGACCCCTTGTTTTATTCATATAGATTTTAGTGTTAAGAGGGATGCTACTGGACTAGCTATAGCTTATCCTTATAAAGTAGATGATAGGTACTTAATTAATGTAGGAGGTTTAATTAAATGGACTCCATATACAGATGATAAAGGAAAGAAAAGGTTAATAAACTTTAATAATATAGAAGAAGTATTAATGATTCTAGCTCTTAATAGGAATATATTAAAGATGACATTTGACTCTTTTAGTAGTGCTCCAACTATTCAGAAGCTATATACATTAGGTATAGACACTCAAGAGGTGTCTGTTTCTAGAAGTAGTCAAGCTGAGTATTTTACTTTATTTAGGGATTTATTAAACCAGGAATTAGTTATTCTACCTAAAGATTCAATATACTTTTCATCTTTAAAGTCTGAGTTATTGGGCATTAAGATGAATGAAAATCTGTCTATAAGTCATGGACTACAAGGGAAAGATATATCAGATGCTGTAGTTAATAGTGTGTTTCAGTGCTATAACTATATAGTTAATTCTGGTTTAACCTTTAACAATACTAATAATATACTAGTTAATCCTAGTCTTAACTCTTTTATAAATATAATTAATTCCCCTTATAATATAGGTTCTAGTGTTAATAGATACCGTTCTCTTAAATATAAACGTCTTATTTAACTTTAATGTTTACTTGCCCAATCCCCAATTGTTACTCTTTAGCCTCTACTCCAGAGTGTATACCTGTAGTTTCTTATATAGATTCATGCTTTTCCTATGAAGACCCTCCCATATCCTTACCTATATTAGAACCTATTATGTTAGCTCCTAGGTTCTATATAGAGGTTTCTACTAAAGGAGAAGCCTCTTTCATTTATAAGATTGATAAGTATGGGTTACTTAGTAATTATATTCAACTGCTTTTAAAACCTAATAAAGAGTATAAAGTTAAGTATTTTCAATGGAAAAAGGTTATATCTACTTCTATTAATACAAGTTCATTAACTAAAATTTTAATAAAAGAGGAGATATGGAAGATTCCTTCTTCCTATTTATTGCTCCAAAGTCTTAGTTTAATTAGAAAAGATGATGATTCTAGTTCATGTATTGATGACTTTGATGTTATAGATAACCCTTTTATTCTTAATCCAACTATTAATATAGAACCTAAGTATAAAGGAAACCTTATTTATAAGACTCTTAATCTACCTATTTGTACTTATACTAATGAAAGAGTTGTATCTTCTATAGGAATTGGATGGTCTAATGCTCCTAAACCTGGAACTAAATATTCTATTTCATACTACCAACCACTAGATATTAAACAAGTAATAACTAATACTAATCATATAGATTTAACTAATATATACACCTAATATGACTAATCTAACCTTTACAAATAACCAATATGATATTAAAACCTATGCTGTTAGAACTATATTACCTAGTTTAAGTGTATTAGGTAAAGCTATAAAGATGGATATAGAGGACTCTAGATTTGTTCTTAAAGGAGTGTTTACTACAGAGTTCATTCTTAATAAAGCTATAATAAGTTACTTTATTCCCTCTAAACCTAGTCCTTTCTATGCTAATAAACCTGTATGTCTAGTAGGTAATATTACTGGACCAGCCCCAGACTTATATATTCAAGCGGCTAACTCTTCTTTTATAGAAGGGACTATAAGTCGTTTAGTATATATAAATGAGTGGTATCAGGGTGTAAATCCTTTTACTCAAGCTAGAAATCCATCTACTGCATTCGACTTTTTTAAACATCTATTAGCCTCTAACATAGAAGATGTAATTAATTACCCTAATCAATAACTATATGCCACACCCATGTACTAACTCTTGTTCTCCTAATAATAGATGTAAAGATAGACCTCATGCTGGTCTATCTTTTAGACTACATAAGGATGATTCTATTTATACCCCTATCATAGAAGCTAGAACTCTAAGAATAAATCATTTATATGAATGGGAACTAGAATCTGGTTCTGCCTATGAGTCCTCATTCTTCTCATCTATAAAACTACAATATGACCAGATTCTATCTCCACCAGCTATGCAACCAGCATTTAATATAGAACCTCTTATCATATCCTTCCACTCCTCTGACTTCTATAAAGTAGATTTATCTAACGCCTCTTTACCTGAATATATATCTGGTATATATGTTCTCACTAATGTGGTTATTAAAGAAATAGCTTTAGACCAGGACTGTTGTTGTAATAAGATGAAGGTAATAAAAGCTAGAGGAACGTTTGATTGTGTAACAAATATAGATACAGTACCAGATAAAGATTGTAGGGTTGAGGTATATCCAATACCAGTTCCAGTTAGTATTAAAGAATGTAATAGTTGTGATTAATTATGTCTTCTTCTTCTCTTGATAGGTCTTTAAATTCTAGATATAATGAGGAGTCTTCTTTATCTAAGGCATTAAGAGACCCTGTTAGTATAGCACTAGCTGGAACTGCCGCTATGGGTGGTGTATTAGGATCTATTAATTTCTTTAATAAAGTTAGAGATGATTATTATCATCCTTTTACTAGCTTCTTAAGAGATAGATTGAATGCTGATATTACACTAGAGGTTCCTTATGACTATTACGATGAACCCTCAGCCTCCCGTTCAGAGAATACAACAAGAAAAACTAATAATCTAACAGAAATAGACCTTACTCCTACTCCTTCTTCCTCTGGTGATGTACCAGAGACTAATATCTTTATTAGGATAAATAATTGGATGACTGAGAGGAGACAGGAGCGTATGAATCAAAGATACGGTTCTAGTAATCCCGCACCTAATACTTCTAGCACCCCCTCTAGACCTACATCTAATACTAATACTCCAGCACCTAAACCCTCAATACCTCAGCCCATAACTCCTCCCCCAACTAATCCCTCTTATTCAATACCAGACCCTTGGCTTGATACTTCAACTAGTAATACTCCCCCTACTAGACCTTCTATTGTTCCTGCTTCTGTTAATTCCCCATCTACTCCAGTTAATAAAACTGTTCTTCCTTCTAATTCTGGAGTATCTATTAATCCTCCATCTATCTCTAGAGCAGCTCCTAGTGTACAGGTTAATAATGTTATCCCTAATAAAAGACCGTTAAATCTTAATTCATTACCTCCTTCTAATAAGGTAATGGGTAGTATAGGTATAGCCGCTCTTAGTTATATAGGGTTAGGGGTTCTATTAAGGGGGCCTGATTATTTATCTTATACCTCTAGTGGGTTTACTAGTTTCCTAGGAGGATTAACTACAAATAATCCATATAAGGATGTAATACTACCAGGGGGTCATAGAGTTATTCCTAGTCTATCTAATAGAACTCTTATGAGTAACTCTAGGTCTGATACTTTTATAGATGGTTATAAAGTAATGGATATATCCATACCCTCTGGAGCTGACTCTAAGAATAAATCTATAGAGACTAACTACCTTCCAGAGGTACTAGCAGCAACTATAGGTATATCCTTTGGGGTAGGGGTTGATGTAGGGATGTCTAAGTTATCTAAGAGTATGGCTAATAGGTCTAACACCTTTAGACATGTATTTGATAGAGATAGAACAGGGACTTTTAGTAAGAACTTCTCTCCTTTACTTTTAGGAGCTATAGCTGGAGCAGCTATATCAGATAACTCTATAGAAGATAAAGTACAGGGCACTTACCTAGGAGCTATGGGAGGAGGATTTATAGGGTTCCTAGGTATGAAAGAAGAGATAGGTCCCATGCTTAATAAAAGATTAGGTCTAGGTCTAATGGGTGGGGCTCTAGGTCTATTAATAGGTTCTAAGATAAGTGCTTCTAAAGAATCTAATAAAGTCACTTCTTATAGTATTAACAAAGGAGGAGAGTTAAGAGTTACTTATGATAACTTACAGGAGCTAATAAAAGAAGATAAAGCTACATTACCCTATGACTTCTATAAACATCCAGAGGCTAATAAGTTAGTAGAGGCTTATCTAATAAGTAATCAAAGGGGTTTTAGAGGTATAGAAGATACAGGTAATTATGCAGATAGACATTTAATTTATCAGGTAAATAAAGATAAGCATGGATATAATACTCAAATAGGTAAGTTAAATATTAAGTTGGATATAACTGTTCCTAGTTATTCAAAAGAGGAGGGGTTTATTAGAGTTAGTCAAGAGGAGGTTAGAAAGAAGTATTCTATTAAGGATACTGATTCTATTGATAGAGCTAATGGTTTATTTAATGCTTATCAGATAGGTTTATTTATACCTTCTATGACCTTCTTTACTATAGGGACTATAGCAGAGGTTAAGAATAAACCCGGGGTTAAGAAGATAGTAGATTTTATTACTAACTATACAGATAAGGTTAAGTATCTATGGCCAGGAGAAAGAGCTATAGGTGAGGGTATACAGGAGATAGGGCAGGGGAGTACAGCCTTTCTTACTAGAGGCTATTCTAGAGGACTTAATAGAGGTATAAGGAAACTAGGGGAGGGCATTAAGTATAAAGTTATAGGTGAATCCCTTAGTTTAGCTAAGAAGACATTTATCTATGCTATACCTGTATCTATAATCTCCTCTATGTTTGGAAATATAGACAGAGATAATAATCAGAATATAGAGGTCTATAGTAAAGAGGTGTCTCACTATGAAGCTATAGAGACTATAATGCCAAAGGCTACAGGTAATAAGAATATAGACTCTAGAGTTAATCTTCAGACTTATATGGAGGAGGGTACAGCCTATAAGTTAGGGGATGTTATTATCTATGATTCGGGCACTATAGGCCAAGGATTAAGGAACTTTCTAGAGACAGCTCCAGATAAATCTGTTAAAGCTCTTTTATATAAGCTAGGACATGAACAGGGGTTACAAGAGGTAATAAGTAGAAAGGCTGCTATAGGGGGTATAGGTATAAGTGGTGGGGACAATATAGATACCTTTTCCTTTTGGGATGAGATAGGAAAAGGATTTCAAGGAGAGGGGTCATGGGCACAGGTTTTTAGTTATCCTTTAAGAGCTAGTAAACATGAATCATTAGGAGCTGGTATAGCTTCAATAACCAGTCCTATAGTAGGAGGGTTGTATAACAATCTAGCTACTAACCTAGGCTTTGACCCTATATATAACTATAAGTTTGATAAAGATGTTTACTCTCCATTAGCTCATTCTCTAAATACTCTTACTTATGGTGGGTTGGGAGCAGCAATAGGTATAGGGATACATTCATATGTAGGGGGAGCAGGTAGGATACCTATGAGGGGTAAAGGGAGATTCGTAGGAGGGTTAATAGGAGGGCTTATAGGTGTAGCTCTAGGAGCCACTCAACCTACATATATAGACTCTGGATTCTATGATTCCTTAAGTAAACAAACACAGTTATCCTTTGGGGTATTTAAAGAGAGTAGTGCCCATAAAGCTCTTACTAAAAAAGATTCTTCTATAGGAGACTTAGTATTAGGGGCTGGACTAACTGCTGGACTACCAGCATTGGTAGGTGTGGCTCTACCAATGAAAGGGAGAGTTAATAGAGGTATATTCCTAGGGATAGTTGGTTATACCACTGGTATGATTATATCTACTATGACAGGTAATGGTGTATTACCATCTACCTTACCTATGTCTAGAAGGTTCTTAACCAATGAGTATGACCTTAGTAATCAAACCTTTAGTGTTTTACCAGGGGCTAGAAGGGGTAGTGGTAAACAACAGTTATCCCATATTCACTCTAAGACCTTATGGAGTAGGGAAGAGGTGTTTATATCTACAGGTAACTTAGATTCTGTATGGAAGAATATATATGGAGATGAGTCCCAGTTTAATATAGCTGTTAGGGTTAAAGGAGATACAGCTAAGAAGCTAATACCTCAATTAGATATTCTCCATGAGTTTATGAAGAAAGCTACTCCAGATTCTAACCTTTCTTCTATAGTAGACCAGATACCTGATTTGATACTAGGGGGGCAAGGTTCTAAATCTAATGAGAAGATATTAGAGTTTATTCAATCAGCTAAAGGGGATTTATGGATATCTGCTCCATATCTAGCAGGATTAAGTAGAGATGTAAGACCTTTAGTAGAAGCTATTAAAGCTCTAGAGGCTAAGGGACAAAATGTTCATCTTATAGCTCAGAACCCTAGAGGAGTGTCTGCTGGGGGCCAACCAGAGATGTCTATAGCTTTACAAAGAGAGTTATTAGCCTCTGGAATAGATGTATACACCACTCCATATACTAATACCACCCTAACCCATGCTAAGTTATTAGCTGATGATGTAAAGACCTTTATAACTAGCCATAACCTATTCTCTGGTAACTCTATGAATAAGGTAGTAGAGGTAGGTATAGTTCTAGAGGGGGAGGAATATGCTAAGGCTACTAAACAGGCAGCCCTTAGATTTATGATAAAGAATAACTTCTCTAATATTAAAGATAGTCCTCAATTCTCTCCAGAGGTATCTAAAGGATTTAGAGGGGTAGAAAGAGTAAAGGCCCTAGATATAAACCCTCAGTTTGCTGGTCTATTTGACCACCATTCAGGCTATCTCCTTCTTAACTCTCAAATGGGAGCATCCTTTTTCTACTCTAGAGCTCTATATAATAATCTCCAACGTCAAGCAGGTTTCTATCATAGGATTATAGATGAAGAGTTTGGTCCAGCTACTAGCTTATTTAAAATAGCTTATCTAGCTCACATAAATAAGAACACTAATACTCCTTTAAGTACGGACTTATCGTATATCCCCTACTTTGTTAGTCAATATGATAAAGAGTTACAGACTCAGGGGGTAGGTGGGGTATTTAATGAGTTTGTATCCATGAGGTTAGGGATGGGTAGGATGTATAAAGATGAGTATGGGTTTATAGGTTCTATAGCTGGTTCTATAGGGGCTATTCTAGATAGAACTTACCTATTCTTCCAGGGAGGTAATATAGTGGGAGTTCATAGTAACTATGATGATGTAGATAACAAGGATATGAAGTATAAGAATAGAATGTTTCAAGAGGGGACCTTTGAAGCATTATTTACTTATCTAGCTGTTACTGCTGAATCTGCTGTAGCTTCTATAGCCTTATATATCTCATTAGGAGAACCTATTAATTTATTAATAGGAGAGGGTTTTAAGACATCTACAGAGAACTTTATTAGAGATGCTATTAAAGAAGAAGATTTCCTATCCCCTTCATCTAGACTTAAAAGAGCCTCTAACCTAGGGTTATATGACTCTCAGAGTTCTATACAAGCTAGACTATCTTTATTCTCTTCTATTACATCAGGGGAGGAGTATTTCTCTGTATCTAACTTTAAGTTAACTCCTTATCATGTAAGCAACTTCTTCCTTAGAGAAAGGTCCTACCATCTACAAAGAGAGGTATTAGAACCCTTCTTACTAGAGAAGATAAACCCCTATGAGAGATTTGAAAGGTCTCAACAAGGTTTTAGAGCGGTTATTAATAAGTTTATAGAAGAGATAAGAACCCCTCCAGAGATTAGATTAGTAGCTTCAGAATCTAATCTAGAAACTATATCTAAACTAGTAAAACAACAGAAGGAGATAAGTGAACACTTAAGTTCTATAGGGGTTAATAAAAAGCTAGTAGATGTAATTATTTCAGAGGCTATAGGTTATAAGGAAGTAAGGAGTCAATTAGCCTCTGCTCTAAATCTAGATCCTAATGCCTCCTTAGATGAAATAGTTAACACTCTTAAAGGATTTAACTCCTCCTCTTATTTAGATGGTGTACTTCCATCTATACAAACTAGAAATAAACTAGGTACTTATACTTATACAGAAGAGGGTAAGTTAATATCAGGAGTTAATTTAGAGATAGGTAATGTAGGTGTAGAGAGAGCTACTAGGATAGCAAGAGCTGTACAGGATATATTAGATGAGATACCTCTTAATCCTATACATTGGAAGGTCTTTAATAGTAATAGTGTGGCTTCTTTATTAGGAGTAAAGGAAGGGGGTTATCAGAGAGTGGTTAATAGAACTAACTTTACTGTTATATCTAAGGTAGCTACTATAGGGGATATCCTATCCTTTACAGATTTAACTCAAACTATGTCAGAGATTATGTTTGGTAAAGGAGGGATATCTGCCTTCATAGCCGCTAATGAAATATATAGTACAGAAATAGATAAGAGTATAGCTAGACATTCAGTAGATAGGATTCATACTATATGGAATATGACAGCAGGAGCTGCTTATAGAGCTTCCTCTAGAGCATGGTCTAGATATAAGTTAGTTATGGGATTACCCTTTCAGACTGGATTAATGAAGGCTAGTGAGTCATTAAAGGCTATGGAGTTTAATCTATTTAATAAGATAGGGGATGATGGATTAAGAGGTATAACCTGGGGAGATGATGCAGCTATTATCTCTAAGAGAATAGAGGATTTAACTAAAGAGGCTAAAGCTATATGGGAACAGTCTATACAGTCTGGTGAGTATGAACGTATATCTAAATATGTATCAAGTCTAGACCAAAGAGGGTTTATAGCTGAGTATATAGCAGAACAATTACAACCTCATGTGGATCCATTAGCCAGAAGAATTAATTATATAGATGAATCAGTAGTATCTGCATTACATCAAGTAGATGAGGTTCATCAGGCTCTATCTAATAACCCTAGAATGGCAGGTACTTTCCTTATGGAGATGCAAGAGCATTTAAGGAAAGAAACTATGGATATGTTTGTTACTGCTACTATGAGTGGTTCTAATCTACAGAAACGTCTTATTAAACTTAGACCAGGGGACCCCTATGGTCTAGCCTCTAAGAAGAAGATGGCTTCTGTAGCTATGTCTTTATTAGGTATAGGAACTATATTCCTAGAACAACTCTTTACTAATACTCAGGGAGTAAGTATATTTACTCAGGTAGCCACAGCTCTTACATTTAGTAGATATAGTGATAAAGAAAGTGGTGTATCTACTACATTTACTAATAGTGCTTTCCTACCTGGTTCTGGTGTATCTAGATATATAACTAATATAGGGGTTAATATAGGGGTCCTTGGTCTATCTCATATAATAGGTTCTTCTATATTAAGGGCTCAGGCTCTAGATTACACCTTTGATAATGACTTGTTATATAGACATATAGATGAGACTAGGGGAGCTTCTATTAACATAAGACTCAAACATCTAGATGCTAATGGAGATGAGGTAATAGAGCTTGTATCTGATTTAATAGATGATTGGAAGACAGAGGGTGTAGAGTCTGGAGCTGACCTTATTAAGAGATTAAAGGGGTTAGTTAATGAGGGTTACTCCCTTCAATACGCGGTTACTAAAGGAGCTTCCACTAAGTACCTATCAGCTTTTGTAGAAGGTAAATATCTAAAGACTAGGGCTATTAGATTTGTAGGTAATACATGGTTTAACACTGCTGTAACATATGCTGTATTAACAATGGCTATAAAAGGGGTTAAAGGGGGTATAGCTTCTACTCTTAATACTCTTAGAGATACTACTGGAACCATAGACCCTATTCTATTTGGAGGTATAGGTATGGGTATTGGAGCTATAAAAGGGGGATTTAGAGGAGGTCTAGCTGGATTAGCTGTAGGGGTATTTAGCTCTTTTATAATGAATAGTCTAGGGGTTAAACTTCTTAATATTGGAGGTAAAGGAGTTAAAGTAGATAATTTAGAGACTGGTATTTTATCAGAACTATCTAACTTTAGACATTATGTTATGGCTAATCTAGGAGATGCTAGTAGAGCAGAACTAATGGCAGCTCTATGGTCTAGAAATATGGAGTCTGCCTATTCTATTCTCTATAAAGAGCCTTCTGGTACAACCTCTAATGTATTAGCTAAACAAATAACCTTTCCAGTATTCCAATTCTTCTTTACTAGTAAGGTAATAGGAGAACAAATAAATAATGAAGGGATAATAACCAATCCTGGGCAGATATATTATAGTACAGGGATTCAGGGTCCTCCTATAAGTGGTATATCCTTCTCTTTTGGTCTTCCTTTTAAGATAGTAAAGGGAAAGGGGGTGTTTGGTACAGGTATTGCCTATAATGAAGAGGCTAATGTTATGGATTATATTCATAGTGTTAGCTACACCTCTTTATATCTAGGAGCTAATAGTCTAGCTCTTGGGACTTTATATAAAGTAAGTAACTCATTAAAGAGTAAATCAGCTATTAAGGAAGTAGGAGTTCTAGAAATGTTAGCTAAGATGTCTAAGGGTACTGCTCAATTAGTAGATGATGTTTTAATGACTCCCGTAGAGTTTGGATATAGAGTAGTAACCTCTCTAGCTACAGTGGATATTCGTAATGCTTTCTCTGTAGCTTATAAGGAACAAGATAAGGCTGCTCAATTAGGTACTTTAAGAAAACCTGTAGGGGGTATAGGAGCTCTAGCATTAAAGACTTTACTAGGGTTATATATAGGGGGTCAGATAGGAAGTTTATATCAAGGTATAGTCTCTAAGGATACTATTGAGTATCAAGATAAAGTGTCTTCTGCTATAGATGTAGGGGCTCTTATAGGTGGGGGTCTAGCAGTTGGTCATCATTTTATATACCCTAAGATATATCCGCATATACAGGGTAAGTTATTTAAATACAACTCTTTACCTAGACTCCCTAGATATATACCAGCTCTAGCTATAGGAATAGGAGTAGGCACTCTTATGGCTAATAGTAGCTATGGATTAAGTAGTGGTATGGATTTCCATGAGGATGAACTTAGTTTCACTAAATATGCAATTACTGCTGTAGGTTATGGAACAGTATTAGGAACTGTAGCCTATAAGGTGGGTAATATAGGATTAACAATGGCAGATACTCTCCAGAAGTATGTAGATTTAGATAGTAGGTTAGAGATGGCTACTGTTAAGAGTACAACTGGTAGTGGGTTAAATAGGATGGTTAATAAGGCTAAGAAGTTCTACTACTCCTTATTTATAGATAATGCCCAGAAGGAAGCTCAGATGGTAGTAGATACTATTAAACATAACCAGCAGGAGATAGATGTTAGATATAACCAAGTAAAGGGGGTAAAGGGAGAAACAGTAGCAGATACTTTACCAGATGGTTATGCTCGTAAAGCTGTAGAACTTATAGATAATAATACAGATGTTAAGTTTCTTATTCACTCTAGTGAGAACAAAGAGATTCTTAATAATATTAATAAAGCTAAGGGTTCGTTCTTAGAGTCTAGATTTCATAAAAGGATATTTCCTCATAGAGTTAAGAGAACAGTAGGTGGGATGATAGCTCTTGGAATAGGATTATCTATATTAATGGGAGGTAATGAGGGTCAGTTCTATGATTATATAGAGGGAGCTTCTCCTGATCAATCTAAGGTTAGAGCTTCAATGGGTAAGATGCAGGCTGTATTCAGGTCTTCTCTAGCAGATATATTTAGGTTAATAACAGGTAGAGATAAGAAGCTAATGAGTCCTAACCAACTTAATAATGTCTTTAGGTCAGCATCTGAGTATACAGGTATAGACTATAAAGTTCAATATGAGAAGTTATTAAAGACTAGACCAGACCTTATTAATTCTATTAATAGTAGTATTAATGGTTTCTCTCAATTAATGGTATTTGATAGCCCTAATGCTTTTATATCTATAGGGGTTATAGGAGGAGCATTTAGAAGAAGTGAGTATGGTAACATCTTAACTCCTTATATTCAGATTCAAGGTACAGGGGCTGATATAAGTACAGCTTCCTACCAAATGGTCTCTAGGTTCTATTTCAACTCTGTTATAGGTGGAGCTAATAATCTCTACTTTGATATTATGAATGCTGTAAAGATAAGTAATCAGGCATTAAAAGCTGGTCAACCTATGTCTAAATTTATATCTAGACAGATAGCTATTAACCTTCTTAGTGTTACAGCTAAACAACAACCTCTACAGAAGAGGAGGAAGGTCTCTATGTTAAATGAAGAGACTATATCAGCCCTATCTTCTGATAGCCTTCTAGGAGCCATATTAAAACATAGGGTTAATATTACTAAGAACCTTAGCTATCAACCACCCCTCTCTTTAGCTACTAGACTTTTATTAAATAATGTAGAGACTAATCCTCAAATAGCTAATCCTGTACTTCTATATTTACTTTCTCCTGATACTTTAAAGGAACTAGGTTTAAATATTGACTCTACTGTATTTGAGTTGTTATCTAAGGACCCCTTCTTCTTATTATCTAAGTCCTTTGTTATTAATGGTATTAACTCTTTTGCTCTTAATAGAGATGCTGTAGGTAATTACCTTAAAGGTATATTCTTCCCAGCTCAGATACCTATGGACCATCAAGATATATGGAAGGGTGGGGATTCCTCCTATATCTCCTCCTATTATCAACATGAAGGAGACATAGGCTTTGCTATTATGCAGGCTAGTAGAACCAATCCTATCCTTCAATTATTAGGTAATTTAACTAGAGGAGTTCCTAGTTCTATTAAGGCCCTAGGAGCTGGAGTCATATTTGCTTCTTTATTAGGGGTTATAACCTTTAATCTAGGGAGAAAGGGTCTAGCTATAGAAGATAGAGCTTTATATAAGGAGATAAATGAATACTTTCTATCTGGATGGTTTAAACAAAGTAGAGAGGCAGAGGGGTTTGCATGGACCTTTAGAACCTCTTATCCCTTAGTAGGTAAGAAGGCTAGTCTAAAGGTTAGTGGAGAGAACTATTCTATTATCTATAAGGGGGCATACCAGTTTGTTATTAATAATAGGATAGGTAATAGTGTAGGTATAAGTAGACTATTAGCTAAAGTACAGGAGGACCTGTATGGAATAATTACTGAATCCTTTGGGGCTGAATATGATGATAAAGGGGTGATGACTAAGAAAGGTACTAATCTAGCAGACTGGTTTTTATCTAGTAATAAACAAAAGGAGTTAATCCAGGCCATTGAGTCTATAGATAAACCTACTAAGGCTGATTCTTTAACCATCACTCATTTAGATGAGAATGGTAACTCTACGGATAAAGTCTTTACAGTAGAAACAGATAAACCTATACTAGATAATCTTAATAACCTTAAACACTTTGAGGATTCATTAGGAGAATTAGATGAGGCTCAGTCCGCTCTATTAATTGAGTTTAGAAGTAAACAGACATCATTATATGAGAAATCACTTAGACCCTCTACTTTAGTAAAGAATATAACAGATGTTTTTATGAAGGATATGGAAGATTTAGTAGATAGATACATAGACACCCTTATTGATAATAGGATAAGAGTTAATGAGAACTATCTATTAAATTTACCTCAATTAGATAATGAAACTAAATCTATAAGTGAAATATTTGATTCATATCAAGACCCTAATAGTAGATATAAGGGGATAGTTAAATATGTAGATTCCTTTGGAGATGTAACTAGATGGACAGAAGTATCCTTTATAACTATACTTAACCCTAATATGGGACTACAGGATATGATGGAAATTAGTTATCTATTAAAGAATAAGGATACAAGACCCGAGGGTTTAACTAGATTAGTAGCTGGAATGAGTGCAGAACAAAAAGCTCTTTATACTGTAAATATAGATGGGAAGGCTACTGTAGATATCCATAAGGCCCTTAAAGAACAAGCTAGGGTGGCCATTAGTGATGCTGTGGAGCAGTATATATCCCAGTTCCCAGGGTCAACAGAGGAAGCAAAGAAGGCTCTTCTAAAGCATTTCCAAGGTACTAATCCTAGACTAGATAATATGACTATAGAAGTTCTAGGGGGTTTAATTGGATTAAAGAAGGATAAAGATGCTTCCTTCTTTTCTTTACTTAGACATCATTGGGCTGGATTAGGAACTACACCTACTGCTGATGTAACTAGAGGTCTCTCTACAACTATGAGACGTATGGTTAATTTTATTAGAGGTAAATCTTCTATACCAGATGCTGATGAGACAGGGGTAGTATCTACTACTAAGACAGACCCTTATCTAATCGGTAAGTCTAATAATAGTCCTATACCTATGGGGATAATGACTGAATCAGGAGATGAGGTTATTAATAGAGTTCTAGTAGCTCAAGATATGGCTAGAGCTGATGTAGGATTTGGTAATAAGATAGGTAAGGGCTTTGGTATATTACTAGAGTTCTTAGGCTTTGGAGTAGATGTAGTAGAGGGTGTATCTACTATGGCCGCCTTCTCTAGATTAGGTCATGCTTATACATCTGAGACATATACAGAAGCTCAGATTATGAATGAGGCTATGTACGCTGGTACTACCCTAGTTAACTCTGCTTTATCTATACTTATTCTAGGAGCTGCTTCTTATGCAGCTAATGTATTTGCAGCAGGGACTTTAGCTGCTTTTATAGCTCCATTGGTTATTATAGGTGTAGCTTCATTAGCAGGCTTTGCCTTTAATAAATGGGCTCCAGACTCTATTAAGAGTAAAGTTCATGGAGGGTTTAATAAACTATATGAAGGGGCAGCTAAGATGCTTAAAGGTGGTGGAGATTTCTTTAGAGATAAGTTTGGTAAAAGAGCTGCATCAGCATTCTCTCATGCTGTAGGTGGCATAATGATGGGGGGAATGATAGTAGCATCTCTAGGTACTATCTCATCTATCAGTGCTTTAGTAGGGTTAGGTACAGCTATATCTATGCCTGCTCTAGGCAGCTTCTTATTAGCAGGGGCAGCTATAGGTGGTGTAACAGCAGCAGCTATAGGGTTTCTTAATCCTGGTTTATTAGATAAAACTCTAGGTCCTATGGTAGAGTCCTTAAGTAATGTAAGGATAGGTAATGTTCCTTTAGGACGTTTATTTGTTATAAGACCAGACCAGTGGTTATATGAGTTTATGAAGACAGGAGACCCTATAACTGGAGTAGATAAATATGGAGCTCCTATTAAAGCTATAACTGCTAATGATTTAATTAAACAAGATTATGCTGCTCAATTACTAGCTGCTGATGATTATACCGGCTCTAGTGCTGCTTCTTTATTTATCCACCAAGGGATGTATGGAACTTATAACACTAATAACTCAATAGATAAATATGGAAAGGTAAGTATAATAAGGCCCCCTTCTATACTTTCTCCCTTTATTCAAAAGGAGATTAAATATAGAGGTCAACTCTTTAATCAATCTATTGTAGGTAGATATGTATGGAATACTCTACTAGCTAATAGTTCTAACCAAAGGCATGTAAGAAAGGTTATGGAATCTCCTATACTTAAACCCTCTACTAATGCTCTTAAACAAATAAGTATTGATGCAGCTAGACATGCACAAGTAAAACAGTTCCAATCTAAGTCTGTGACCTTATTATCTAAGTCCTTTACTATCAGAAATATACCTATACTAGCCTCTATAATTGATAAGTTTAATGATGCTAAAGCTAAGTTACAGGCTAAGATAGCTTACGCTAAATTACCCATCAGGGCTATATTTAGATTAGATAATATAACAAGTTCTGATAGAGAATATAAAAAGGATTTAAGATTAGCTCCAATGGAAGTAGCAGCTATTGTAGATGGTAATATTATAAGGAAGGTTACAACCTCTGAATCAGAGATTAAAGAGGAAGTTTTTAATAATATTAATTACAGTTAATTTATATGAATGAAGAATTAAAAACTCTTTTAATTGGTTTAAATAAATCAATAGAGAATATAGAAGAGGCTATAGAGTTTAAGAATAGTAAAGAAAGAATCATAGAAGAACTAGAGGTTATGAGAGGTTTAGTAGAGGTAATAGATAATAATAATTCCTCTATTGTCCCTTTATCTGTATCTAATAAAGTAGACTCTTATAATCTAGGAGCTATGGTAGTTAATATGGCTAATAGTGGATTTACTCATATGGATATAGCTGAAGAATGCTCTAAGGAATGTGGTGTAGATTTTAATATTAGAGAAGTGAGTGATTGGTTAAATAACTATGTCTCTCTAAGTAGTAGTAAAAAAAGTAAGGTTCTTAGAGGTTCTGTATTTGATTCTAGAAATAGATTAGAGGAACTATCTTTACTTCTTTATTCTCTATTAGATACTATTAATGAAAAGGATGATAGTTTATTTAAATATAATAAGATTACTAAAGAAGAGGTCTACCTACAAGTAATAAAAGAGATAAGACAGCTTACTAAACAAGCAACAGACCTAATAGAAAAAATAGATGATAGGTCTAGGATACAAGAGTTTCAGAATACAGTTATTGAGTGTTTACAAAGAGAGGCTCCATTAGTAGCTTCTAAGGTTATTAAGAGTCTAAGAGAACAACAGACTATACAACAACTAGCAGGTCTTAAATAAATTAATATACTTAAATATGTCAAAAGCTCATAAAGGAAGAGAAACTGTTTATGTATATCTAGCTCATAATTTTCCTTGGAAAGAAAGTCTAGTTCTAGATGGTGAAGTTTATGTATATGAAGAGGTTCTAGAAGCTATATCTAAATTAAAAAGGAATGACCCCCTCTCTCATAAAATACTGGCTTATAGATGGTTGACTACTAGAACTAGAGCAGATATATCTGCTGGCTTATTTATGGATAGTTCCACTCTTAAGAGAATGTGGGACTATGCTATTGATATATTAGTTAATTATCTTAGACATAAACATAATAGAGAAGGGAATATAGCCCCTTTACTAGAACCTATTGACCTTATATATAAGATTAAGAGCTAAAGGTAAAAGAGGAACTAATATCTCCCCAACATAACTTTAAATAAGGACAAGGAGCTCCATACATTGATAAACAAGGACTATAGGGCTCTGGAGTATGTTTATAAAATAACTCCTGTTCTATTATTTTATGGTTATCAAATAGGCATTTAACTATCTGTTTAATATGATTATCTGAAGGAGTCTTTATAACTACTAGATTCCCAGAGCTTAGATTATTTATTCCTATATAACCTACATCCTCTTTATTTAACTTCTTATATGCCCAGGCATAGGCACATAGTTGTACATTATGATAAACATCCTGTTGAGTAAAGTCCTTACTACTAGTTTTATGGTCTATAATTACTACCTTATTATCCTTGTCTCTACCTATTAAATCTATATAACCCATAAAATAGATATCTCCTTTTTTTCTATAACTATTAGGTAAGAGTAAAGGATTAACTATTTCATTACCATCTCTACTAGAGATTGGATACTCTATGGCTTCTATAGTTTTAATAATACTAGGGTGTTTATACCTTTTAACTATTTGATATCCCTCTATATAAGCATCTACTATAGTCTTATCTTTTTTAGAGGTAGGAGGAAAACATTGGTCTAATGTATATTTATATGTCTCTAAACCTAAATCTTTATATAACTTCTTCCACTTGGAAGTTAACTCTGGATGCCTAGTTATATCTCCATTCTGCTTTCTTATAGAGTCCTCTTCATTATATTCAATAGAGGCTTTAATGTATAACTGCTCCACTTCTTCTAGATAAGAATTTAATAACTCATAGTTATAGTTCTTTAGTTTATAACTATCTAGTACCTCTTTCCCAGTCTGATGGTAATAATCTAAAGGTTTAAACCTCTTAGAGTATTCACTATAAGCTAACTCTAGACAATTATGTACCAGTGTTCCTACTAAGGCCCCATAACTTATACTCTCCTCTACAACTACTTTTTCTACGTATTTCTTCTTATAATATTCCCCACATAGAGATAATGTCTTTAATTTACTTACACTATAATGCTTAAAATCATTAGGTATATTTATCCTATTCATAATATAAATTTATATTTATTATTAATAATATAACAATAAATTTATATTATGAATATAAGATTAAGGTAGTTCTATAATAAAACCTTTAGGTAATTCTTTTAAACCTAGTTCCTTAGCTATAGCTTCTTTATCTAGCCATTCATCTAACTCATTAGCATCATTATTTATATGTTTTTTAACTACATCAATAATATCTGGATGAATATAAAGACCCCACCAATAGGGTACATCCATTAAGTAATCTTCTATAGCTATATATCTATATTCCTTTAGTAGTGTTTTTAAGGTGTTAGTAGCATAGAAGGCAGTGGCCTGAGCTTCATTTAATAGATAGCCCTGAGAGTAACTAGTAGGTTTAATCATAAGTTATTCATATACCAAATATACATAGCAATAGAATCAGTTAATCCATCAAGTAGTCTCCCTCTCTTAGTAATAATATTAAGATTAGGGAACAATCTTTTACATAAAGAGGCAGCTTTTAGTTTAGTAGATTTATGTTTAGAAGTTAAACTAGAGAACTCTATACTTATTTCCTCTTTCTTTATAATAGATTGCCATACTTGAGGTCTAACTATAATATAAGGAATAGATAAGGTTTCTAGAACTCCAATCCAATATCCATAAGATTTAGCTATATTAAATGTACTTTTAACATGTTGTCCTATCCTACAGCTCTGTTCCTCTAATATAGCTTGTTTTATATTAAGCTCCTTTATCTTAAGGATTAGACTATTATCTTCAGGGGTAGGTAAGTAGTACATAACTTCTAATTTCTCGGAGTTTCCTAGGCAGATACCCCCTTTAAGTCCTACATCTATAGTTAATATGTAACTCATTTCTTAATAAGAGTTTCTATATAAGTGATATCAAAGGTTTCTCTCATTACTTCCTCCCTTTTCTCTTGTAGTTTCTTTATATTTGATAGAGTTTTACTACTATTAGAGTTAAAAGATGTTTCTGTAATCTTATTAAAGAACTCTTTAATACTCTCATTAGAGTAGCATTTGGGTACTTCTTTATCAAAGAATAGGCTTACTACTTTATTTAAATCTATTAAATAATCTTTGAATAGTATAATTTCTTCATATGTTTCTATATCAACTCTACATAATTTAAGATTAATTAAAAGGATTAAATCTCTTAAAGAGATGTCTTTAATCGTATTAAGAAGCTCTTTACCTTGTTCTCCCAGAAGGAATTGAGATGTAGTATTCATACTTGTATAGCTTTAGTTATTGAATAACAGCAGTAAGTCCAGTATCTATATATGAAGTTAGAGTAGTAAGAGTTTATGAAAGATTCAAAGGTTATTGGTAATATGTTATTTCTATAAGGGAATATCTCTACATTTTGGAAGTAGTAGAGTACAAATTCATGTTTATAGGATAATAACTCTATTTGTTTTATTAATATATCTTCTAGAGAAGATTTACTTATATGAGAATACTTTAATAATCTAAATCTAATATAAGTATCTTTATCTTCTTTTAATAGACCTATTTCTTCATAGAACTTCTTATAAGTTTTTCTACTTGGAGTAATACTAGAGCTGTAGAGATTAGGTTTAGGTTTTTTAGTATTACCCCAACAAAGAAGATATGGTTGAATTAATTTATGAGTAGAAGGTATAAAGTCCCCGTATATAAATATAGGTTCTTCTTTCATATAGATATTAGTAATTAAATACCTTTATAACATAATCAATTGTAGATAAATCTTTAAGAATAGATATTTGAGAGAATGATTCTTTACCTCTACCTGTTTTAGATATTAGAGTAAGGATAGTTTGATGGTAAGATATATCCTCCCCATGATTAGATATAAGGTAATCAATAATATCTATAGCTTCTTCATATATTTGATTCTTTATAGTAGAGGGGTCTATATTATTTTTAATACAGTATAAAAGAGTGTCATTTATATCTTTACCATATTCTAAGGGTGGGGTCCATATAGATACCTTAGAGTCTATAAGACTTAGTTGTAAATCTATAACTTGAGGAATTAGAACTCTCCAACTTTTATATTGATTAGGGAAATACTCATGGTCTGATGGGAACTTATCATTATCCCCAATAACAAGAATATGTTTAAAGTCTTTAATCTTAGACGTATGCTTTAGTAGATTGCTAAGACCTAATATACCTACAGAGGGTAAACCCATTTGAGCTAGAGAACAAGTATCGGGAGCCCCCTCAGCTATAACTATAGTAGGATGAATAGATTTATAAACATTAAGTTTCTCCTCTAGAAAGAGAAAGGAAGTTATAGGCGGTACTAGAGAACTAAGAGTGGCCTTATACTTAGAGATTAAATCCTTTTTATCCTCTGGTATAGGTAGAATGTATCTTCCTTGAAGGTGTACAAATCTATTACAGTTATCCTTTATAGGAAAGATGATTCTATTAGAGAAGAACTCTCTATCAGTTATAGGATTATATAAACCTTCTCTTTCTAGGTCTATAGATTTAAAACCCCTACTTCTTAATAAAGCTCCATAAGAAGGAGCATAACCTAATTCCCAATTTCTTATATTTCTTTCAGTAAAGCCTCTTTCTTTTAGATAATTAATAGCTTTATTATTACTATTCCAGAGTTCTTGTTGATATATATACATAATCTGTTTTAGAAACTCACTTCTTTCGTTTAATCTATTAGAGTGACCTTCATAATCTAAGGAAGATATTAATTCAGATATAGCTTGAGAAAAAGAACAATTATGAATAATACAGTATATATCTATAACATCTAGAGACTTTCTTTTATCTTTAATATATTTATAAGAAGGACAAGAAGTAGAATAGCACCATCCATATTGATTATTTATAGTTCTCCATTTCTTTATTTTATTACAAAAAGGACAGGTGGATGTCCCTTCTTTATTTACTTTTATTAAAGAGTCAATACTAATATTAGATTTGATTAAATCAACCTTTGTTTGTAGAGAAGTAGATATCACAGTTTATTTACCTTCTTCTATTCTTATAGATGGTATAGGATTATCTTTTTTTTGTTCAAATAAAAGCTCAAAACCTCCTAATATTGAAGATAAGATCATAATAAATATTACAGAAACATAAAGAGCCACTTCTTTATAATCTGTTAATAATTTAAATAAAGCTAGTATAACATTAGGTTTATCACTATTATTAATAATAAGGGGTAGGGCTCTTTCTTTGGATTCATTTAAATCTTCTTTAAGAGAAGTAAGTCTAGTTTCTGTTTTAAAAGTTAGAGTTTCATATTTTCTTTCTAGTTCTATTAAACTATTTTTTAGTTCTTCTTTCTTTTCTATTGAATCCTTTAGAAATAATTCTATCTCTTGAATTTTTGATTTGAGGGTTTTAATCTCCATAAATAAAACGATAAAACTTATTTCTGGAGTTTTATTCTTTAATAAGTCTTCTATATTTATGTAATCATCGTTATTCATTTTTCCTTATTATAGATTTTATATGGCATTTAAAATCTTTTATAAAGCTGGGTAGTCCTTTAAAAAAAGGACTACTACAACCTTTAATAAATTCTAATCTTGCTATACTTTTATTTATAGATTCTTTTAGAATTAATTTATTATTCATTAATGTTTCTTTATTTATATAATCTTGACATCCTAATTCTAGACAAATATCTCTATGAATATCATTGTTATATCCCGATACAACTATAATAATAATATCCTTAATCCTCCCTTGTAGAAAGAGTAATAGATTATATATAACAATTAACGGGTAGGATTCTAAATTATTAGAGTTAGGAGCTATATGAAAATCTTTTATATCTAAGTCTGTAATGATGATATCTACTACATTATTATTAAGAATATCTATAGCTCCTCTCAAGGAAGTTGCTGAAAAGAGAGTAAAATCTTTTAGTAAATACTTCTCTATTTCCAGGTCATCTTCATTATCTTCTATAATTAATACTTTTTTATTCTTTCTCATAAGGTTATTTGAATACTAAACTCCCCTTTTTCATTAATGAAACTTATAGTTCCCTTTATTATTTCTACTATAAAACTAACTATATATAGCCCTAGACCTACACCTTCTGTATTTAAATCTTCCTTTTTAAAGGGTTTAGATAGATAAATATTAAAGGATTTATCTATCTTTTTATTATTACTTTTGTAATCTATATAGAGCTTATCCTTTACTTTATAAGTATTAATACTTATAACAGTAACTTGTTCCTCTTTAAATTTAAAGCTGTTATCTATTAGTTGTTCTATTAGAAGTTGAAATAATAGATAATCACTTTTAATAATAAAAGAATTAATATTTAATTTATATAGTTGATTATATTTATAAAGAGTTTCATTAACAATATCTTTAATATTAAACTCTTTATAAATAACTATGTGTTCTTTTATTTTATTAACAACTTCTAGTTGAGTTATATATCTTTTTATTCTATTGTTATTAAACTCTATCTTATGAATAAAAGCATCTCTTTCTTCACTGATTATACTTTTATTTCTTAATATATATAAATTATTATTTATATTTCTATATATTTGATTAAGAGTATGAAGAGATAGAAAAGTAAAGTCTGTTGGTTCTATCATTGATTTAAATAATAAATTATAGGTAGAGTAGTCTCTACCTATAACATTATAGATATAATATTAAGCCCATTGAGAGTAGATAGGGTCAATATAGTTAGACCTAATAAACTCCTTTTTAGTGCCTACAAATCTAAGGAGAGATGGACTCTTTACTCTAGATAAGATTACATATAAAGCTCCATGAAGCCTTCTTAAGAAGTAGTCTCCTAGTTTACATTGAAGAGTAGAGTCTAGAGTAAGACCTTGGCAAGCATGTACTGTAAGAGCATATGCCGGTTTAAGTGGTAGATACTCTACTGAACCTACTATACCTAAAGGAGTTTCATTATAAATAGTTTTATATTCAATATCTACTTCAGCTCCAATAGATAGTTTCACTTTTACATAATCTTTAGCTAGTTTAATTACAGTCCCTATAGAACCATTAGAGTAACCCTCCTTTAGATTATTAGTCATAATAATAACCTTACAGTTAGGTTTTAGATATAACTCTTTAGGTATCTTAGAGGAAACAGGAGGAGGATTCCCCTTAGTGTAATAAGTATACTTAGTAAATCTTCCTTTAAGTTCTAGTAGTTTCTGATAGTTATAGCTATGGACATCAGCATTCTTAGAAAATATAGTAGTTCCCTCAATACTAGAATCTAACTCTTTATGGAAAGCTCCTATCTCCTCTAACCAATCAGCACACTCTGTAGCTTCACCCATTCTTATCTTATTAAGTAGTTCGATAAAAGTGGGGTCTGATTGTCTATGTACTGTAGATAACTTTTCTATTGTAAATCTAGACCAATTAACACTCTTAAAGGCTGGTAGTACAGGATAATCCTCTTTACCAGTAACTACTATAGGTAGTTGTAGGAAGTCTCCTACTAGAGTTAGACCCAGGGGTTTATTAGATATATCGTTATTAAAGTTATCTAAAGCCGCTAAGATTAAATCTAGTTGAATAGCGTTTAGCATAGATACTTCATCTATACAAATACCATCATATCCCTTAGATATATATCTAAGATTTTTATTAATAGCTCCAGTCTGTACTTTCTTAGATAAATCTTCTACATCAAAGAAACCTAAAATACTATTAATAGTCTTGCCATTACCTAATAAAGCAGCAGAACCTGTAGTAGCAGTTCTATATAAACAACTAGGGTTTTCCTCTAGAAGTTTATTTATATGAGTGCTTTTACCACTCCCAGCAGGACCTACTATAACTTTAAATTCCATATTTAACCTATATAAGTTGTAAATAATAGTATCCTCCTTCCATTACTAGAAGGAGGATATACCTATTAAATGTTACCAGTTCTCATCATCTTCTTCTACATATGTAGCAGTAATGCTACTTTCAATAGAAGTGGGAGTAGATACAGGATATGGAACATTCTTAATCTCTAAATTAGGGATAGAACCTTTCCATAAGGACATAGCCTCCTCATATTCTTTATCGTTATGAGATAAACGCTGGTGAATAGCTACAATAGGTTTCATACTAGGAGTATTGTCTTTGTTGTAGTATCTCTTAGCAACTATTTGAATAGGAGTCCAAGCTAGATTCATTCTAGGGTCTCCATCCTTAAGAAGATTAGGTTTCTCATCCTTCTCAGTAGGTTCATATCTTAAGGACTTATGGTACTGAGTAATATTCTGAATACGAAGATTAGATTCTGTATGCCAACCTCTAGATAAACTACTACCAGTTAATCTAATGGCTACAATAAAGGGTTCTACTGTAGAGCCATCTGCATATTTTAGTTGGCTAACACTTCTATCCTTAACACTAAATTGTTCTACTCCATTAACAGTTTTAGCTACTACGATAGGGATACCAGTTACTACCATATATAGAAAACCAGTAACTTCACATTGATGTTGTTTACCCTTTTCATCCACTTCTAAGGATTTACCACTAGTAATACAATCTGCACACATCTGACCTCTAGAACCCATAAGACCTAGAGCTTGTACTTCATTAGAGGGTTGATTATAAGTCTTATTCTTAATACTATCCCAGTTATACATAGTATTAAAGGGAATCTTAGGGAGAGTATTAATTAAAGTTCCATTATATTCACTAGCTATTACACTACAAATATTATGGAACTTCTTCTCCTCACTGTTATACCACTTAATCCCTGGTTGAAGTTCAATAAGAAAGGGAGTACCAGTAAATCCAAGGATAGAAATAGGTTCCTCTTCTTTATTATAAAGTTTTACCTCTTTATCTGAACCTTTAGGAGCTAGAGGGTCATTTAAAGTAAATAGGTCATTTAGAGTAGCTAGTAGAGCCCAGGGTTTATCATCCTTTACTTTCTCAGAGGGATATACGTAAAAGGGATAAAGGTTAGAGGTAGAAGATTTAAAATTATCAACTGGTGCTGGGTAATTACTAATATGCTCTCCTAATAGGTCATCTGAGGATGTAGGAATAAAAATTGAGCTAGAACCATCTTTCTTAATAATGTTAGACATTAGATTACCTCTAAATTGATAAAACAAACTCTAAAGTGGAATTATAATTATTACTCTTGTCTATTTCTATAGAAGTATCTACTAATAATAAATACTCCTTTAGATTATCTCCATAAGTAATAACCTTGTCTCTAATTAAAGAGAAGACCTGTTGATACTCATCCTTAATCATTCTATAGATAATAGGAGGATGAATATCTGTACCAATAAACATTAACCATAACTCTTTGTTTGAACTTTCATATAATATCCTTCTCCCTTTCTTTGAACCCATGTACTTAACATAAGACCTAAGATTACTATTTATACCTTCATATTTAGTTCTTAACTCCTCTTCTGTTAATAAACCCTGTTTCTCTTTATATAAAATAGCTAGAACATCTATTTCTAACTTAACCTTACTTGGATAGTTATAGTATCTATCTATAAAATAATCATACGCTTCTGGAGTTAATATTTTTCTTAATCTCCCTATCCATTTATTATACTCTTTTAAATCTATTTTTAGAATCTCTATCCAATTCTTTTCTTTTACTAGTTTTTTCCAACCCTTACCTATAGACTCTAAAAGTATATAAGTATTATTCCCTTTTATATGCTCAATAGAAGTTAAGTCTATAGAACAATACACTATATTTGTTGAGTTAGGAGTACATGTAACTATCTCTAACTCCCCCTTTGTCTTTATAGCATTATTACTTGTATAACTAAATGAAATCTCTCTACTATTTAAATATTCAATAAGAATATTTGATGAATAGTTAACTAGATATATCATTTATTTATATTAGGAGTAATAAAGTTTAAGAGAGGATATAGATTTAATTAGTAAGAAAGGAATATCCTCTTCATTGAGATTAATAGATTTCTTATATAAAGACATAGGAGATAAAGGTTCTTTAGATACTTTTTCTAATTGAGTGGCTATATCAGTTATATTCATGGACTCTTCTTTAATATCTTCATCCTTAATACAGTCTTCCTTAATATAATCTTTAGAATCTACCTCTTCTATAGTCTCACTCTTTAACTCTATCTCAACTCTTGGAATAGATTCTTCCTTAATAGATATAGATTCTTTAAAAGTATCAATAGGTAGAACTGAACATAGAGCTGCCTCTAATGGGTATTTATGCTTACATCCAGACCAATGTATAAGAAGAGATAGAAGGGCTCTAGTATATGTAGTGGAAGGTTGTTTTATTAAATCTTGTATAAGCAGGTCACATATAGTTCTATCATTACTAGAGGTTCTCCATTGATTTATTAGATTAGTAATTATAGAGTAGTTTCTTTCTTTAAGAGCTATAAAGAGTTCTTTCCTTTTATCCTTAGTAGCTCCCCCTCCCTTTAGTTCATATATAAGATCTGGAGTTATATCTTTAATAGCGTATTGAGGATATAAGCATTCTAATATACTCCAGGCAACCCTCATTCTATTATTAGAGAACTGAGCTATAGCCTCTGCACTTTCTGGATTAAGGTCTGGATAACAGGTTAATAATCTATTACATATATCTACATTACTATTAGGGGTAAGATTAATTTCTAGACATCTACTTTTAAGAGCTTCTAATACTGTTTTATTACTCTCTTCCATAGATACAAGTATCCATGTAGTAGATAAGGGGGCCTGTTCTAATGCTGGAAGTATAAGTCCCTGAGCGGCTGTAGAAGCATTTTGAAACTCATTAATAATAATTACCTTTCTTCTTATGCCACTTTTAGAGTTATTAAAATAGGGATTACTATAGCTTTCTACTATTAGATTATTAATCTTATCTTTAGCTTCTGTAGCATCTGTAACATTATATTCATATATATTTAATCTATCCTTACCTAGACAGACATCACATTCATTACAAGGATTATAATCATCAGCCTCTCTATTTCTACATAATAGACTTTTACTCCATATATTAACTAAAGAAGTCTTACCAGAGCCAGGGGGACCATCTATCCATATTCCTCTAACTGGTAGATTCTTTTGTATCTTATATTGTAGAGTCTTAATATAAATATCATTACCTAGATAGTCTGACCAATTAGAAGGTCTATGTAATTCAGCTAGAGAGTTGTGTATAGGATTTGACATAGTTTTCTACTAGAGATTTAACTAATAAAAGGTCCTGTATTAAACACCATTTAGGGTCTCCTATAATAGGTTCTAGTATCTCTCCTGGACCTCTAGGCATAGTAATTCCATCTGTTCTCCTTTTATAAAAAGTCTTGACCTCTCTAACACTATATCTACTACCTTCTATAAAGTTATTACATACTACTACTGGATGAGACTCATAATACAATATAGTTCTTCTTAAATCCTTTATCTTAGCTTTATCACCAAAGAAGGAGGTTACAGCTTTAGAACCAGAGAGTAGTATAGGTACATTAGGATTAACTATACTAAGGTCTTTATTAACCCAATCCTTGCAAGCCAATATATGTTTATTAGATATCTCCTTATTCTTCCTTTCTTCTTTATCAAAGGGTAAGCATCTAATAACATTTCCCATTAATATATGATGAGTTATTGGTTTATAAGTAATGGGAATGTCACTATCTTCCATTACTTTATCTATAGTTTCTCTAAAGAATTTACCAGCATTATATATATGAGACTGGGGAGATGGGAATAAAACCTGGTTGTTTCTCTCCTCTTCTTGTCCTGGATAATCTGAATAAACTACTAAGATAGCCTTAGAAAACTTGTTTAAACAATGGGAGTGTACTGCTTTACCTGTCTGTAAGTTACATTTATTACAGTCTCTATCGCCATTTGGTGTTCTATACATATACTTCTCCTATTAAATAAAAGAGCTATAAGTCTTATTTATATAGCTCTTTTATATCATTTATTACTTAATTAGTAGAACCAAATCCACCTCTATTCTCTTTAATATCCCAATCTTCAACTACTTGAACTAAGGGGTTATGTAAAGAATGAATGATTAATTGAGCTACTCTTTCTCCTTTAAGAATAAATATAGGGGAGTCATAAAGGGATATTAGAGGTAATAGAATCTCATCATTAGGTCCACAATAAGAGTAATCTATAACCCCTACATTATTAATAAGTGACACTCCTAGCTTACTAGAGGTACTACTACGAGGATAGATTCCATACCAACAGGGCTCCTCATTCTTAATAATAATCCCAGTTTTTACTAGATTTAACTTATATTTCTTCCTTTTGATATAGTCTTTACCTACTAATCCTAGAGATTCTAACTGTGGAAGTAACTCTTTATTCTCTAAACTAATAATCTTTATATATTCATATTCAAACTTCACATCCTTAAAACTAGGGATAATACAATCTTCTGCTACACAAATATCATATCCACAATCTGTAGGAGAGGATTTAGATAATTGATTAGAGGGACAATGAGGTAGTTTAAATACTTTAAGCATCTATATTACTAGGTAAAGAACACATTATAATGGGAATTTGATTTAGATAACAATAACTATAAGGAATTATATAATCATAGTTCAGGGGTTTATTTTTTCCTATCCTTAAAATAATAACTAAATCTTTATCTATAAAACTATAATTAAGTTTTATAGATTTATTTATTATTTTATCTATATCTATAGGATATGAGTTGAATAAACTAGAGCTTATGGTTATATCCTTTTCATTTATCTTAGGATAAGTTCCTTTTATGATTTCTATAACATCTTTATATTTAACTTTAAGGTGGGAAGGGTAGAATAGACCTACATTCATACTAGATAAAAAGAGGGACTAATTAAACCAGTTGGGTGTCCGTTGAAATTAATAGAAGGATTAATAACTAACCATATAGATTCTAGAGTATTAATATCTACTTCTGTATTTTCTTCATGGGATACAAGTTTAAGAGATAAATTATGGTTATTAAGTTTAAGTGTGGATAGAAGTTTAATTAGAAAAGAACTATTTATATCTATATTCTTCCATTGTCCTGTTAGAGATAGAAGTTGTATAGCTGCTGGTTCAGTGGAATATTTCCCTTTAATATTTAATTCTCCATTAGATAAAGATAGAGATAGAACATCAATAGGAGATAACCCAGTAGATTGCCAATCGCATGCAGCTAGTAATTGTTGATATGATATCTGTATCTCTCCTAGTGGTTGTAGGTCCATTAAGTAATTATTAATTTTATATTCACTACTTAGACTAGGAACAGACCTGAATATAAAGTTAATTCTCTCTGTTACTATTTGAAATATATCAGGATACTGAGATTTATATAAAGAAAAGTGTTCACTATTCTTTATAAAATCAGCTATATACCTCTTGATAATAACCTCTGTAGAGTTAGAAGGATTGTCATCTAAGTTCTGTGTATATCTAATCATAGAGTTTCCTAATGGGTCTCTACACATAAATCTAATAGTAGAAGACTCTATATTTATATTAATAAGAGCCTCTTTATTAGAGAAAGAGACAATGTTATTAAATAGAAAGGGGGTCTCTACATTATCTATAATAATAGGTTCCCAATCTATCTCCTTAGATAAAGGGCTATCTTCAAAGGGAACTCTCTCTTTAGAATATTGATAAGTAGGCTTTTGGATAGTACCTAATGACAATAAATCAAAGGTAATAGTATCCTTATTCCCAATAATATATAGCTCTACATCATTAGGTAATCTCTTTACTAGTTCGGATATATAGTTAGATTGAACTAATATATGCCCCTCTTCTATACAGCTTCCAGTTAGTTTAAGGATTACATTATGACTATTAGAGTTAACTACTTGTGCAAATATCCCATCCTTTGTACTCTTAATAGCTATACACAACTCTTCAATACAACTATTCATATCATTAACTAAAGGTAATAGCTTAGCTAAATAGTTCTTTAGTTGAGTAGATGTTGTTTGAATCTTCATACTTTACCTCTTATAAATACTCTTTTAACTCTTCACTTAATACCGATTCATCTTGCTGAGATTGCTCATATTTAATTAAAGAGAAGTTCTGTATTATAGATGAACAGTCTAGAATAATAGATAAATGTTTATTAAACTCTTCTATTACTTGTTTACATTTCTTATTTATTTTTTCTATATCTATATAATTAAAATGGGAAATAGCTACTATCTTTATTCTTTCATCTTCTAAATTGAGAGATAGAGTAGCATTACTAGGTCTTAATGTTAATAAAGATATAAGTAATGGGGTGGGAATATTATACTTAAGGTCTATTAATGGTAGTTCAAAGTATGAGTTTTCTTCATTTATATGTATAGATATTACATATTGGTTATCTAATAACTTAATAACTTGTTGGTTATTAGAGGATTCTATAGAGAATTTATAGTTATTAAGAGAGGAAATAATAGATTGTAAATCCATATTTATATTTAGTGAATCCAGGATAAACCTATATTAACAGAGGCTTTAGAAGGGAAATCCTCATTAATTAAAGGAGAAAGTAGATAGGATTGAGCTTCCTCCATTAAGGATTTAATAAGATTAGCTTTATTCTTTACTTCCTCTGGTATAACAATCTTTAATGTATCTTCTTTTTCCCCTTCTATAACATTCATATTAGGTGGGGGTCCTGGAACTAATAGATTAATCTCATCATGTACACATATAGAAGCTGGAAAGATAATATCTTGTAATCTAGGGTCTTCTTCTATATATTTAAGTCCTAACTTAATCATAATATTGCCAGTACCCTGGATAATAGCATTAGGGCCCTTTCTACCTATAGCATTAGCATTAGAAGCTCCCTTAGCATTATCCTCTCCTACAAATATTAATCTATTACCTACAGTTCTTATCCTATTAGTAATCTTAGAGGACTCTGAATGATAGTCTAACCACTTCTTTAATCCAGGGAACTTCTTAAAGTAATTATTAAGAACGACCTCCGCCTCTTCTATAGACATTCCAAAGTCTGATGCAAATCCCTCTGCTCCTTTTCCATATATAGTAGAGAAGTTAATTATCTTACCTAACTGTCTATAGTTAATACCATCTAAACCTCCCTTAGCCATCTTAGCTACATTCCAGGGTTCTATACTCTCTAAAGCCTTATTTAATCCAATGGCAGCAACTAAATGTAAATCAGTATAAGGATTCTCATAACTCATACCAGTATCATCTATTAAATAAGGTCTCTCCCTTTCTTCTTTAAATACATCTAGGAGAGCTGAGCATTTATACTCATTAAATACAATAGCTGATACAATCCTTAACTCTTGACCAGAGAAGTCAGCAGATACCCAATAGTAACCCTCTGGAGCTATAAAAGCGTTTCTTAGATTAACTTTATATTTCATATCTTTAAATAAAGGGGTTATCTGATAAATAAGGTAAATCAGCTACATTATCTACTATAGAGCTTATTACCATATTTGTAATCTTAGATTTTAATATATATAACCCCCTTTTATTTGGCATTAAAAATAACTCTACCTTACAATTTTTATCCTCATGTATCTTATATTTCATAATCTATCTAGTTTTATTTATAAGTTCTAATGGGATATTAACAATAACAGATTGTCTACCTGATACGGCTAATAGATTAGTTTTATCTTGATTAGATGCTTCATCTTGAGAGGATGTCATTCTACCGGTACTAGCACCTACTGAGTTAATAGGATAGTGTACAGCCTCTGTATTATCATCTATAGCTGATAGATATTTAGAAGCTTCTCTTCTTAGAACCTCTTTATTCTTATAGTTAATATATTCTTTAACTAGAAATATAAGTTTGTTTAGTTCTTCCTTACTTTCTAATTCTTTATATCTATTAGAGTTATCTAGATCTATATCTATTTCACTAGGTTCTTCCTCTGTATCTATAGATTTCTCTATTTGTTCTAAGTCCTTAAGTAGAGTTTCAATAGAGTTCTTCTGAGCATTGGTTAGTTTTAAACCTGTTTGCTTTAATTGAATATTAAATAAATCTACTAGTTTCTTACTATTATTAAGAACTGTAGATATCTCATTAGGTATAACTATTTGTCTTACTAACTTATCTTCTATAAGATTAAGGGAGTATTGAATAGGTAATTTAAGAATCTTACATAGACTAAGAATAGACTTATTAATAGAACTTTCACATTCTTTAACAATCCCTTTAAGAATATGAGTGTTCATATAACACCCATTATATTCAGATAGAGATAAGATAGGAACCATCTTTTGGTCTAATAAGAACACTTCATGCTGATTAAGTTCTATAGATAAATCCTCAAATAGTCTATACCCTTCTATAACAATAGAGTAAAGGGGTTTATTCTTATAAGGGTTCCAACTACCTTTAGGGGCTCCTACATCTATAGCTGAGTATATAAGCTGTTCTTTAGTTAGATTAGTCTCTTCCCAATTACTAGTTTGCAGAGATTTATCTAGGACTAGACCATATCCTCTAGAGTTATTAAAATAGTCCTTAGCTAGAGTATATAGACTAAATCCCTTAGCTCTAGCTGCTTTCCACCCGGTAGATACAGCATGAGAACACATAGCTGTTTTAGAGTCCTTTATATTTCTAAATTTAATATTGAAATTAGATAGTAACATCTTATATTCAAAGGAAGCACTATGAGCTATTAGAGTTATATCCTGTAGATGTTTATTATAAAGAGTCTCAATAAAGAATAGGCTATTAGATAGACCTATAGATTTAATATCAATAACCCAGGGTATAGCATTCTCCTCTATGTTTATTTGTAATAGGGCTATAAGAGAGTTATGAGGATTTAGTCCTTTATTCTTCCCTGGTTTATTAGGATTACCATAAGTTTCTGTGTCTATACAGGCATATCCTTTGTAGGAATTAATAAATGAATCTAGTTCTTTTAATTCATCTATATCCTTAATCAAATAGAAATCTATAATATCCGACTCAATTAACTTCATATTTATTAATAATACTAAAGGTAGTAGTAATAAAACTTATGGAAAATGAAATAAGAGGTATAGGATTAAACTCTGCTGGGTTTATGGAATTATTATGTGGAGCCTGTGATATTAGATTAATCATAGATATGAAGTGCTGTGAGATTAGATTAATAGTTGGGACTATATGTAGAACAGTTATTGTTTGGTCTGGAGAGGAGGCTGTTAGAGATATAAATAAACTAACAGTAATATTAAAACAAGCCTTTGCTTTAGGGTGTGTTACTTTAAGTATTATACCTTGTAGTTCTAGTGTTTGTAGAAATGCTTCTATGGTTCAAGGGGCTGTATCAACTATTGACCCTTTACTTCAAAGTATTAAGACTCAGATATATACTTCTCTTCTTACTCAACTTAATTCTTTATCTAATTGTTCTTCTGATGACCCTATACCTCCCCCAATCGATCCATCTAACCCTGTTACCATTAATCCTAATATAGGTTCATACAGGTCTTCCTGTTGTTAATAAATAAAAAAGAGATAGACTAGTAACCTATCTCTTTTTTATTTATTATACTGTTTTTACTACTTCTTTATCCTCTACAACGAATAGCTGTTCTTTAATAAATTTAATAGCTTCTTTAACTTGCTCCCTTTCTTGTTCTGTTAGTCTAATAGTGGGAATATACCTTTCATTAATAATATCTAATTTGGTAGATAATGATTCTTTATCCTCTTTAATCTCTAAAGGACTAAAGTATTCATATAAACTATTTAAGAAAGTAACAACACCCTCATGTGTTGGTCTATTAGCCATAAGTTCTTTAAGAACTGTATTTACAAATTCAATATTGGTCTTAATAGTCTCTAATGGTAAACTCATATATTTATATTTCTTATTAACTATTGTTTTATTATAATATATTTATTTATATTAATAGATATAAATTACCTATTGATATAAATAAGAAATTATATTATAAATAGTAATAAGAAAAACTAATGAGACCAGACTTAGAGATAGATGTAGAGATTATAGCTAATAATCCTTATAAAGAACCTTTATTAGTTAGTAATGAACATGGATTAAGAGTTTTATTACAACCTGGAGATTCTATAAGATTCCCTTTTAGATTTAATCCTAAAGAGTATCAAATAACCTCTGTTCTTTGTAAAACAAAGGCAGGTGGAGTATTTATTAAGTGTAAGAAATTTTATCTAGTATCTATTGATTTTTAATATGTATAGTTCTTTACCTGTTATTAATATTAATGAATCTAATACAACAGAGTCTAATAGTATTAACTTTAATATTACTAGTCCTACATCCACTCCAGATGAATGTAATTTATTAACTATAGAGTATGGCAATTATATAAATATAGAGGAAAATAATATATGTGGTAATCCCCATTCTTCTTTAAACAGGTCAGTAGTACCCCCTTCTAGAGTTTCTATATCTAATGGTAAGAGTTCTAGAAATACTTATGATATACCTCCTTGCAAGGTTAAGGAAATAGACATTTCTTGTTTAGGTATAGAGGAATTACTTATGTTGCAAATAAAAGCTCTATGTGGCTCCTTATCCATTAGTTTTGATTGTAGTACATGGATTTCTGGTAAAACATTTTTTATGGATTTAATACCTCCTTTAATTATTAATGGTTGTGAAGGAGACACAAGTAGTCAAGTAGAAAGTAGACCTAAAAAAGTTTATATGAGAAATAACTCTGTTGATTGTATTAAGGGTAAACCTGTTAAAGTAGAGTTTATAGCTGTAGGTCAATAGTATGGATAATTGCCCCTTTGAATATAAATTAAATTGTAGAAATAAAGATATTAAATGTAATAAATGTATAGCTAAGGACTCCTCTAATAAAGACCTTTATTATCTACCTATAGGCTCTCACTTAAAGGAACATATTCTTAGTGAACAAATAAAGGAAAAAAAGAAAAAAGATAAAGCTATAGGTAGAAACTATTATAGAAAGGGTAGAAGTAATGAGATTAAGATTGCTAAAGAAATGGGTGAGTTTAATCCAACATCTAAGAGTAATGATGGTTATATAGATAGTAAGAAAGGGAAGCTGTATTTAGAGATAAAGACTAGGCTAAATAGTAAAAGAGTCTGGCCTAGTAAAGAGGAGTGGGATAAGTTTAAGACTAAGGGACTAGATATCTTTGTAGTAGATACAGGAAAGGATATTAGAGTTATACTTAGTAAAGAACTGTTCTTATCTTTATTGGATTTAGATGTATGACTATTGAAATAGAAAAGTTAGAGCAACTAGATAATCTCTTAAGTAAAAGTTGTAAAGGCTTATATAAAGGATTTACAAAGTCTAAAGAGGATATTGACTTAACTGTAGTTAAGACAGGTATATTCAGTATTGATTTAAATATAGGAGGATGGCCATTAGGTAGGATAGTAGAGATTAGAGGGGCTACTTCTAGTGGTAAGACTAGTTTATCTCTATCTCTTATAGCTAAGTTACAACAGAGGCACTATAACTCTTTATGGATTGATGCTGAATCTGTATATACAGATAAGTATGCTAGAGCTTGTGGTGTAGATACTGAGAGATTAGGAGTTTTAAAACCTAATAATATGGAAGAGTGTCTAGAGGCTCTTAGGATTGTTACTAAGAGTGGGGCTGTTCATTTTATATGGGTAGATTCTCTAGCTGCTTTAATTCCATCAGAGCAGGAGGATAAAGATATAACTGGGGGGCAACTAGGTAGAAGAGCCGCATTAATGAGTAAGATTCTTCCAGAGTTATCTAGGAACTGTGGGGCTAGTGAATGCTCTATTATTTGGTTAAACCAGGAAAGGGTCGGTAATCTTAGTACATATGGTAATCCTAATGTTGGTACAGGAGGAAAGGCTCTTCCTTATTACTCTAGTCTTATAATAGAGACTAGAAAGGGAGCTTATACTGAGGATAAATCTATCAAACTAGGTCATCAATGTCATATTAAGATTACAAAAAGTAAACTTTTATCATGTTTACCATTTACAGAGTTTGATTTACCTCTTAAATACTTTGATTCTAATACAGAAGAAGCAGGTATTGATTTTATAGAGGATTTATTTAAGGTAGCAATTCAATTAGGAGCTATAAGTAAAGCAGGTTCTTACTTTTCCTTTAAAGATAAGAAAGCTCAGGGGACCTCCTCCTTTATTGAATTAATTAAAAGTGATAATCAACTATTTGAATCTATATTTAATACAACTTTAGAATTATATGCCAAGAAAGAAAGAGATTAAAAATCTATCAGTACAAGAACTTATAGAAGAGAAACAAAAAGCTATAGCTGTTTTATCCGAACTAAAACAATGGGCTATATCTACTATTAAAGATATAGAATCTATATCTTACCAACTGGGCTTAAGACCAATGGATAGTAACCCTGTTGTTAATAGTTCTTTATCTATCACTAACCCTTCTTTGGCTCCTTTACCTAATAACTCAGACCTACATGATTACTCTCCTATAAATATAACCACTGAATCTGTACAAATAAAACAAATATCTATAGAAGATTCTTTATAATGATTTTATATAACTAAGATTAAAATCTAGACCTATATAACTTTGGCTAATATAACCTATATCAGATATTCCACTAACTATAGGAGCTCTACAATCATCTTCACTGTAGATTTCTATAGTTTTTATTAATTTAGGGGGAATAGGTATTGTACTAGGAGGTCTGTAATTAATAGAAAATTTAGATAAACTAAAGGGATTGTCTCTTAGAAAAATATCTAGTTTATAAGAGTTACCTATAGTCTCTATAAAAGCATAACCTCCTAGACTTCTAACTAAGAAATATATGTCTTTCATTAACTTTTCACTCTTTACTTTTATACTTATACCACCCCCATTATGAACATTTATATATCCTCCACTATCTATAATTCCTCTTAATATTTCTAATCTATTATTAAAAGAAGTAAATAAGTAACTTTTATGGATATATCTATAACAAGGATTAGAATATAGTAAACCTAAATTCTCTAAATCAATGCTTAATTGACTTCTTTTATTTATATTAAATAGACTTCTAAAAGAGTATATTTCTTCCTCTAAAGAACTTGGTTTATCAATTATAAAATGTTGTCTTTCTCCTACACATCTATTATTCATAGAATTCTTTAGTTCTTCTGTTAGTTTAATTAAAGGTTCCTTCTGTTCTAAGATTCCTTTAATAGTTATTACTCCTATCCAGTATGGGGGTAAAGAACAAAGATTATTACTTTGTAGTTCAAATGGAAAATCTACAGCTCTTACTTCTAAAGCTCCATTAAAAGAAGTTGTATTAATAGAACAAGAGTTATAACAACATACATAATTTAAATCTCTTACATAATAGTCAGACCTTTGTACTACACTTCTTAAGTATTCAATAGATTTAAGTTCATAATTATTATTAGAGTTATAGATTCTAGTAGGTAATAGATGAGAGTCTGATACTATAAGCTGAGTCCCATCAGAGAATGTTACTTTATATAAAGGATTAATAGAATTAGAAAACTTAGTTATGCTATATGTGGAAGTTCTATTGTTCTGATATATAAGAACTTTATTACTAATAGCCAAATCACTCACTTTATATAAAGAGGAAGGAGTTAATAAAATAGTATCTTTATAAAAACACATAATAGATATAAATAAGAATTATATCTAGTATAAGTAAATTAAATTATAAGAAAGTAAACATATGCCTAGACCTTTAAAGGTATCAGAAAAAGGGGCGCCCTTAACCTGTGCTGAGCATGATGAAAACATAAATAGGTTATTAGATAGAAGTAACCATACTGGCACTCAATCAGCTAGCACTATACATGATTTAGCTGTATATCTAGCTAACTCCAGTTCCTTATCTGGATTAACCACTCAATTAACTAATCTACAAAGTTTAGTCTCTTCTTTACAGGATGATGTACTAGCTCCTGGGGGTCATGTAAATTCTTTAATATCTCAATTACAATCAGCTTACACCTCGGCTGATAATCTTATTAATAATAGACTTAATAGTTATGAAGCTAGAATCACAGGTCTAGAGACAGGTCATAGTAATCAACAAGGATTAATAGATAATCTTAATCAAAGAGTTAATACTCTAACTACTGACACAGCCACTAATACTCAGGCTATTGATGCTTTGGATACTCAAGTATCTACTCTATCTTCCTTATTGGGAGGTAATGATGTCTCTGGAATGATAGGGGATATTTCAGCTATTATGGATATACTTCAACCTGTTATAGATGGAGACTCATTTATAGTTCCATCCCCTCCTAATAATAATGATGGTCTTATATTTGGATGGGACTCTACCTCCTCTACTCCTATATGGAGATTCCCTGATAATATTAATGGAGGAGATTTAGTAGACCCAACAGGTACTGTTAGATTAAACCTAAGTTCTAATTAACACTCTTTTATATAAATATATATGCCAGTTTATTCTTATCAAATGAGACATGGACTACAGGGTGATATCCCTGGAATTCCAGCTCTAGACGCTTATGAACCTCTATTCACTACTGATAGTAAACAGCTATGGATTGGTCTACCAGGCGGTAATACGCCTCCTTACACAGGAGCTATAGTTCCTAGATTCTATGATGCAGACCTTAATACTTCTAGTGGTACAACTGCAGGACCTACTGACCATCTAGGTAGACCAGCTACTACTAAATGGGTACAAGACCTTCTATCAGCTACCTCTACTACACCCCCAGCAGGTATAGCCTGGAGGACTCAACCTAACACCTTTAGTGATGATAATACATTCCAGAAGTGGCCTACTATAACAGATACTCTATTACCTGTTACTGACTCATCTACTAAGGTTCCTACTACTCAATGGGTTAAGAATGCTATTACAAGTGCTATAGGTACTGTTGGTAATGTAGCTTATAGAGACCAGAATAATACCTTCTCTTTAATTAATACCTTTAACTCCACAGCTCTATTTAATGGAGCTTCTACTTTTAATGGTCCTTTAGTCTCTACTTCTACTGTTGACCTAACTAATGCTATATGGACTAAGGTTAAGACTATACCCACTAGCACTATCCCAGCAGAGGATGCAGCTTCTACTTTATATGTATGGAACTCCCATACTGATGATTCTAAACTTAAGAAGGCGACTACTCCACCAGCTAGTAGTAATGATACTCATATAGCTACTACTGAATGGGTAAGGGCTAATGTATCAGGTTCTAACCTATTAACCTCTAATAACACTTGGACAGGTACTAATACTTATGACAATCTAGTAACCTTTAACCAAGTTCCTTTATCAGTAGAACCTCCTTTATCAGATAATTCTAATAAAGTACCTACTACCTCCTGGGTAAGAAATACTATTAACTCTTTAGCTACTGGAGGGGCCCCTGTTCTAACTAAGAGTTTGATTAGTAATGAATATAACACCCTTCTATGGAGTTCTGGAACTGTATCTATAGGTGGAGTTAATTATCCAGTAACTGCTGGTAGTTATGCCTTTACAGCAGCTTCTACAGCTACTACTACTGGTACTACTTATTATGTAAAAGCTAGTCTATCCGGGGGTACAGTCTCAGTACCAGCTCCTACTACCTCTCCTACAATATCAGCTACAGAGGTGTTACTAGGCTCTTTAACCTTAGTAGATGTAACAGCTTCTCCCCCAGTAGCAGGTGGTCCAGTAAGGGAGATTAATGGAGTTATTAATAGTCCCCCTAACTATGCTAGAAGAGATTTAGATAATGTATTTACAGCAGGTAATACATTTAATGGTACTAATGTACTAGCAGGACCTACTACAGCTTCTTATTCTATCCCTTCAACTAGTAATGATACAACTGTTCCTACTACAGCCTGGGTTAAATCAGCTCTAAGTAATGTAGGTAACTCCTTCTTCCAATTAGATGGTAGTAGTAATTTAGTTCCTATCCCTGGTTCATTCACTGGTTGTGTTGATTTAAGTAGTGTATGTGTGAAAGCTAGGACCCCTATTGACCCCTCATCTAGTGATGATTCAGTAGCTACTACAGCCTGGGTACAAGCTGTATTATCTAATCAACCAGTTAATCCAGTAGTATCTCTAGTAGGAACTCCCTCTAGTACCAGCTTCCAAGTTACATGGACTTCTGGTTCTGTTGCTCTACCTTCTGGACTTAATTGTGCTGGAGCTAATTGTGATGCTGGAGCTGGTCCCGGAGGTACAGATTTATGTAATGTTAGTCCCCCTACTTCACCGGTTACAGTAGCTATGCCTGCTCCTGGTACATCCATTAGAAGGTATTTCTATGTAGCTTATGGAGATTGTCAGGTTCTTAATGATACAGTGGCACCAGACCCAGATACAGTAGGTAAGGTTATAGCTATAGCTGATGTTAATAATACTAGTCCCTCTTCTGTAGTAATCACTCCTATACAATCAGGTGGATGGGCTCCTATAGATAGTCCTTTCTTTACTGGCAATCCCCAGGCTCCTACTCCAGCTACAGGAGATTGTGATAACTCTATAGCTACCACTGAGTTTGTATGTGAGATGGTTAATAATCTATTAACAGCTCCTTGCTCTGGAACTATAACATATCCTGATATTATTCAAGTAGGTAATCCCTCTTTACTTATCAATGTAACTAGTGGACAGGTTCCTAAACCCGGAACTAGTGCGGGTAACTGTGTTGTAGTACCATTATCAGCTCCAGTAGCTGTAGTAGCCAACTCCACTGAGTATTGTTGGATAAGATTCTCTGATTGTAAATTAGTAGCCTCTACTCAACCTCCAGCTTCTAATATTGGTTTCCTATTAGCAACTGTAGTTACTAATGCTACTAATATTGTTTCTATAACTAAAGCAGCTAATACAGTAGTGGAAACTAAAATATCTACTTGTTATAAGGTAGGATTTGGTGGGAGACTTATATATGTTCCAGGTCCTAATTGTTGTGTTTAATGGTAATAGATATAGTTCTTTTTTTTATTGTAATTTAATATGAGTAATTTCCCCTCTCAGGCTCCCCCTAATCAATATAATGCTATAACTGGTGAAACTTATAAGTTTCAATCAGCTACTTTAGAAGCAGACCACCCACCTATTAATGATAGTAGTAATAAAGTAGCTACTACTGGATGGATACAGAGCTTAATATCTGGAATTCCAATGTGGCCTACTACTTCAGATGCTACAGGAGGTACTGGTCTCCTTATTACTGTTAGTGATGGTGTAGTTAATAACTTATCAGGGGGCGCTTGTAATATTTCAGCTTCTGTAGCTCCTATAGCTGTTAATGCTAACTCTCAGGAGTATGTCTATGTTAGATTTAGTGATTGTCAAATTGTTGTATCCACAACACTTCCAAATCCTTCTATAGGTTATGTTATTTCATTGGTTACTACTAATGCTAATAAAATAATAAGTATAATTAATTATTCTTCTATTAATTCATTTGCATCTACTATAAGCCCTATATTTACTGGTAATCCACAGGCTCCTACCCCTCCTCTCGGAGACTGTGATAACTCTATAGCTACTACAGAGTTTGTATGTCAGGCTATACAAGAATTCACTTCTAGTAGTCCTACTTTTACTGGAGACCCTAAAGCTCCTACAGCTCCCCCAGGTGATTGTGATAACTCTATAGCTACTACAGAATTTGTATGTCAAGCTATATCAAACCTCACCAATCAAATCTCTTATCCTCAGATAATAGATAAAGGGGGATTAAATATAAATGTGACTGCTGGGGAGGTTCCTAAACCAGGGGGTTCTATGTGTAATATTACACCTCTACCCTCGGATTTAGGTATTAACCCTTCAACTATTGAATACATTTATGTTAGATATAGTGATTGTAGAGTGGTAGCTAGTACATCTCAACCCCTTAATACAGTAGGTTTTATTCTAGGGACTATAGCAACAAATGCTACTTCTATTACTCAAATAAGTCAACATGCACCCACTCTCCAATCCTCTTTACTCTCTAAGTTTAAAGTAGGTTTTGGAGGTAATCTAATAATGATTTAATTACTATATGAGTAAAGAAATATGGCCTATAGTTGTTCAATCTGGGGATTTAGGCGTTGTATCTACAGAAGGTAGATTAAATCCTACTATAGAAGTTCCTTCTAATATCTATCCTCTAGCTCTAAAGGAAGGGACCTCCTCCTCTAATAATATTGAATATTTATATATAAGATTCTCTGATGGTAAACTTGTAGCTTCTTCCTATGAACCTGATACTAATGCTGGTAAGGTTGTAGCTATAGCTGAGACTGATACTGATTCTATTGTTAGGATTACTAGTACAGAACCCTCTTTTGAATTAGAACCAGAAGTAAAGGTCCTGGCCTTATGTGATACTGTATACAATAGACAAGTAGCTACTCAAGGGTGGGTTAGAAATGAGATAGGCAAGTATATAGATAAGAACACACTATTCCCTCAATTACTAAGTTATGATGGATTATATGATAACCAATTAGCTACTACTGAATGGGTTAGAAGTGAGATTATTAAGTTCCTGGGTTATACCTTTACTGTAATAATTGATACCCCATCTTCCTTATTTTGGAATGAAGGGGAGGTTATTATTAACAATCAACCTTATATAGTACCTCAAGGAACCCACTCCTTTGATTTATCCTATAATGGAACCTACTATATTTATGTAACTCTAGACTCTAATACTGTGTCAGTAGAGATAACTTCAGACCCAGAACCATCATTTGTTGGTACTAGAATAGGGACTTTAGTTATTAATTTAGGGGTAATTCATTCCTACCAAACTCATCCTAAAGAGGTGCAATCCCCCCCAGTTATACCTTTAGGGGACTGTAGTTCTACTAATATGACTACTGAATGGATGATTAATACTTGGTTTAGAATGGCATTTGGTATAGAATCTCCTTTAATATCAGTCTCAGATTATAAGACTATTCTTCATTGGAATAATGGTAGAGTTAGATATCAGGCTTATAGTCAACTAATTAATAGTGGTAGTGCTAATGTAGTTACCTTAGCTGATGGAGTTTATAAACTAGTAAGTAGATTAAATGAAACAAACCTATTCTTAGTATCTAATAAACAATATAATGAAATAGAACTAGCTTCTATCATTATAGAAAATCAACAATTGAAATCAATTTATCCAATAATATAATAAATATTTATGCCTTTTCCTATTCCTAATACTGATGAACTTGATTGGTCTATTCCTTTAAAGAATCATTTAGGACAACTAAATGACCCTGATACTGGGGGTTTTAATGTATGGACTATTACTACTAGACCAACTAATTTAAGCTCTGATAATGTAAATTACACAGGGTTTAATTCTCAAACTGGTAAATTTGAGAGATGGGATGGAAGTAAATGGGAAGAGTTTTCTACTCTTTCTTCCTATCCAGATAATTTATTTAGAACTGGTACAGGTACTGTTACAGTTAATGATTATATAGTTACAGGTACTGGCACTCTCTTTACTACTGAACTAAAACCTGGGTGTTCTATTGTTATAAATACTCATAAAAGAATAGTAGCTAAAATAAACTCTAATACTGAATTAGAAATAAACCAACCTATTCTTTTTAATACTATAACTGCTACTTCTACTATTACTACAGATGGAGTAAAAATAACTTCTTCAGCTTTACCTTCTATAACTGTTGGTTCCTTTTTAATTATTAGAAATCAATATGTTCAACTAATTAGTAAAAATGGAACTACAGGGATTATAAGTCAACCTTTAGTACAGGCTGGGGCTGTTGGAGTAAATCCAATATTAAATGTAGTAAATGAGTCTTTCTCTTATATTTCTGTTTCTACTAACACCCCCCAAACCTTTAAATATGATTTACCTATTCTTTCTTTAAAAGGAAGTAATACTAGCGTTACTAGTTCAGATAGAGGTAACTTATCAATTGGTACTCCTTTATCCTCTAATTTATTAGAGATAAACCAACCTATATTTGTAGCAGGAACTGGTACAATAACTTCCCAGCATTGTTTATTAAGCGGAGTTGGTACTCAATTTCTTACTCAATTAAATGTAGGAGATACTATCTATACAACTATAAATACTGATGTTCAACCTCTTTATTCTTCAACTCTTAAATACACTAATAGAGGGGTTGTAACAGCTTCTTCTATAGTAGTTTCTGTTATTAATAATACTTCTTGTATTATATCTAGACCTTTTAATGCTCATGTACCCTTAGCCACTTCTAGTTTCTTTATAAAAAAAAGAAATGCTAGTTTTACTATTTGGGACTCTGAAATTGGTTTAAACTCTTCTACAGAGGAACTTTTACCTATAGGAGAAGACGCCTCTATAGAGGATTTTACTTCTTCTATAAGGGGTAGAACGGCTCTAGTAGAATTAAATAATACTACATACACTCCCGCTAGAACTTTTTTTATTACAGACTCTAGTAAGGATTTAGGTGAACAAATAAGAGCATATCTATTACTATATCCCTCAGTAAATATTATCCTTCTTAAGGATACTACTTATACTTGGAATACCCAAGTAACTGTAAGTCAAAGCCAAAGTTTAGTTATTAGAACCCAAGATTATTCTAATGGATGGACTCCTACTAATGCAGCTACTATTAATATGAATAGAAATAGCACTATGGAGTATGTTCTTGGGGGTTCATATCCAGGAACAAGAAAAGTAGTAAGGAAATTAAATTTAGAAGGACCCTGTTATCTACTAGGAGTAAAAATAAATGAGTCCTCTAATGATAGTATGGCTGTGGGATTCTATACTGGAGACAATGCCATTATTAGTATTGGTAATGGTGGTAGTTTATTTATTAATGGTTTATCTATTTCCAGTACACAAACTATTATTAATTTCTACTCTAGAAATGAACCAGGGAGTGTTTATATTCTCTGGTCTACTATTGATAAATCCTTACTAGCTTCTTCTGATATATATGCTGTTGATAGCTATACTGGGTGGAGCGGCTTTAACCTAGGAGGTTCTTATACAGAAGGTACTTCTTTAAGAATTGGTACAGGATTAGCTGGAGGTACTACTGGAGGTGTCCTATTTAGAGATGCTTCTAATATTATTTATAATAATGTTAGACCTCTTATTACTAAAACAGGTTCATTTGGTATAGGAATAACTCCTACACAAAGATTACATGTTAATGGTAATGCTCTTATTAGTGGTACTGTTACTTCTGGTTCTGATATTAGATGGAAAGAAAATATTAAGGAGATAAACAGTGCTATAGAAGAAATTAATAAAATTAAGACTTATACTTTTAATTGGAAAGATAAAGAGAATAAAGGGAAGGAACTACAAGCTGGAGTGATAGCTCAAGAGCTAGAGAATACAGCTTTATCCCATCTAGTTTTAGAAGATAACGAAGGATATAAAAGTGTGTCTTATACTGGTATAATTGCTTATTTAGTTCAAGCTATTAAGGAACTAAATGAAAAACTAACAAACCTAGAGAATAATAAATAATGAAGAAAAATATTAAAGATATATCTGAATTTGGTAATATCCTAGAATTTCTTAATTCCTTACAAGTAGAAAGTTTCTTTTATGAAAAGGAAGAAGTAAAGGGTTATACTCCTACTCATATGACTAAGGAACTACAAAATTTAGAAGATAAAAGTTCTAAGTATGTGGAAACTCCTAAAGGAATACAATTACAGATTTCTCCCTCTGAAACTTTGTATCCAGAACTTATGACTACAGACTTTAATGAGGAACCAACTGTTAGATTAGATTTGATGATACCTCTTCTTCTTCAGGGTATAAAAGAGTTAAATACTAAATTATCTACCTTAAATAAAAATGAGTAAACAAAAATCATCTATAAATGAAATCCTTGAGTTAAACTCTGGTCTATTTTTAAACCCCAATACTTTTCAAATGATAGAGAGTGTAAAAGATAGAGACTTGGAAAGTATATTCTCTATAATTGAGAAACCTTCAAACTGGAAGGAGTTATCGTCTAGAGAAAAGGTTATTTATATTTCAAGAGGAAACAATGGATCTTATCTAAGAGAAAGATTATTAAATGAATAATAATTCTACTTAATATCTTTTTATTAGATAAAAAGAAATACTCTAGAAGGAAACATGATAAAACCTTCTAGAGTATTCTTTTATCTATTCTATTTATTCTTCTACATTAGAATCACCACCTTCATTTCCTAATAATATTTCAATAGCCCTCTGAGTAATAAGGATAAAAGTATTATCATTAAGAGCTAGGTACTTAGCCTTAGTCTCACTTAGAACTAAGTGTCTATTAGTCTTATACCCTACTACCTTAACCATACATTTGGTCTTACCAATAAAAGTAACAAATCCTACCTCTACAGCCTTGTTATTACGACTCTCTAAAATAATTAGAGAACCCTTTAGTTTATTAAGAGCGGGGGTTAATTCCTCTCCAATAGAATTAGATAAAGCTAGTTTATTAAGAATTTCATTAAATATCATATATTAAACACTCCTGCATACTTGGATTCATTGTACATAAATATTCTAACCTATTTTGTTTGGGTAGTTTAGAGAGATATGCAGCATACTCCTCTACAATATCCCAGTCACATGCTAGATTAGATGCTCTAGCCTTCTCTAATAACATAGCCATCTTTGTATTCTTCATCTTCATCATATTTCTCCTTATTTGATTGAGTATAGCTTTTTACTTAAGTAAGAACTTAAGTATTCCTATAATAAGTTCTTTTTGAGTATTGAACTCTCCTTTTTCTATTAGTTTAGAGAGGGTAGGGTTATTAATAGAATAACTCTTTCTATCTCTATTAGGTATTATGGTGATAGAAAGAGTTAGATTCTTATTAGGGTTATGCCATTGGTATATAACTCTACTTGTATTAGAGTCTGTAAAACTAGTATCTGGTAATAAATATTCAGATAGAAGTTTAATGAACTCTTGACAATCAATCATACTATCCGTCATATCAAGAGTTTCATTCTCTAATTCAGATAGTCTAGGAGATAAGTTATACATTAGATTAATACTTTAAAGTTAGGTCTATAACTTTATTATATGGTTCTGAACTAGCTTGTTGAGAGATATTAAAAGAGAAACTACCCACTAATTCATACTTCTTTATTAGATTTATTAAGGACTCAGGAGTGGGAACTGGTTCATTATCTACTAGAATATCCACTTTATCTCCTCCGAATAGACTTCTAACTATAATGCTAGAACCTTTATATTCATCACACAGTAATCCTCCTAATATAAAATCTAGAGGGCTAGAGTATATAGAACAGATAGAACTCTCTAGAATTAATGGGTATAAGTTACTAGTATTAGATATTTGATAGAAGGGTAGAAGCCATTTAGGTGGTTCAAAGAAGACATCTTCTGCTATGAATATCTTATATTCAGGGTATTCAACATTTAAAATAGACATAGCTGAATCAATATCTACAGGTTCATCATAGAGATTTTCAATAGGAATTTTATTAGATAAAAGGTGTCCGAACGCTGGTAACTCATTGAATATAGATTTAGTTCCCTCTTTAATTAACCTATATTGAGCTACTAATTGAGAGTTGTAGTAGCTCAATAAATACGTTTCATAGGTAATGTGATTGTTCCTAGGTACTAGTTTTATATAGTATCTCCAAGTAGTTAAAGAGCTAAACAGAAGACTGGTTACTTGAACTATCTCTTTAGGTATATTCATTTCTACATATCCAATAAGTTCATATTAATAGAATGACAGTAGGAGGGTAGATTCTCCTGTGTATGGTCCTTTGTAAATACTATTAGAAGGGGAGGTCCATTAAGTTTATAGTATTCAGAAGGAGATAAGAAGGGACCATAACCATCTGTGAATAAAACAATAACATTAGCTTTTAGTTCCATACAAGCTACTACTTGAGCAGGTATAAAGGAAGTTCCCCCTCTACCATTAATAGCTAACTTACCAGAGGATAGAAAATTATCAATAGAATCCTCTGCTTTGATAGGATATACCCCTTGAACAACACAGTCACATACTACTATATGCAGAGAGCATTTGCAATCTAGTTGAATCTTTTTAATATGTCCTAGAGCTTCTCTAATAGAGATATCAGACATAGACCCACTAGAATCTATTATTACTACTAGATTCTTAATAGAGGGGGATGGTTGTTTACCTGGTAGAACAAAGTTATAACTAGAGTTCCTTCTATTAGGTTTATTCCAAGTAGTAATTTTATCATCTCCCAACTTAGGAACTACAAAGTTGATTAGATGTTTATACCAAGGTTCCTTGGGTGTAGGGATGTTATTGGATAGAATACAATGTAGACTACCAGGAGTTTTACCAGCCACCCTATTCTTAAGAGAGTTGGTTATAAATGCTAGGTTTATAGAATCTATAGCCTCTTCATCTTCTATAAACTCTAAGTCATTAGGTAAAAAGTAATCAACATCCCCCATAGAATTTAATAGCTCTATTATGGGTTTACTAAGATTACTTTTAATAAGATGAAATAACCTCTCAAAGTTAAATTGAGAAGCTAGCTCCTCTCTATTTAGTAGGTTTAGAATATCTTTAATAGTAGGAGTTTTCTTATCATTTGGTAATTGAAAGAATTCCTGTCTATATATAAAGCCAGAAGTAGAGAACTCTAGTACACAAGAGTTAGATATTGCATGAGAAGCTAATAGAGCTATTTCTTTATCTATAGGTTCATTGATTAATTTAAACCCTCTAGAACTATGGTTAAATAAAATCTGGAAGAGCTCTCTTAAAATAACGGAGCCAATATCCTTAATATTATTAGTTATAAGCGTTTCTCTTTGGATATAGAGATTCTTACCTATTACCTTAGTAGGTCCCTCTTGAATCTCTATATTAATAAAAGCTATGAGTTCTACTAATTCTTCTACGTTTGATAGTTCTAGTAGAACTCTACTTAAATTAATCTCCTCTATATTCTTCATATTTATAATCCTTTTGTAAGATAATGAAGCCCCCTTATATAAGGGGGATTAGACTTTATTGATTTAGGTTTAATAAGGAACCTTTGTTATTAACTACATCCTTAGCCCTTTTTCCAATAGGACTATTATAGAATTCTAATAGTTTCTTATTAACCTCTTTAGAAGTAGGGTCTACTAGATTAAATTTAGTAGCAACTAGTCTAATATAAAGAACTGTATACTTAGACCCTACTTCAATAGCTCTAGGATGTAAATCTTTATTACCTTCTAGACCCTGTTCAAAACAAATGATTGGTACAAGTAGAGCCTTAGTAAGAATCTCCTGAGTATCAATTATAGCTTGAATTCTATAAAAGAGACTGTAAAGAGTTCCTAAATCTTTAATATTACTTAATAGTTTAAGAACCTTCTTCTCATCTCCACATAAGAACTCTTCTAATGGAGGGAGTTTACAAATCTTAGTTATATGAGAACTAAACATTTGAGTAGTAAAAGTACCTAATCTACCTTCTACACTCTTAAAACACTTCTCAATATCTCCATTACAGTGAGTGATTAACTGACTAACCTTCTCCCAGCTTCTAGGGGTTGGGAAACAATTAGATTCACGAGTATCAAAGGGATAACCCTCTTCTTTACCATGAATATGATTAGGGTTAGCCATTAAGAAACTAATAACTGTATCATGCCAATTATGCTCTGTAGCATAATCAATGACACTAGAGGTTCTACATTCTAGACTAAAATGAGTGACCCTATCTTTAATAGCAGCACTATTCTGATGAGTATTAGGGACATCATGCTCTACTAAGTTAGCTGCTGCCCACACTACCCATCCTGGTTTAAGCTCATATTCACCAATTCTACGTTCTTGTAATAACTGTTGAATAGCTGCTTGAGTATCATAAGTAGCATTAAACAACTCATCAAAGAATAGAATACCCTCCTCTTTATCTAGGTTTAGTAGGTTTCTAATAGATTTATTAGTGTTTAATTCTAACCAAACACCTAAATCTAATTCCTTAATATTAGTAAGAAGTGTGTTAATAACTGTAGAAGAGCCTTCTTTTAATACTTGTAAAGGTTCAATCTGTTCAATTGATTGAAGTAAAAGTTCCTTTATTGGAGTGTTAGTAACCTTATTAGCTAACTCAATAATGAACTTTTTACAGTTGGATAAAGCTAGAGATTTGTTCTCTTGAAGGGGTAGGGAGTTAGGAGGACACCATTCTACAGCTCCATCTTTAATAGTAGGAATGCCTCTAAGGTCTAGAGCATCTACCTGAGAGAGAATGAATACTTGTAAAGATATGCCCTTAGATAATGCAAAATCACTAATAATAGTAGTTTTACCAATACCAACTGGACCAGTAATTAAGATAGTTTCCTTTAATTGCCATAACAATTCTAGTTGTTTCTTTAGCTCTTCAACACTGATTTTAGTGATATTGTTATCCATTTTTAACCTTCTTTATTACAACTTGTTTGCCTTTAACCCTAGCCAAACCCCCGTTAAAGCTCTAGGTATGTAAGAATATATACCTAGAGCTTTAGTTATTTAACGAATGGGGCAACCTGATTTACAAGTATCATCAACTACATCATCATTAGATACTCCATTAAGGATAAGTTCATGTTTATTAAGAATATCATAATCTACTAGAAATAGTATAGACTCTGATTCATTAGAACCCTTAACCTCTTTACAATAAGAGGGGATTTTACTAAGTAAAGATTCATAATCTTCTTTAGAACACTCTTCAAAAGGTAGAGTAGGGGTACTTACATAATAGGATAGGAAAGAAGCATTAGTAAATCCATTAGACCAATTAGACTCTAACCAATTAAGAACTCTTAACCACTCAGTATCATCCTTTACAGTAATAGTACAACTAGGTAAATGCTCAACATACTCCTTAGTAAAAGCTAATAGATTATCTAATTGTTTAATAGCAGATACATCAAAACTACTTATATTAGTAGGAGCTTTAATAGGAAATGTAAATAACCAACTATCAACTTTACTTAATATTTCATCCTTTAAACCTTTATCTAATTGGTTATAACTATCTAGTATCTCTTTAATATCGTTAGTTTCTTTATCTAGATATTCATTTATAAGTTTACATGTATGGGAGTAAGGATAAGGTACTACTGGATATCCCATATCCTTTAAAGTAAGGGATAATGCGTTCTTAGCTCCCATCTGTACTCTTCTATAGTAATAGGGAGACCAGGACCAATGTAACCCAGCGGATGAACCAAATATAAGAGAAGTAGTACCTTCTGGTTTAATACAAGTAGTGGCTATAGGTCTATCAATCTTTAATATATCTGCATAAATATTAGCCTCCTCTCTTACCCATTCATATATCTTTTTCCTAATATCTTTTGCTTCCTCTGATAATGTATCTATATCTAATAAATACATAGCATCTTGCCAACCTGTTAGAGATACCCCTAATAATCTTTCATCTTGTTGAATAGAGTCCCAGTCTTCCCAAGGTATAGATACTAGAGTTTGTCTTACACTAGCTCTAGTAATAATTCTGGTAGATTGTTCTAGTTCTCTTAGATTAAGGGTTCCATTATAGATATGATTAGGAATATTAATAGAAGATAGATTACATAGACCTCCTCCTTTAGAAGGAGTTAGGATACCTTTAGTAGTATTAATAATATCTTCATTACTCTTATGTCCTATAGATAGAATAATCTCATGGCAAGGATTGGTTCCACAATCTAAATATTTAAGACAATCTTTAGCTGGTCTAACCTTTCTAGCTGACTCATATCTCTTCCAACACATTAATAGATAATTATTAAACCCCGGTTCTCCAGCTTTCTTTAACGTATCTAATCTCTTTTCTAGTTCTGAATAAGAGGGTTTATACTTATCAATTAAGGGTTTAACCTCTAAATAAGTAGCATTTGGCTTGTTATATAGATACAGAACTAGTTCATTCCAACCCTTAGAACCTATACATTCTGTATTATTACTTTGAAACCTATAGCTTTTATTGGTAATAAAAGAGCCAATATCCTCTTTAGCTTTAGCACAAAGAATGTCTCCTTCTTCAAATAAACATATTAAAGCAGCTCTTCTAGTCCCACCTACAGCTATCTGAACTGCTATACAACAGCTAATATCCATACAATCAATGGACCTTAGTTGTTTATTTGGACACTCTTTAATAATTAAATCTATATCTTTAATAGTTTTGATAAGAGCTTCAGGGCCAGATGCAGTACCCCCAAATGTCTTTAAGGGTTCTCCCCAAGGTCTAACATTATCTATATTAATACTAATAGACTTTCTTATACCACTATGAAGCTCTTCTAGAACATATAGAGTACAAGTAGTCCAACCTTCTTTAGAGTCCCCTACTACTAGTTCATCTCCATCCCAGTATGTATGTTCTTTCCTATTAACTTTAGATATAGGCTGATATTCTTTAAAGGAGATAGATAAATCTTTATTTTTAATAAAAGGTAATTGAGATATATCTCTATCAAAGACTCTAAACCCTACACCAGCACCTAGCATAAGGTTAAACATAAGGTTAGAGAATTTATCTAGAGAATCTATAGCTAAACATGAACAGTTATAAGCACATATAGGATTATAATCAATTGTTTTACTACCAGCAGCCCATCTAGCTCTATTACTAGTAGATACCTGTAGATTAGATAGTTTATCTAGAAGAAGGTTATACTCCCTATCTAAATGCTCCTTATTAATATAATCCTTGGCTAAATCAATATTATATCTAGTAACCCTCTCTAAGGATTCATAACCAGTCTCTCTAGTTCCATCAGACTTTAACCTTCTATAAGTTCTACAATCAATAACTTCACCTAGTCTTGTATAATTAACTTCTTTCATATTTATCTATTTATTTATATCAACATTGACAATCTACTGGAGGGTAATAACTAAAATCACATATTCTAGTTACCTTATTACTACACTCAATTATACTGTTTACTTTATCTTCTATACCCGTCTTTATATCATTTATTATTGAGTTAATAAGAATTAACTTCTCTCCACTAGTTAATTCACTGGGAAAGGGTATACATATCTCTTTCTCTATAGATAAATAAACTTTTATAACCTCATATGATGGATAATCATCTAACTTATGTCGGCACTTAAGTTCTTTATATATAGCAGATTCAAGAGTTATACCCTCTGGTTTGGTGATAGAACAAGGATTATTACAAGACATAATTAATATAAATAATAGATATATCTAATAGATAGACTAAAAGATATATCTATTATTTATATTAATTAACGGAGGAAAGTAGTTAATGGAGTAATAACATCCATATCTGAAAGGTAAGTATTACTATTCAAATAAGTAATATTACTATCTTGTTTCTTTATGAGGAAAAGGTTAAACTCATTAATTAAAGGAAGAAGATGTTTATTCCAAGAATTAAGAGCTAACATAATAACTCCTTTAGAATCTAAAGTAAGAATAGCTCTAGAAGATTTGTCTGTTTTAATACTATAGGCTCTACCTTCAAAGTCATATCTTTTTGTAGTTATAATCATTGTTCTAACTGCATATTTATGATTAAATCTAAAGAAATCTGTCAAATCCCTTGTTGAATATAAACGTTCAGGGACTGGACTATCGTTATTTCTACTAGATGGAGAGATAAAAGGTAGTTTAGGAAAAGCCTTTTTAATTAATTCATGGGCTTCTTCATTACTAATATCATTGATTAGATTCTGACGCAGTGTATACTTTAATTCCATGATTAACCTCTTTGATTAGAAAAAACAAAGCTCTTAGATTTATATCTAAGAGCTATAACTGTAAGTTAAGACTATTTGGATGAATAGTTATAAAAGGAGAGAACTCTTCATATATCTTTTTACTCCTCCATTTTGCCTCCTTTGGTAATTGATTAACATACTCTAAATAAAGATTGTTAAATATAGATTCTATATCTAAGTAGTTAACATTAGGTATTAGTTTAATAAGATTATTGGCTTTAGGGCTTATTCCTTTATCTTTAGGGGATGTAAATATAAAATAGATTTCTTTATTAAAGAACTTTTTGGCTAATTCAATATAATTTTTATCTCCTAAAGTAATAGATACTGTTTCTAAATCAATAGTATTCTTCTTTATTTCTATTACTAATACATAATTATTAAATATTTGAATAACATCAAATCTTCTAGATTTATTAACCTCTTCTATATTGGGTACAGAGAATTCTTGTATTAGTTTTATCCCTTTTATATGTGAACTTAGAAGAATGAGTTTGTTCTGTATCTGCTTTTCATTGAATTCCATAAGAGTAGATAAATTCTCTTACTAGGTTTTTGATATTATGCTTCTCTTCTTCTAATAGAATCTCGGGCTTATTTATAAGAGAATAACTTAGGTTACAGTTATCTACCTCTCTTTTATATAAACAATTATTTATATCTACATAACTTAATTCACTATTAAAATTGTCATAAAAACAATTGAACTCCTTATTTTCTCTAAATAAACTAAGGAGATAATTTAACATTTCTTTATATAAAGACTGATCTATTATCCATCTAGAAGGAAACCTATCATAAGTAAAGTATAAATGAATAAGTAAAAACATCACAGCTTGGTCATTATATTCTACTAGATATAAAACTGGAGTATAACAATAGCTATATAACGTATGAATTACTACCTTATTTTGTTGGTTATAAGCATTAATAGACTCTTTATTAAGAGGGAATATAGAGATTTCTGGAAGATAGACTTCTCTATCCTTTCTTAGAATAGAGAAGTCTAAGGTGGAACTCTCTACATTTAATTCAATTAAATTAAGGAGTTCTGATACTAGCATTTATTATTTATGGTTGTTTTTGTTATATAACCAAGGGCTTCTATCTCTAAACATATTTCCTTGTACCCTAAAAGCGCTATGGGTTTATCTAATAATGCTATATCCCCTGAGACTAAGGGTTTTATTCTAATAGCATTACTACCTTCTAATCTTATACTTTCTTTAATTTCTCCTTCTATATCTAAATAATAAAGGGTAGGTCCCCCACATAAGTATATATGGCTTATATCATTTATGTGGGCACATATATTATATAGTTGTGTACTTTCATTAGCACTATACTTAAGTAAATATTTGTATTCCTCTGGTAATGGCATATAAATCTAAAGAGGTAATTTAATAATGTAGTTAGTTATGCTAAGAGGAGTCTCTTTCTTTACAATAATAGAGCTCATCTCAATATCTACTGTTAATTTACCTACTTTTGTTCCTTTAGTACCAGGACCCCCAACAGCTCCATAAAATACTGGTTGTTGATTCTTATTTAAAATGGCATACTCTTTAACAGTTCCATTATTTATAGCTATAGTAGATAAAGATTGATTAGAAGGTATAAGTAAATAAGTCTCTAGTTTTTCATTAGGTCTAGCGAAGGCTGGTGTTGGCAATTTAAAAGAAGCTATTATGGTTCCTCCATCTATACCTCCCACTGAATATAAATTAAGGGTAGGGTAATTAATTAAAGAACCTTCCTCTACTTTCCTTGTTAAATAAATTAAATAGTCTGTAAGTATATTTACTGGTATAGAACTCATTATAATGTTATAAGTATTTATAACATTATATTTAGAATTTAAGGAGAGTAGTGTAACCTTTCCAATGAATTTCCTTCTTAGTATTCTCCTTTCTTAATAACCAAAAGAATAAGGTAGATATTCTATTTATTAGACTCTTTAAGGTTTTATCTTCTATGCTTTCTATAGATAAACACTCATTAAGATATAACTCCACAGTTCTAAGACTTATCCTTACTCGGTCTAATCTAGATAACCTCTCACTATTAAACATAAGGAAGTCCTGGCAATCCCCTATTTCTGACTTAAGTTTATATAATAAGGTCTCTACATTCCTTAGACTTTCTTCCTGTAATCTATGTCTATCACTATTACCTTTACATAAGATAAATGCAGATATATTAAAGGAGTTCTCTCTTAACCAAAATAGAGATTTATATACTTCCTCACTATAGATATAAATACCTATCTTCTCTATTAGATCTTTATACCGATATAAGGATTTATACTTATAATCCTTTAGACATAGACTAATATCATTTCTTAAATACTCAAGAGATTGGTCTAATAAAGTCTTAGAATTAATGTTCTTAGTACAGGAGTTATCTCCTTTACCTTCTTTGTAAGAAGTTACTATTCGAGCTGTAGAAGGTTTAGACATAATATTTAAATCCAACATTCTAAATATAAATATAAGGGACTTTTATTAGTTTAACCATTATTTCTAAGGTTTATTACTTAATAATAAACTAATCCTGTCCAACTCTCTATACACTCTATTCATCTTTAATGACTTAAAAACCTCCTCTAACCTATCTATAAACAAGTACATCTTTAAATCATCCTTCCTTATTGATATATCCTCTTTACTAGATAATGTATAAAAGTTTTTTATAGTTCTAAATCTAACTGGTAGAAATAGACCTAGTTCTATATAAGAAGAGATTATAGATTTACTAATATTATTCTCACTAAGAAATAGTTCTATAGTTATAGTATCTATAGAATTTCTAGGACTTAGATTGGTAGTAGGTAACTCCTTTATAAGTCTAATAGTAGCAACCACCTCTTTAGGGTTAAGTAAAAAAGATAAATATACAACTACTAATTCCTCTATAGCTGTACAACTATATTTATTAAGGTTAAGATAAAGTTCCCAAGGATATAAAGAAGGAGGTAAATAAGACTTCTCATATTTTAAATTTATATTTTCATATAGACTCCTTCTATTTATATCTTGACTACTTATATATAAATAGGTGCTATTAATATAATAATTAAAGTAATTAATAATAAAAAATAACATGAGCTGCTGTGGTAAAAGTAAAGTAACTAGAGTCTATAACCCTAGTAGAAATAATCAATATACTCTAGATTTATCTTCTTATAGAACTTATAGTAGTCAAATGAGTAGTCCTTTATGTACTAGATGTCAATCTCCTACTATTCATCAAGGTCCTATAATGTATTCCCCTAATGGTGCTCCTAGAGTTAATATTCAGTGTACTAATCCTCAATGTGGGGCTATAAGAACTATATATGTAACTACTTAGGAAAATCTATATAATCAAAAGATAAACTCCTTCTATAACATTCAACCACTATATTAGTAATATTAATAAGTAATATATAATAGAAACTTTTATAGAAACTTTTATAGAAGGATAACTTTTTTATTCTTAATAGTTTTTCACTATTTTTATTACTAATTAAATCTTTGTATGTAAGACCTAAAGTCTTTTTTATTACATATTCATTTAGAACTGGCGAATTAATTACTTTCTTTATAGTTAATTGCCACTTAGTTGTATTCATATCAGTGGCAAAGACTTTAATTAACTGTAATAGACTATTGTTTATATGCGTTCTATTTATTTGAAAAGAGGAATTATAATATTTAACTAAGTCTTTTTTCTTATGAAGATTTTGAATCCATCTAAAGAACATATCCTTTAGTTCAGGTAGTATTCTTAGTTCTATTAATATATCTCTTTTTGGTTTAACAATAATAAGATTCATTTTAATTGATTAAATAGATTATGCTTATATTTATCTTTTATAAAAATTTGATATTGGTTTAACCACTTATCAGGTTCAATAAGAACATCTTTAGAATCTACTCTAGTATTATGAATAAGGGTAGGCGCTCCATGATTATAAACTAGAATATCTAAGTATGAGATAGATAAAGATTCCAGATGAGTAATTGGTAACATAGCTTTTAAGGATTCTTCTATATCCTTTTGTCTTATAAAGCCAGTAATCCACCAAGTTTTATCTTTGTATTCTAATTGTTCTCCTATAGATTTACTATAGTTAAGAAGAAGAAATGATAAAGAATCTTTCTTTATTAAATTAAAAACCATAGAGCATTTAGATTCCATATCTTTTTTTTAGATTATTAATTTCTATATCTTCTGTTGGGTTATTAATAAGAGATTGGAATGCGGGTATAGGAATATTTCCCTTTTCGTAGTATTGACATATACTAAGAGCGTTTACTTTACTATTAGTAGAAGTAATCTCATCTCCCCTTATAATATAGAAGATTCCACTGTTATATAATATCTCCGTTCCATATGTTAATCTCATTATTTTCTTTTTTTATTAGAGTTCTAATTGTAGAAGCTATAGCTAATCTTACTACTAATACATATATATTTGAACCATATAGACAATGGATTGAAAGACTAGAGAGCTATATAAGTAAGTACACCGGTGATAAATTAACTTACTCTGTAAATTGTCACCTGTGTACTAGCACTCAGATTAGTTTAATAATTAATCTTACTTATTTATTAGATACTAATCTTTATATATATATAGGTCTATCTATCCTTATGGGTAGAATCTCTTATGTAATTCATAATCTATATGAAGTTTTACCTAAGTTAAATACTTTTTTATTAATAAAAATGAATAAGTAAACTAGTATAGAATCTGTTGCTGAATGTTCAAGAATTTAAGGTTTTTGCCATTACCTATAGCCAAAACATAATCCTCCGGTTTATATTTCTCTATAAAAGATTCACTATTAGGATTATCATATTCGTCCTTTATCCTAGTTAAAGCAGCTTCAAAACTAGTTTCTGTTCCTAGAAATTTCATCTTAGGACCATAGAATATAGCAACTGGAGCCTCTTTTGTATTTTTATAATTTAATTTCCATTGATGTTTAGCTGGACTAATACACCAATTATCCTCATCTGGGTCTATAGGTTGAATATACAGAGTATTATTTTTAAACCAGAAACTTTTTAATCTAATAGCAAAAGTATTAGTTTCTATACACAGTAACTCTTCTAATATTCTCTTCTGAGCTTTATTTAGACTTAAGAAACATCTAGTACCCTCCCATTGTTTACCTTTACCTTCAATATTTATAGCTCTTAATGTATTTTCTTGACTGGATATATAACATAACTTACTCTCAATAAACTCATCTTCAGCTTTGTAATATTCAAAAAAGAGTCTAACTAATACAATAGAATAAAAGGATTTCATGTTTCTTATCTCTTATAGTTTTTACTAATTTAATAGATTTATTCTTTTCTTAATAAAAATATAGTAAAGAATAAATCTATAATTTTTAATTACAACAAACAGAAAGAATATTAAACACTTGAGTTAATTCAATACTTTTAGTAGACAAAAGGTCTAGATTAATTCTGATAGCACTATCTTTTTTTAAAGATAAGTTCCCATATTGAGCTAATAACTCTACAAATTTATCCTCTTTAAAGTTATAAGGAGGATTGAACTCTACTTTTAAACTATTGATATCTCTATTAACAGCATCTGGATAATTAATTGATATATTAATATTCATATTATTTACTTAGATTTAACTCTTCTAATTTAACATTAAATTCTTTATTATAATCACTTAGGTCTTTACCAGTTTTATATAAAAGGGTAATTCCAATAGCTTTTATAATTTCATTTATTACCTCTTTTGTTATAAAACCTAACTCTTTTTCTATGTCCTCCTTATATTCTCTATATAAATTTTCTATCTCTTTTTTTAAATCTTCTATTTTCTCAATAGCTTTAACCCTTTTTCTATTCTTTAATAAAGGTACAAGGATATCATTACATAAAGAATAACAAATGATTACATACTCCTCTTTCTCTAATTCCTCTCTTTTATATATCCTCTTTCCTATATCTTTTAATAGTTCTTTATTCTTTACTAATGGAAACTTAAAGTTTAATTCCTTTTCTATATACTTATAAGTCTCAATAATTTGTAATGTTAAATATACATCATCCTTTATTGAACCTTTATAATCTATATCTATCTTGTCATATATAAAACTACTTAACATAATGTCCGTAGGATAGATTCTTATTTATTCTATCATTCAGAATCTATCCTAGACACTATCATCTTAAAAGTCTCTCTAATAACTCTTTACTAGGAGGTACAAAGATTCTATTGTTGCTTCCTCTTTTTATAGTTATAGAAATATGAGCATGAGGACCTGTAGTAGCTGTACCTGTATTGCCAGATAAACCTATTAATTCCCCTTTATTGAAACATTTAGAAGCATGGGTTACTCCTATAGTAATAACAGCATCCTCTACTTTTGTAGATATCCTACAAGTTAAACCCCCTAGTACAGAATTAGAAAAAGAAAAAGACCATTTTACATTAGGAGTTTTAGGTACATAAATAGGGGTTCCTATTGGAGTATTTATATCTACCCCTAAATGATTACTAGAAGCTCCAGTAATAGGGCTAACTCTTCTACCAAAAGGGGAAGTTATTATATAACTATTAATCCTTACCCCTTTTCTAGGACCAACTTTATCTGTGAATAAATCTATAACGCCTTTACTACTAAGAGTTATATCTTTTGAATTAACGCTTTTTTCTTCTTTAATAACCTCTTTGCTAGAAGAGAATAATAAAGGTCTAAGACTATATTCTATTTGTTTATTTACACTGTCAAATAACAGATTACTTATAAGTAAAGTAAATAGTAGATAGAATATTAAATCAGAGGGAGATATTTTTAATAGATTCCATTTCTTTTCCATTAGGTTTAGTTACCCCTTCAATAATACCTTTATAAGTCTCCCAGATATAAGTATTTCCTTTTATAGAGCAGGGGGACCCTAGAATGGATTCTAATTCTTTAACTTCAATAGATTTCTTATGTCTAATAAAAGAGAACAGATGGTTAACCTGTTCTAGAGATAAGGTAAGACAAGATGAGGAATCACCTCCCTTATAAAAATAGCTAATAGATTGATTATAGAAAGAGGTAAGAAATCTATAAGATAACTTACCCCTACCAGGAACTTGACTATCAGCTATTAATATAAGAATAATAAGAATATAGCTTATAACTCTCATATTATCTTTTTTTGTTTACTACTTCTATAAATCTTTGTTTTATTATTTCTTGTTCCCTTTTATCTTTACCTACTCCAGACACTTGTCTCATGCCTATTTCTTTAATACCTTCTCTTAATAGTTCTCCACTATTAGAAGCAGTAGAGAGAGTAGGGGAAGAACTCTCTGGAACAAATCCACCAAATAGAAGGCTTAATCCAAATACTATAGTCATGGGTATAACCCATACGTATATAACTATAATTGCACATATATCTTTCCAATTCCTTTTAGGGTTCTTTAAAGTATAAAGAATAAGAAGAATGGATAAATCAAAGGTTAAAGGCTCTGAAGATTCTTTAACTATCTTTCTAATTTGTTCAATACTGGTATTATTGGAATTACTCATATTACTCCTGTTCTTTTCTTTATTATTATCCTTATTTGAGCTATTCTCCAATGTCTGTATAGGTGTTATCGTTGGGTTTCCCATTAGTCTTTAATATAAGAAATAAAGTATAACTAAAGGATAAGAGAATAAGTCCAGGAGATAATATTCTACTATATGAAGGTGGACCTATTTTTACACTATTAATCTTAAGATTAGATGATACATCTTCTACTATAGGTAAAGGTTTATTAACTGTATGTACAACTATAAGAACTAAAATAGCTAATAGAAAATTAAATAAACTACTAATCACTGCTCCACTCTTCATCGTTTTTTAACTCTGTTAATTTACCTTCTAAATCTAATCTGTTTAATTCTACATTTAGTTTCTTTGTAGCCTCCAAATGTAATCTAATCTGCTCATTATTTAAATCTAAGCCAGAAGTGGAATTACTTCCCTTTACTAAAGCTCTAGACTTAAATAATATATTAAATAGACTCTCCTCTTCTTCTGTTTCTTTAGCCTCTTTTATAAGCCCTTCTAAAAATATTGAATGACATTGATTAATAGAAAGTTTATAACAAGGACTCTTAGGATTTTTAGAGTTGTTTACAGCTATACTTATCGTACTTTGATATTTCTTAGCTTCTCTAGCTTTATTAAAATATTCATTCCAAAGATTAAACTGAGTTATAGCTTCTTTTATATTCTTCTTGGAATAGTTTGGATCTATTAACCAATTAGGGTCAAGTATCTTTGTTTCTTCTGGATAGTAATAAGTTACTTTGTTGAAGGCTCTTATAAAAAGAACAGCACTAATACTATTTATCAATAAAGAAATTACAATGGAAAATATGAATAAATTTCTTTTCATTTATTTCACTTTATATGAAACTTAAACAAAGTCAATAACACTAATATAAAGACTAGTTTTTAGAATAACTATAGCTCTGTTATAAAGTCTCCTTACCTCTTCTATTCCTATATTAAGAGTTTTTGATATAACTCTATAGGATTTATTCTTATTAGTCTCATCTAACCCATAGAATAATTTAATAACTTGTTTCATGTTCTCCTCTGGAAGTTTATCTATTAGTTTATCTATACACTCTCTTTTATTTACTTTTTCCATATAATTCTCTGGATTATATAAATCATCTTCTGGATGTGGCACTTTAATAATATCTAATAAGAATATATTTTCATGTTCTGTATTATTTCTAGGAGTATTTAATGAGATTATATTTTCATCTCTTGGTAAACTTTGAATTTCATATAACTTATCTCTAGATAAAATAATGCCTCTTTTTTTACCCTCTTTTATTATCTCCTGTAATAAGGGTTCTCTGTTTAATTCTTTTCTTAAATGTATTAATATAGCGTTTATTTGACTATTTAACTTCTTTATATGAACAGGTATTTTTATATTCTTATGTTTATCTATACTATATCTAATACTCTGTTTAATCCAAGGAGTAGCATAAGTAGATAGTCTAGTCCCTTTATTAATATCAAACTTTTTTATAGCTTGTATTAACCCTATTACACCTTCTTGAATTAAATCCTCTATCCCTAATTCACTCTTAAATAAATATCTCTTGGCTATTGATGCTATAAGTCTCTTATTTTTTTCTATTAATTCAACTTTATACTTCTCCTTCTTCCTTATCTCTAATATACCCATCCTTAAGATTTCTTTATATAAACTAACTTGTTTTATAAGTATATCTAATCTATTATAAATTAGAATAGATTGATTTATTTCTTTTATAGATAGATAGAATATATTAGTTTTAATAGAAAGGTAGTTATCTATAAGTATTAAACTCTTTATTTCTTTTATATGGTTTAACTCCTCTTCAGCCGTTAGTAAAAATCTATTCATTTATTCATTTATATAGTTTATATTAGTTTTATATCATATGCTTAATTTATATGCTAAATAAAAAAGTGGTTACTCTTATTTGTTTTGATAAAGAAGGACAGGTTCTAGATGGTGAGCCTATTAATATAGAGGTCCAATCCTTTAATAAAAAGGAGATAGTAGATAAATCTAAGGATACTCTAGGAGATATGGGCCTACCTATAGAAAATGTTTATAGTCCATCTTTAACATATTACCAATATGAAACAAAAGAAAAAGCTATGTTAGAAAGAACAATTATGCCTATTGTTACTAAAGGCCAACCTCTTAAAGAAGGGTATAAATGGACTTTTATTAAAGATATGAGCACTGGTGATAAAGAAACTCTTATTAGAGCCTTTGAAGAAGTTTATAAAGCTGGAGGTTTTCCTAATATGCTTAATCCGACTTTATATACAGATAAACTAATGCGTTCTAACTCTTAATTTGTTATAATTTATTACAATTAATATAGAGAATATTATGCTAATAAAAACAAAAGAAGAGTTAGAATCAATGTCCTTAGTAGGAGAGTATATCCTTGTTAAGTTAAATAAAAAAGAAGGTAAGAGCCAGGGGGGTATATTTCTTCCTGATTCAGTAGTAGATAGAATTCCAATGGAGGAAGGTTTAGTAATCTCTATTGGTCCTGGATGGTTTAATGCTCAATCTAGTGCTTATGTACCAGTAGTATGTAATCCAGGGGATAATATAATCTTTAGCCCTTATGGTGAATTAAACTTTAAAACTCCAGAAGAAGAATTATATAAGATTATCCCAGATAAATGTGTAAGAGCTATCCTTTAATATTATGATTTATAAGTTAGAGAAGTATAAAGTTATTAAAGTTTTAGAATCTATATTGGAAATTGTTAGTTTAAACACTAAAGGCTGGAGTATTAGTACAACTCTTAAACCTTTAACTCAAACTTCAACTCTATTAAATTCTATGGAGGATACCTTTATATCTAAAGATTCAATATATTATTTTATTATTCCTTTACTTTTGGATAATATAAGTAATCTTTATGATAAGTCTAAACTTTATATTTCTCTACTTATATATCTATATAAGTATAAGGATAGTATTACTAATTGGGAGTTTAATGTAGAGACTTCTAGTAGTTTAAGAAGGTTAAATGGGGGTGATTTATATAACTTTATTAATGAAAGTAATGATAAGGATATATATAATCAATACCTTAAGGATATTCCAAGAGATAGTTTTATTCAATTTATAGAGGATAAAGAGCTTAAAGTTAAGATAATAAAGGGTTCTTATATAAGTGGAGAAACTGGTAATACCAATTTAATGGGAGTCTATGTACTAGTTTCTTATAGTGAACTAAAGGACTATAAAGGTCTATACCCTCTATGTGAGTATATAAAGAGTGTTAATAAATGCTTATTAATCATTAGTCCTGGTATTAGTAATGAAGTAAAAGACCTATTTGATAAGAACTTAAAGGGGGTTTGGACTTATATAAAGAACCAGGAAAACTATGATTTATATAAGGATTATGCTGCTATATGTGGCTCAGTTCTTATAGATTTACATAATGAGGTTAGTATTAAACCCTATCATTTAGGTTATATAGAGGAGTTGAGTTGTAAGAGTTCATACTCTATAATTAAACCTTCTAGTAATGGTAATATAACTACAATTAATAGATTAAATGATTTAGATAACTCTAATGAGAGTTTAAAAAGGAGAGCTAATATACTAGGACAGCTAGTATTCCTTTATGGAAACTCTTCTATTATGGAATATAGAATAGTGAATGACCTTATTTGTCTATTAAATAAGAGTAAATCTAACCTTTATATATTAGATAACGAGGTAGTTATTAAGGATAAAGATATAGATTGGTGTATTCAAAAAGCCATTAAGTTTTTATCAATAACCAATAAAGAGGCATATAATCTTATAGTTGATAGAGATGAAATGGATATTATAGTTAAGAAAGCTATTAGTTTAACTAATATGTTAGATTCTATAGAGTTTGTTATAAAGAAGTAAATGTATTATTCTTATAATCTGATACGAAATAAATACTTGTTATTGGTATATCCAATAAAGAAACGTTACTAGTATTTCCACATTTAGTAACATTTTCTTTTATAGATAGGAATAAAGACTGTTCTCTAATATATAGATTATCTATAACAAACTCTTGAATAGAGAAAGGAAAGTAACCTATTTTAATATTAAAAGGAGGTGGTAAATAGAATATAGAATATAAAAACTCTTGTATTGATATATATGAACCTAAATAAGACCCATATATTGTATTTATATAATCACCAATAATTATAGAATTAGGGTCATTCTGTCCTGTAATAAATAATAAAGAGGGTAATGACATAGCCTCTGAAATAAGAGGTTGACTATTAGATAATCCTAGTTTAATAGAAGAAATTACTGTCATATTAAATTAAAGTAGATAGCCTAGATAACGATTTAAACCCTATAACCTTTAGTTCATTCCGATAAGTAAGACCAATAAAGCAAACTATTGGGTAATCTGGAGCCCAGAACATATCTAAAGAGTTACAGAAACTTATTAGTTTAGGGTTATTAGTGCATCTATATACTTTTATTTCATTAAGAGAGTTGTAAGTATTTTTATATATTTTAGTAAGTTTACCTTCTATAAATGTAGCTAAGTATAGTTTATTCCATTTATAAGGTGGAGCTATAGAGAAAACTTTTTCATCTGGATATTTATTAATGAAATCTAATATCCCAGTAGTATGGATAATCTCTCCAATATTTATATCTTTAGAGGTTCTAATAAATATATAGTCTCTTATAGAAATGCTATTAACCTTAGATATAAATTTACTAGAAGATACGTCTTGAGAATCAAAGTTCCATATTACTGGGTGTAACTTGTCCTTTATGTAATAGTAATAATCAAATATAGATAAAGATTGCATATATATAATAAATAAACCTTTTTATATTATAAATAAAAAGGTTTATTAGAAGAGATTAAATATTTATACTCTACCTATATATACTAATTTAGGGTTATTAAAAGTAGTAACTGGTAAGAATGAACTATAGGATTCCTTTCTTTTAAATAGTCTGGATACTACTAAATCTTCACCTAGTACAGCTTTAGCACTAAGTATTAAGGCTTCAATAAGAAATTCTATATCATTGATATGGTTAAAAGAGGTAGTTATAGCATACTCTTTTTTATTATTAAGGAATGGAAATTCTTCAATAGACTCTATATTAACTTTAAAGTATTCAGATAGATAATTAGCTATTTCCTTATCTTCAAATAGAGAGTTTAACGAAGGTTCAATCCAGGATAGCAATAGAATATTTGATTCAACGATAGTTTTAACAAAGAGTTTCATATACTTATATTTGATTAAAGGTTAAAATGATTTCCATTGAATAGACAACTCCCCTACAGAATTATCTAAGGATAAGAAGTTACATAGCTTAATATCTAGAGTTTTCTTATAGCTAAAGGGCATTTTCCTATATGTAGGAAGACCTAATAACTCTAGAAGTCTACATTTATCATATTCTATTAGGGAAGTCACTAAGACTTTGTTTACATGTATCTCAATAGGTATAGTTTTATCTTCTCCAATAACATCTCCTTTTTTATTAATAAAGTAACACCAATCTATTTCATGGTCATCTAAAAAAGATACTTCAATAGTTGATTTATGTCTAGTAATAGCTTTACTACTAGAAGTATTTCTAATATGTCTCCCTTTAGGATAGGGGGATTCTATATTTATATGGTCCTCTAGTTTATAATAACACCACTCATCTATAGAATTACTATTAGAGATAAATCTAGTAGTTTTACTATCATCTGACCATTTCCATATATCTAAAATATTATGAATAGTCTGTGAAGAGTTAGCCTTCACATAATGAGTTAGGACATCACCTCCAAGTAAGTTATAAGTTATTGATACAAATTTCATAAGTTTAGATATATAGAATAATCAGTAATAAAAGGATTATAGTCTAATAAATACACTTCAAATAAGATTTTAAGTAAGATTAAAGGTATTTCTTCTTGCTTAAAGAACTTAACTAGCTCTATTCTATCATCGTTAGATAAGAAATTGGTTGTTATAAGTTCCTCTAAAAGATAGTTGATAGAACTATATTGAGAGGTTAAGGAAATAATCTCTTTGATTTTAGATTCATAAGAAGGGGTATAACTCTCCTTTATGAACATACTCTTATTCTTAAGGATATGGATAGAGGATAAATCTCTCCTTAGAATATTATAAATAGAAGAGATTATCTCTTCATTTATTGACTTAGATAGAAGGATTAGTAACACTTCTCTAGGACTTATAACTCCAGTAGAAAGGTATTTACCTATATTTAAAGAGCAGTCTCCTCTATATAAAGATAGTTGTTTAAAGATTGTATCTCTAATATCCTCTACTAAAGGAACCTCTTCTTGAGGTAGTTCGATAAAGGAAAAGGATTTATATAGAGGTTTCTTAAAGATAATAGTAGAGGCTAAGATATCAGATAAAGAGTTATAAGGTATCTCTTTAGGTTTACTAGCCCCTATAGTATCTAATAACTTTACTAAATCTATAGAGTTCCAGGCCCCTGAGACCTCTATGTAATTAGACTTAAATATAGATTTATAGACCTGTTCCCCTCTATTAGGTAAATGAATATTACTTTTAGTAATATATACATCTGGTTTATATTTCTCTACAAGGGAAGTAGATTCCTTATAGTTATTAAATATAAAAAGATTAGTTCCATATAATTTAAGAGTTTGTTTAAGGGATAAAGAGCAATCTTTTATAAAAGATTGTTTAGCCTTAGATAAACTTTTAAAACAAGGAACTTCCCAGTTGGTTACACAATAAGGTAATATCCTATATTGATTAGGATAACTATTATTGATAATATTAAACTCTCCTAGAGCTCTTTCTATTAGAGGATTATCAATTAATCTAAGGACTCCTGTAAAGTTTACTAAGGCTAGTTTCATCTTTTATCCTTTTTAATAACTAGGCATCTCTATATCTAAGGAGTTATCCTCCATTAGTTTCTGTTGTAATATAGCTCTTTTCCTCTCTATACTCTTAGCTTTAGTTAAAGTTCTTAGTTTCCTTTTTCTTTTATCTCTTTTATTCTCAAAGTAATCCTTTAGTTTACTAGTTTCTAATAATCTTTCATTATAAACCTTTTTGTTAAATCTATATAATAAAGAATCAATGGTTTCATCAGGATTCTTTCTTACTTGACACATATAATTAACCTTTGATATATATTACTAATAATTATATATCAAAGTTTAAAGTCTTGTAGTAAACAATCTTCTAAATCTAGTATTCGTATAGATAAAGGGTTTAATTTGTTATCTATAAGAACTTTATTTCTTTCATACGCTATATAAGTGGATACGTAATTGGGTCTTAATTCCTCTAATAATTCTTCTAAAAAACAATATTCTACAAACTTTATAGGATTAGAACCTGTAATAACAAGAGACCCATTGGAGAATTTAATTATCCAATGGGCTGTTTCTTCTAACCAATTAGCTTTAGACATATAGATATCCTATATAAAGTAAGAGTTATATTAGGCTTTATATACCTATTATAACTCTATATATGAACTATTCGTCCCTAATTGGATGAATGATATATATGTATTTCTTTATCTTTTATGGTTATATATAAGGTAGATATATCTAAATGAGTAAGAATATAATCTACAAGTAGGTCTTTAATAGAATTAACTATCCTTCCAATTTCTCTTGCTCCATAATTAAGGTTAATTTTACATGTTATTAAATGGGTGATAACCGAGGGTTCTATCTCTAATTTATACTTAATAGCCTCCTTTAACTCTTCTAATCTAAGAGCCATAATAGAAGATAAGGATATTAGATTTAATGGATTAGCCGGTAGAATCTCATCTATTCTATTAAGGAACTCTGGTGTAAAGTATTCTTTAAGAACACTTAACTTATTAGAACTAATATTGGAAGTAGATAGTTCAAACCCCAAAGATGCCGAGTTAGAATAAGAACTCCCTATATTAGTAGTTAAAAAGATGTATGAATTGTTAAAGTATATCTTTCTACCTACAGAATCTGTAACAAACCCCTCATCTAGTATTTGTAATAGAACATTATAAATAGAGGGATGGGCCTTTTCTATCTCATCAAATAGGATGATACAGAAGGGGTAGTTCTTTACATTAGAGAAGATAAAAGATTGGTTTTCATAACCAATATACCCAGGAGGAGAGCCTATAAGTTTAGATATAGAGTGAGATTCCTGAAACTCTGACATATCTATTTGGATAAACTGAGCAGGGTTAGATAGTAATAACTTAGATAATTCTTTAACTATATAAGTTTTACCTACCCCTGTATTACCACATAGTAGGAATGAGCCTCTAGGCTTAAGTTTGGAATAAAGGAAACTTCTTTTAATACAAGAGGAGATTTTATTAATAATATCCTCTTGACCTACTACTCTTTTCCTTAGATTAGACTCTATATCCTTAAACTTATTGTAGGTATCTAAAGGGTTTTTATTAATAGGAACTTGAGTTATAGATTCTATAGTTTCATAAACTAAGGACTCATCTAACTCTGGAAGATTAACTATAAACTTCTGTACCTCTTCATACTTATCTTCTTCAATAAGAGAATAATACTCCTTTAAATGTTTATTAGGGGTTTTATTCTTTATCTTTAACTTACTACCAGCCTCATCTAGTACATCTATAGCTTTATCTGGATAGTTCCTATTTGTTATATATTGACTGCTATTAACTATTACCTTAAGGATAGAGTCAGGTACTATCATTCCATGATATCTCTCGTACTTAGTTCTATTTCCTCTAAGAATCTCTAGAGTCTCTTCCTTACTACATTCTTCTAGAGGGATAATATTAAACCTTCTAGTAAAGGCTTTATCCTTTTCTATATTTAATTTAAACTCCCTATAGGTAGTAGCACCTATACATTTTAATTCACCTCTACTAAGGGCAGGCTTAAGTAGATTAGATAAATCTAAGGAACCCTCATAGTTACCTAGACCTACAATATTATGAATCTCATCTATAAAGAGAATAACGCTAGGATTAGACTTACAGTATTTAATAAGTAGAGCTACTCTCTCTTCTAACTCCCCTCTAAACTTAGTACCAGATATTAAAGCTCCAGTATCTAAAGATACAATTCTAGTATTGTCTAAAGGAGGGTATATTCCAGATACTACTAATTGAGCTAATCCCTCTACTAACTGAGTCTTACCAAAGCCAGCTTCCCCTAGTATAAGAATATTACTCTTAGTCTTTCTTAATAAAGATTTAACTATAGAGTCTAGTTCTTTAGTTCTACCTATTAGGGGATCTAGTTCATTCTTCTCAGCTTTTAGAGTTAAATCAATACAGAAGTCTTCAATAGATGTAGGAATAGAGCTAGATACAGTAGTAACTAATAAGCCTTCTTGTAGAAGAGTAACAATCTGTTCTTCTATAGCCTTAATATCTACATTAGAGGTAAAGGCTTTTTCAAAGAAGGATAGATTATTATTACTTTTAAGTACATGAACAAGGGCTAAGAATATAGACTCAGGTTCTATATGCTCTAGATTAAATCTGTTACTTATTTCCTCTGCTTGTTTTAGACATATATGTATATACTTAGAATATTGATTAGGGAAAGGATTAAAATTTATTCCTGGAATATTAATTAAATAATTAGTATCTAAGTTATTCTTCTTTAAAATGCTAGATATTTTAGAAGACCCTTCTTGTAATAATCCTATAAGTAAATGGTTAAAGCTAACAGAGGTGTTTTGACTATTAGCAATACTCTTAGCTATACTAAGAACCTTATCAGAACCTTGAGATAGATTTAGAGACATAGGGATAATAAATCTTCTGGATAGAAACAACTAGATAAACTTAGATTAACCCCATATAGTTCATCACATAAAGGGATTAGTAATATAGAACCTGGCTTATGAATAGTATTAGTTATTTCATTTATTACTATTTTAATATTAAAACTATTAAGCACCCTTATGATTTCTGGATTGTTTATTTCTAATATGCAATATAAGAGTTGAGACATTACAGCTATCTCTATTATGAAATTTCTATTATTAGCCTCATGGTTAGAAGTAATTATCTTAATGAAATCCACTTTAGATATATTTATAGAATTATTTATATTAGTAAAATCTTCTATATCTATATCTTGGTTATTTATAAACTCATCTATATGCTCATATATAGATATAAGGGATAAAAGCCCTTCACAGATAGACTCTAACTCTTTGTATGAGTCTATATAGAGATTCTGTGTAGCTCTAGTTAAAGCTACATATATTAGATTTAGCTCCTGAATATGGTCATTATATTTATTAGTTGGTCTAAATAGAATATCTGCTGAAGGAACTATATACCAGACATTCTTTGCTTCTGCTCCTTTAGCTCTATGGATAGAACTAAGAATAATAGCATTCTTACTTGGTTTACATAATTCCTCTACATATTTCTCTATATAGGAGACATCTATGTTCTCTTTTATGTATAAATATATATACTCTATTAAACTATTACAACAATTAAAGTAGTCTATTAAAGTATCTAAACTAATAGTAAATAGTTCTTTAGAACTTGTATTATTCTGTTTTATACAATCGTGATTATACTTATAGAAACCACTTAATAAGTTCTTATACTCATTTAAAGAGTACGTTTTATAGTCTTGTAACTTGTTATACTCTAAAGCTAGTCTAAAGAATCTACTAATAGAGATACTTAAATCTGTACATCTTATATATATCTTCTTACCTTTTGATAATAGTTCTAAGCCATATTCTACTAATGGATAGTTATATCTACTAACAATAAGGTCTTTACTCTTTACTTTATTAACTATAAATTCTTTATTAAAGCCTTTTACTACACTCCCTTGTTTAGGGTTAGCGGGTAGCATTTCTATCTTAACTAGTTCTTTAACTAGTTCTATATGACTATCTGGACATCTATAACAATATGAAAGGGGGAGTTGAATAGTATTAAAGCTCTCTTTCATAATCTTCCAAATAGAAGGTTCAGCTCCTGCAAATGCAAATATAGACTGGTTATAGTCTCCTAATAATATGATTTGACTACCATTATTAGTAAATTTCTTATATATCTCTAACATTAATAGAGAGGAATCCTGAGCTTCATCTACTATTAGATAGTCTGTGTGAGTTGGTTCTAGGTTTAAATCAATAGAAAGTTCTAGTAATTGAGTGAAGTCTAGGATTTTATTATTAGCTTGAGTCCTTCTTAATTGACTAATATATCTAATACATTTACATATAAATTTAATATAAGGATTTATATATTCTAACTTTAAGCCATATTTATATATAACAAAGTAGATGTTTTCATAGGTTATAGTTAATCTATTTATTCTTAGATAGTTATCTATTTGTTTAGTTGCTTGTTTAAATATATTAATATGAACATTAATATCCTTTCTTTCTTGTTTAGTTATATTAGAAGAAGGGTCTATTCTTTCCTTTGTATATATATAACTATAAAGTTCTTGATTTAAAGATTCATCTTTAAGGAAGGAATTAACGAACTCTGAAGTCCTATCTTGAATATCTATATCACCTAATACCCTTTTTAATAACCCATAACATAGACTATGGATAGTATTTATCCTTACATTATTTAATCCTTTAATCCTTGTATCCTCTTTTAACTGTTCAGCTATATGTTTATTAAAAGCTAGAATCTGTATCTTTTTACCGCCTAAAGCTCCACATAGACCTATGATTTGAGTAGTTTTACCTACTCCTGCATTAGCATTGACTTGAATATTATTGGTTAAAGCCTCTTGAAATATAGTTAATTGATGACTATTCCAATTAATAGCAGTTAGATAATTAGAAGTCCAATTATTCATATTAATTAATTATGTATAGAACTAAGAAAGGTAATGTAACTTCTAAGACCAGAAAGCAATATGGCATAAAAGGTAAATATCCTATATTTGATATTAAATCTGCTATATCTGCTATTAAACTTAGACATCATAGTAAAGATATAAGTCCTAAAACTATTCTTAATAAAGTGGCAAGTAGTAAGTTCAGTTCTAGTAAAGAAGTAAAACGATTATTAGAACAAGCTAGATTAAAAGATAGGAGTAAATAATCTTTTAATCTAGCTTGTTTTAAATTAGGACTTCAATAATCTTAGTAGCTAATTTAACAGCATCGTAATTCCCTGTTTCAATCAAACAATTAATATTAGAAGGGTATACTTCTAAAGTTTTACATTGAAGAATGTAAACACTCTCTGATAAAAACGTCTCTAAAGAATTTTTAAGCTCTTTTAAACATCTATTACAAAGTTCTTGTTTATCTAATTCAGAGTGCTCCTTTTTTAATATATGGTAATAAAGATTATCTGTTTCTAATATATAATCTTTAAGATTATTCTGTGTATATAATATAGTTTTAGCATATGATTCTAAAGATTCTATATCTTTTACATCCCATATTCTAAATAAAAGAGTGCATATATAAAAGTAATGGGCATCTCTATATTCTCCAATACTAAGAATCCACATAACTATTTAACTCCTATCTAAGAATTCCTCTCTAGAATCTATGTTTATCTCTTTATTCTCTATAAGGTTACTAAGACTATTAGCCCATTGTCTATAGGCTATATGCCCTCCAGGTCTACTTCTTAATCTACTAATATATATAAGTTCCTTTAATCCTATATCAAATACGTAATAAGTTAAATGACCATTAGGTAATATAAACTTAGATTTATCTGTTATATTATCTTTAATAAAATCATATTGAGAGTTAAATATCTCTGTATATAATTCCTTAACCTCTGGGATTAAATCTAAGTATGGACATAAAGAATACAGTTCATAGTTAGAACGATTTAGTTCATTATATATATTAAAGGTTTTATGTAATAAAGGTATAAACTTACCTATTGACCTATGTCTATTTATATCAATTAAGGACCCAATATCTAAATAACCAGTATATAGATCCTTACCAATTGTTAGTTCATTAGAACCCTCTTCATATTGATTATATAGATTTATATAAGATATACTCCTTTTAACCACCTCATTCTCATTGTTTATACTTACTCTCTCTCCTATAGGGCTAATTAATTTAGCTATGTTATCTAATAAACCAATATTCTTTACTCTTATATTTCTATATACTGGCTTATTCACTATAACTAAATCTTTGTATATATCTTTTATTAGATTATTTAAATAATCTATATTAGAGTAACCAGTTGTATATTTGATACAAGTCTTAGCTTCTGGAGTATAAGAAGGAGAAGTAAGGATGGATTCTAGAGTATCTCCCCAAAGAGAAGTTCTATTATCAACCCTTAAGTATTTAATATATTTACTCCATTCTCTAGAAGATTGGATAGCTCCTATAGAAGTTTTAATAGATAAAGGTAATAGGTATCTAGTACAATCCAAAGTTCTAGCTCTAAGGGCAGAAACTTCCTTAGAGTTATTTAAATCTATATTAAAGTATTTAGATAATCCCTCAAAGGTAGGCTGATATAGACGGGTATAGGCTTCTAACCATTTATCAATAATAAAGTTGTATTCAGGTATAGATATAGAGGTGAATATAGATTGATATCTAGTAGATCTTTCTTGTCCATCTTGTAGAGGATGATTATAAAAGAACTCAGCAGCATCTAATCTAGTTAACCCCTCTAGGAATATATATTGATGAGCTAACCCTCTTACAGAGGAATGACCATACTCATTAACTATCCTTTTTATAACCTCTATACTCTTCTCCTTACTCCTTTCTTCTATAAGGTCTAATATACTCTTACTACTTCTAGAATAAGAGGCTATAAGAGAGGCATACTCCTCCCCCAACCCCTCTTCATTCTGTAATAAAGTACCTATGATTACTTCATTACAAATATTATATTTAAACTTCATATAATCAACTCCTTAATAGATAACTCATTAGAGGTTCTAGTTATATAAACCACTCTCTTAATATTACTCTTATTAATCCAATTCATACAATGAGAACATGGCTGCGAACTAATAATTATATTTCCATTAATAGTAGCACCGGCTACATATAAAGTACATCCTTTTATAGACTTTTTTAATAGATAATTTTTTATAGTTCTTATTTCTGAGTGATATCCTATAGAACTATTCTCAATAATTACATTACCCCTAAAGGACTTTCTATAATTATTTATTCTAGGTGGGGTTATTATCCTATTTCCCTTAGTGATAAAGGAACATATCTTAACCCTACCTTGAGAATCTTTCTTCTTTGCTATCTCTATTGCTTTATAAATAAAATAGATGTCTCTTTTAGTTATCACTTAGGTTTCATTATATATTTCTCTATAAAAGATTCTTCTACTTTTAATAAAAATAAATTACCTAGTTGCTTAAACTCTATATCTGCAATAGATTCTTTATCTGTTACCTCTAATATAAAAGCATTTAGATAAAGGTCTTTTACACCAGGATGTAAATAAGCTGGTATATAAACAGGCATAGGATTAAGTTCCTTTAATACACCCCCTGTTTTAATAACAGCTTGGGATAATCCTTCAAAGGAGGACCATACCATTAGAGATGGAGTGTTATTAGAACCATTACATAGAAGGTATTCCTCTGAGTCTACTGATAGTAAAAGTAGATATATATAATCAGGAGTTTCTATATTAGTCATAATGTTTGGATGGGAAGAAATTACTAATTCTATTGTATAGTAGACCGAACCACTTGTATATAGAGATTCCTTATACTATAAGTAGTCTAAATAAATAAAGCCTATGTACTATGAATTTATATACTCTGGGGTTAGAAGTTTTGGATTACCTATTAAATATGTGGAGAGTGAAGATAAATATGTAATAAATATAGATTTAATGGGAATAGACCCAAAGGACTGTGAAGTAGTAGTAGAGGAAAAGAGACTTAGTATAGGAATATCTCCTAATAAATATAAGATTTATGGAGATTTAAAGAAAGAGTTCCAATTTATAGAGTTTATAGATATAGATAAAAGTAAGGTAGAGATTAATGATGATAAATTAAAGATAATAGTCTATAAAAATAAATCTACATCTAAAAGGAAAGTATTACATCCTACATAAAGTATTTATACCCTTTAGTAAAACTACTAAAGGGTATTTTATTAGTTTATCTATTAGATATAACTCTAGTTATTCTCTATTACCATAGTCTCTTGCATGAATGGTAGAAACACTGGTAGGATAGATAACTTAGGCCCTTCATATAGGGAATTAACAGTAATCTTCCAATAGGTATTGTCTTTATATATAACTCTAGATAAGTTTCCTATAATTCTGTCTGGGACAATTTCTATATTAATAGGTACAAACACAGAGTATCTTAGATTATATTGTTCAGAAGAATATACTCCATCTAGTTCAAATGATACATAAGAGGCTTTATCAAAGGGATAGATAGTAGATAAATCCTTTACTAAATTCTTTAAATATCTTTCTAAAAGGTCATTCCCCCTCTCGTAAACCTTGGAATACAACTCCTCAAACTCATTGATTTCTTGCTGTAAATTAAAATCATCCATATAATTAGATATATACTTTCTTTAATATTGTTACTAAAATAGCACTTAAACTCTTATTTCACTTATCATAGATTGATACAACAAAGGTTAAACATTTAGTTAAGAGCTTAAGAATCTCTGTAGAATCCTTTTCATTTGATACTAAACCTTCAATAATCTTATCTAATTCACTGTTAATATAAGCCCAGTCTTGATGAAATATACGTTGTTCTAGAACTTTAACTTTAAGAAGAGCTAATAAATATTTACCAATTAGACCCTTGGAATAGATATTAGAACCATTTTCTATCTCTACAAGTATAGATTTAATCTGTTCATTAATAGAAATAGTTAAATCATTATCATTATTAATTGACATATTGTTATTCCTCTTTATTTTCTTTTTATTAGTTTATCACTATTTATATCTAAGGATAATGGGTTCTAATTGGTTATAGCAATCAGATAACCAATTATCTAGATTAGTATTAGTAGGTAGATTAATAGTGGGGTAGTTATATATATAGTTCCTACTATCACTATTAAAGTTATAAGGTTCATTAGTATTGGTATTAATCCTTTTCCATTGGCATATAAATAAATCTATATTAGGAAGATTAAGTATAGGTTGTATCTCCTCTGTAAATCCTCCATCTGTAACAATGTATATACCTCTTTCTTTTACTTCATTAGATAGAACTCTACCAAAGTAGTCTAACCCAAATGTAGGTTTAATCCACTCTTCACTTATTCTCATAAGTAGTTGTCTAGGAGATAAACCATTAAGTCTAGACCAAGGAGTATCTTTATTAGATTGATAATACTCATCCCATGTAGGTTTATCAATAGAAGAACAAGTAAGAGCTATATCTATTAATTTAGATTTAAACTCTCTATGGTTAATAGTTATTCCATGTTTAGTATAGAACTCTTCATATAGATATTTAAATAATGTATCTTTACCACTACTAGGAGGGCAATTAAATATAAGAACAATAGACTTTTCCATTTTATTACTTTCTTAAGAGTAGTATAATAGACATAGTTTAAGTAACATAACTATGTTTAAAGAACTTTTAATTGATGGGGACCAGATAGCACATATAATGGCATATAGGGCTCCTATTGATATAGGAAGAGATATTCATTACTATATAAAGAACTTAAAAGAAGAGACTAACTGTAATAAGTCTAAACTCTTTATTCAAGGTCCTGGTAACTATAGACATGAACTAGCTACATTAATGCCATATAAAGGTAATAGAAAAAGAGATAATAAAGAGCTAGTAGATGAAATAAGAACCTTAATGGTAAGTGAGTTTAATGCCATTAGTGTTAAAGGAGTAGAAACAGATGATGCTCTAGGTCTTAATCAAAGAGATGACACTATTATATGCTCTAGTGATAAAGACCTTAATATGATACCTGGATGGCACTTTAATATAAGCAAAGGTAATATCTATAAAGTTAATAAAGAAGAGGGTATAAAGAACTTCTATCTTCAATTATTAACAGGAGATAAAGTAGATAACATCCCTGGATTATCAGAGAAGGCTCCTTTAAGAGGTATAGGGCCTAAGACAGCTCAGAAGATATTAAATGGTAAAGATAACGAAAAAGATATGTTTAATACCATTAAGGAGTTATATAAGAATAAATATGGAGAGGTTTACTCTTATGAACACTGGAAATCTAAAGAAAGGATTGAGTGTAATTATTTAACAGTATTAAATGAAAACGCTCAATTATTATGGATTCAACAACGTTATAAAGAAAAATGGCATACACCTCTTTAATTAAGAATATGACCAAGATTTTAACATCTATAAAGACTACTAATATCCTGTTGATTATTATCTTATTTCAACTTATATTAGAGAATGTAAGAAATTATGATCTAACTCCTACTACTAATTGTATGGCAGTAGATTCTAAGGGTAATTGTTTACCACCAGACCAAGTGCATTCTCCTTAATAATCTATATAATGAAACTATAATCTAGTTTCATTATTTTATGATTTATATAATTCCTATAGTCTTCTTTCTTATATATGTATGTACTTTTTATTTATTAGATAAAAGGGATAAGGAGCCAATATCTCTTGTGTTATCTATTTGTATATATGGAGCTTTTTCTGCTTTATTTGTATGTAGATATATACTTCCAGGAGCTAATTTATTTAATATCTCTTTTGTAGAAGAGACTATAAAGTTTATTATTGTTATAATTCTATTTCACTCTCTGTCTAAATATGTAAATAACTCTTTTGATTTAATTGTTTATTCATGTTATTCCGCTTTAGGTTTTTCTATAGCGGAATCTCTTTATTATTTATATCTAAACCCTAGTCTCTCATTGGCTTTATCTAGGTCTATATTTAGCGTTCTTCATTGTATATGGACAACTATATGTGCTTATGGTTTCTCTATATCTGTATCTTTATCTAATCCTATATTCTCTATAGTAGGCATTACTCTTGCTATATTCCTTCATACTCTACATAACTACTTAGCCCTCTTTTCCTTTAATTATATATATATCTTTTTCTTTATACTTCAAGTATTTGCTTTATTTATTATATTTAATAATCTAATAAGTAGAGAGATTAAAATTATATCTCTTTATAAATCTAAGGACTTATCTAACTCACATATATTAGAAATATATGAGTTAGAACAAAAGAATAAATATATAACTTCTAGATTGAAATATCTATATGCCCTTACCAAATCCCTCCACTGATAACTTTTATTTATTAGGTAATGAACAGGATGGTGCTGCCCTGGATATTATTAATAATAAACTTTATATTAGGTCTCATAATTTAAACCAAGCAGTACCTCTTATATATAATCTACCTACCAATTCCATTCCCTTTGGAGTAGATAATATCTCAGAGTATAGAATCCTTACATCTCCTAATAACTCTATTGATATAGATATAACCCCTACTGAAATACAGTTAAGGAGCTCTTATAGTGCTCCAGCTCTATCTAACGATAAGATATGGGTAGGTAAAGATAACTTACCTACTGAAGTATCTCTTATTAGTTCGGATAATAGTGTAGTTATTACACATGGTCTTAATAGTATAGACCTACGTTCTGTTAGTAGTAGTGTTCCTATTCCTGCTCTTAGTTCTAATAAAGTATGGTTAGGGGTTCTAAATAACCCTACAGAAGTGGCATTTACTAGTGGGGATAACTCTATTTCAATAGGTCTATCCTCTACTTTTATAGATATACGAGCTGGTTCTTCTCTATCTCAACTTACTAGTCTAACTACTAATTCCCTATGGATGGGTAATAATAGTAATCAACCTATAGAGAAATCTATTACTAGTTCTGATAGTTCTATAGTATTTAACCATCTATCTAACTCTTTAGATGTAAGGGTTAGTACCTCTTTATCTCAACTTACTAATCTAACTAGTAATAAGATATGGGTTGGTTCTACTAATCTACCTACTGAAATGTCTATAGTTAGTTCAGATTCTAGTATAGATATTAATATTGGAACTAATGAAATAGACTTAATAGCTAATGTAAGTTCTGGATTACCTGCTTTAGAGAGTAATAAAGTATGGCTAGGCATTACTGATATTGCTACTCCAGTAACTCTTAATAGTTCAGATGGGACAGTAGATATAGCTCTAAGTCCTACTTCTATTGACTTTAAAGTAGATAATTCAATAGCTAAACTAGCAGGTCTCACTACTAATAAGGTATGGATTGGAGCTTCTAATTTACCAGAAGAAAGGGCATTAAGTAGTTCAGATAGCTCTATTAGTATTACTGTAGGACCTACTTCTATTGACTTTACATCTAATGTAAGTTCTGGATTACCCTCTTTAGATACTAATAAGATATGGCTAGGTGTTACTAATGAGGCTACTCCAGTATTTCTAACTAGCTCAGATGGAACTATAGATATTACTTTAAGTCCTACTTCTATAGACTTTAAAGTAGATCCATCTATAATTGAATTAACTAGTTTAACTAATAATAAGTTATGGTTAGGGGTTACTAATCTACCTACAGAGGTAGGGTTAACTAGTTCAGATAACTCTATTATTATTACTATGGGAGCTACTGAAATAGATTTAGTAGCTAATATAACTCCTGAACTACCTACTTTAGATACTGGAAAAGTATGGATTGGTGATATTAATGTACCAACTAGTAAGACTTTAACCAGCTCTGATGGGAGTCTAGATATAACTAATGGAGTTGATTTAGATATTAAAGTTAGTGATTCAATAGTTAGACTAGGTAGCTTAACTACTAATAAAATATGGGTTGGGGTCTCAGATTTACCAGAAGAAAGGTCCTTAATTAGTTCAGACAGTAGTGTTGATATAAGTATTGGGGCTAGTTCTATAGATATTAAGAGTAGAGATAAGGGTTTGTTATATAGAACTGTGATATTTAGTGATACAGGTTCTATTAATCTAGGTACTTTACCCCCTAAATCTTCTATTAGTCATATAAGTATTCAGGTAACAGAGGCGTTTGATGGTACTACTAACTTTGTATTAGGAGATACTATTAATAATAACTTATATCTAACAACTGATGACTTTGTTCTTAATACTATAGGAGTTCTATATCTATTTCCTAATAGTATTATCCCTACTATAGTTAATACTGATTTAATACTTACTTACTCTAATACTGGTACTACTGAGGGCTCCTTTGTTATCTGTGTTTACTATAATACTAGTCTATAAATATGACAACTTATTATATCTCTCCCACTGGCTCTTCTAATGGTTTATCTATTAATAATCCCTCCTCATACTCGACTATCTATCCCTCTCTAATAGAAGGGGATGAACTTATATTTCTACCAGGTAAGTATAGATTAAATCTACTTATAGATAAACAAATAACTAGCAATAATACTTATATAACTTATAGTTCTCTAAGGAATCAGGCTAATACTCAGTTCCTAGAGACCTATACAGATATATCTCAGAAGGGTGTTATTGTATCTAAACCCTCTACTATCTATGAAGAGGCTATTATTACTGGATGTGAAATTCTTAACCAAGTCTGGACTAATGTATCTGGATTCATATGGAAGACTAATATAACTCTTCCATATGCTAAGGGGTCTAATCAAATATTCTATAAGGATGTTCCTCTAGTAGAAGCTAGATATCCCTCTATCTCTAATCTAGAAGAGGAAATATATCATACATCCTATCTAATATCTATAGCAGGCTCTATTAATGAATCAGATGTTAATGCTGATGGATATCTATGTACCTACTCTAATACCTCTCTATCTTCATTCCCTGATAACTTCTGGAATGGTCATAGTATAACCCTTCTCCCTGGAAAGGAGTGGAGGGGTTATATCGGTAAGGTAATAAGTAATATAGGTAGTACCCTAACTTTTAGATTTCAATGGCCCTCTACCTCCCATTCAGCTCAAGCTGCTAAACCAGAGGCTGATGATTTATTCTATCTATGGGGCTCTTTAGATACATCTCTACTTACTCCTAATAGTTATATATATGACTCTAATACCCAAGAGTTATATATCTATCTCCCTGATAATAAAGATCCTAATACCTGTGCTATTGGGGAAATAGAGTATAAAGCTAGATTATATGGATTAGAGTATTCAGGGGTTGTTACAGGTACTAACTCTGCTATTAGATTGGAAGGGCTAAAGTTCTTTAGTTGTGCTCTTCGTACTACTAATGATAGTAGTGGTCTTAATACTAAATACTGTGACTTTAATTATCTGACTCTAGGTTATGAAGGTACTATAGCTGGATTTGTATTAAGAGGTTCCTCTGGACTTATAGAGAGTTGTAACTGGTATGTAGCTGGTAGTAATGGATTAGAATTAAGGGGTAATGGGCATAAGGTTATTAATAATACATTCAATAAGATATCTATTAGACCTACCTCTACGCATAGTATTATTTGTTATCCAGATGTATTAGATGACCAGGGTTATAGTCTATTTGCTAACTCTGTATGGGACTTTAGTGCGTGGGGTATTGAATGTAAATATAAGCGTTCGGTCATTAATTATAACAACTCTAATCAAGGAGGGGTTTCCTTTAATAGAGTATGGAATGGAAGTAATTGTCTATCAGATACTTCCTTTATAGGGTCCTGGGATGCAGGAGACCATAATGGTCTAGTTATCTCCTTTAATATATGCCATGACTCTAAGGATAGAAGGAATATTACTAGTCTATTTAGATTGGATTCAGGAGGGGGTAAAGGATGTTGGAATGCTGTATTCCACTCTAATATTGCCTATAACTGTAGGAACTTTAATAGTTCTATGTCTATATGGGGCCTTCTACCCTCTCAATATAATGGAGATTTAAATATAGATGTATATAACAATACAATCTGGGGTGGATTAACTATAGAAAAAGGTTCTGATACTACTAGACAATTCACTGGTATAGATATACAAAGGAATATACTTGTAGACTTTGTACCTTTAGTTTCAACTACTCACACTCTTTTAGATAATGATATTCTTAAGGCTTCTTATCTTAATAATGTACAAGTAGACCCAGATATAGGTCTTACCTATTGTGACTTTAGACCCTCATATACTAGCTCTATCACTAACACTAGTGCTATAGCTGGTAACTTTAGTACCTCATATAAGGGAGCTGTTGTTCCTACTATTGTATCTAGTAATTTAGAAAGTCTATACCAGGCTTACCCATTTATCAATGTACCCTTTGTATCAACAGGTGCTTATTGTGTAGAAGCTATTCACTGGAATGATATAGAAGTAGAACAACTAACTCAATATCCTAATGTAGTTAAAATAACAGGATTACCTAAAGGTAGGACCCTTCCTCCTCTATGTAACTTATATCTAGGTAGTTCTATATATCTAACTAGATATGAAACAGTAGATGATGATGGTTATTTCACTATATGGTACGTTCTACCATTCTCTAGTACCTCCCAACCTTTATATCTATCTATAGGAGGTTTCTATGAGGGATGGAAGGATACTAAAGGGGCTTTAATAAACCTTAATCTATCTATAATCACTCAACCATCTATAACCTTTACTTCATATCTAGAGGGCACTCTAACTCTTAATACTAAGTCCCTATCTCTAGGGAATAAAACAATTATTCCTTTAGCTGTATCAGCCCTCCAATGGGTAAATATAAACTCTAACCCTGTATATATACAAGTCCCTAAAAGCTCTATAGTAGGTTCTCTACATAACTATTTAGTTAAGGACTATCAAGATAGAACTCTTAACTCCTGGATAGATAGAGAAACCTCTACTGATTATTACCTATGGATATCTCTAGTAGACACCTCTATAAGAAGAAATAATTCTCTTATAGACTATTCTCTATATCTAGAACTTTCTAATACTTATGTACCTCATAATAATGTAAATGAGATATTCCCCTCCTTTGGTCTATCTAGCTTTAAGATATGGCTATCCCCTGATTCTATAAATAGAACAGGTAACTCTATTACCTCTTGGACTAATAAAGGACTCGCTGGTGGTACTTTTAACCTATCCACTCCATCTACTCTTGATTATGTCTCTACTGGATTAAACTCTATACCAGGAGCCTCCTTCTCTGGAGATGATAGATTACTCCCATCTAATATGGGACCTATAGATACAGATTTATATGTAGGTATAGTTGTATATAGAAACCCAGACCCAGGGGCTATTAGAAACCAAAGGATACTTTCTAGTGCTCTTACTGGTAATGACTACTCTAGTGGTATATATGTCATACCAGATAACACCTCTGGAGATGTAATAGCCTATCCCTCTGGTAAGTCTAAATTAGTTACATCTTCCTATGTGGCTAACCCCACTAATCTAACTCTAGGGGGTAACTATAGTAATACTAATGCTAACTATAAAGGAGAGTTATATGAGTTAATAATCTGGGATAAACCTATAACTCCCTCTCAAAGAAACCCTATCTTAGATAACTACATTCAACCTAAATACTTTAATAACAACATAACTCTAGACCCTGAACCTAATCCCTCATTGGGCTCCTTTAACTTCCCTGTATATATAGATGGAGTTCTATATCCAGGGATTCATATAGTTCAGTCACCTATAACCAACTCTCAATCTACATTTACTCTTACTAACCTACCTCCTCTATCAGAGGGGAATCACTCAGTATCTATTAAAGCCCCTTCTGGCTTTATTAATAACTTCTCATCCTCCTACTCCTCCTATGACTTCTCCTTTAACTACTCCTATCAAATATTTATTATGACTCGTATAACTAACCTTATAGGTACTATTACTGATAGATGGTCTATTAAATCTAAGGTTATTAAAGATAATTCTACTAACCTCTCCTTTACTGACCTCTCTAACCAACCTACCCCTATTAACTCTAAGGTTACTAATAACCGTATAGTTATTGGTAATAGCAATAATGAAATGGTGGAGGTAGACCCTAGTACATTATTTATTACACCTAGTTCTACAGTAGATGGAGATATAGAGGGTACTTTATCTACACTTAGTATTAAGACTAATAGTGTTACAGATAATAAGCTGGGTAATAGAACATTAGACCAGAATATAGGGACTACAGCTTCTAATACTGGAACCCTTACTTCTTTATTATCCTGGTTAGTAAAGCATGTTAAGTCCATATTAGGGACTACTAACTGGTATGATGCTCCTCCTACTAATCTAACAACTGTATCCTCTCATTTATCTAATACTAGTAACCCACATGGAGTTACTGGGGCTCAATTAGGATTAGGTTCTATTAGTGTACAAAATAGTGATGCTGTAACTATTACAGGAGGTTCTATTACTGGAGTAACTTCATTCTTATCATCTTCTAATCCATTAGTATCTGGTACTGCTAGTGCAGGTACATCCAGTCTAGCTAGTAGAGAGGACCATGTTCACCCTGTACCCTCTGCTAGTTCTATTAATACTTATCTAGGACAGATAGCCGGGTTATCTCCATCTAGTAATAGTATTATCTACTTTAATGGTTCTTCCTGGGTTGTAGATAGTATATTAAGTCATATGAATAGGGTTACAGCTACTAATATTATCTTTATAGATGACCATTTCATATGTGGGAGTGTTGCTAGTAATAATGGTTGGACTACTACTAGTAGCGCTGGGAGTTCTAGTTTAATTAATAGTGAAGCTGGTCGACCAGGGTTAATACAAATATTTAATAATAGTGGGGGTACAGGTAGTGCTTGTTTAGGTACTAACTTCACGAATGGTACAGCTAGTGTATTCCTTAATACCACTTCTACTACTCTATCTATCACTAGTAGGATTCAGACCCTATCTGCTACAGGAGAAGAGTTTGAAGTTAGACTAGGGTTCTTTGATTCTGGTATAGGTTCTATTAATAATGGTGCTTACTTTATAGCTGACCCTACTAGTAACTTCTGGAGATGTATATATGCTATTGGTGGCTCTTCTACTACTTATACTACTACTGTAGCTCTAGGTACTATATGGAATAAGTTTACTATTAATATAACTAATGGGGGATTAAACACTGATTGGTTAATTAATGATGTAGTAGTAGCTTCTCATACGGTAGGTAGTGGTCTATCTACTGGAGTAGGATTTGGTACTTGTATTAGAAAGACTGTTGGTACTGCTCAAAGATATGTATATATTGATAGATATACTCTATATCAACTACCTTAATATAAAGAAACCCTTCTATTATTTAATCTAGAAGGGTTTCTTTATATTAATTACATAGGGGGGAAGTATTCTTTATCTGCTTTAAATGCTACTTGTTTATTATCTAATGAGCAAAATTCATCATTACAACCTTCATTTTCATTTACCCAATTAGATATAAAAGTTACTTCTTCTGGAGAATTAATGTTAATTTCTTTACCTAAATACCACCACTTTCCCTCCACCTTAATAATAGTAATGGTCTTTTTATCTAAGGATTCTTCATTAAATTCATAGCTATTTACTAGTTTAGAGTTCTTTAATATACTATCTAACCTATCTTTATATTTAGGTTCTAGAGAAAGTATTACTTCTTTACTTGTATGAAAAAGTTCATCTTTATTAATAAACTGTAAATTCTCTAATAGAATTATTAAAGAATATAAAGAGGAAATACCTCTTCTAGTCTTAATCTTTACTTGCATATGTCTATTCCTCAATAGGGTTTACTTCAGATAAAGGAGTGGTTAACTCTTTATATACTTTATCAACTTTAGGGTTCTTATTATATTTAAAACCTTTAAGAGCTTTAGTTAAATTAATTATTTCCTCTTCTTGAAAACTCTTAATATTAACTGTCTTACCTCCAAATGTATATTTACCTAACTTCCTATCCCAAGCATCCTCTAGAGCTTTATCTACTTTAGAGGATTCATTATTTAATTCCTTAACAGAGAACCTTTGTAAAGCCTTATTTTCTGCACTATTACTCTTAGATTTATTAGTCTTAGACATCTATTTCTCCTTTATTTAATATCTAAATGAACTTTATCTAAACTATTAACTACTCCTTTATTAATATCAAAAGACATTAGTTCATAGAAGTAACCATTAATAATATTATACAGAGTATTAAGCGTGAGGGAAGCTGCCATTAAATTAGCACAGATAATCTGAGTATTAGTCTCCTTTTGTAATGAACATCCCCTATCTCCAGGAATCCTATCTGTAGGTTTATTAAGACTAGGATATAACTCTAGGGGATTGGTTCCTATGGATTTACCATTTATATAAGCCCAGGTTATTACTTGTCCATAATCTAACTCATTACCAGGAGTAATGAATATAACATCTCTATTAGACTCAGATATAGCTTCTATAACAGCTTTTCTACTAGCCTGATTATCTACACAAGCTATACAAAGGGTTAAAACACCAGAGTCTCTATTACTTAGAATATTAGAGTATACCTTTTTATTAACATAAGTTATATGTGAATAACAAGATATATCTAAATCTAATATCTCTTTTTGTAATGGATTAACTTTATTAAATGAAATGCTAGAAGGAAAGAAACCCTGTCTTTCTATATTATTCTCCTCTACTTTATCTGCATCATATAAATGAACTTCTATATAGTTCATGTACTTTTTTAATAGTTTAGCCATTGGTATAGCTAAATAAGAGCCGGTTCCACCACATCCAATAAGGTCTACAAACATGTTTACTCTCTTAATATGAAAGGAAGATAGAGTTTAGTATCTATAAAGGTAAATACTAAACTCTAGGTTCATTAGGCTTTAACAGCTACTTTTGTATATAAAGTATAGGTAGCTCCCACTTTAACGGGTTGAGACTTGTCCTTTACAATGACTCCATCCTCCTTTATATTGACAATATTATCCTCAAAGTAAAGAGATTCTGATGCTTTCTCAATTAAATCCTCAATGGTAAGACCCTCTACTTCTTCTATATCATATTGGATTTGTTCTCCTAATGAAAAGGTGACAGTAGTTACAGTAGTCTTAGAGGTAGATTCTTCCATTCTAGAGGAAGAAATATTATCAACCATTACCTCCATTTCTTCATTAGAAATAGGTTTATCTAATGAGATAACTTCTGGATTAGTGTCTTTTAAAGAAGAATCTAGTTTATTTAGTAGAGAAACGGTCTTTTGAATAATAGTTTTAACGATGCTCATATCAATACTCCACAAATTTATACTGGTTATCTAACAACAAATCTTCTATGTCAAATAAGGCTATACTTCCATATTTATTCTCCATTAACTTAAGAAAAGTGTCTAAATCCTTCTTTAACTCTGGATTAATAGTCCTAGATTGAGTCTTAAAGATGAAGGTATTAATAGGTTTACTAGGCTTATTTCCTTTAATAAAAGTAGTTGTTAAAGGATTAACTAGCTGTTTATATAGAGGAGAAATGCTTATATTAGGAATATAAGTCTCTTCTATTGGTAATAAAAGTAATGGATTAGATACAATAAACCTTCTATTGAACTTAGTAATAGAAGGTAGAACTGAATAATTATTGTCCTTTATAGAGTGGATAAGTATATGAAACCCGGGGGATTTAAGCTCTGAATCATCATCTATAGAAGAAAAATCTCCTTTAATACCAGTAGGATGTAGATGACTATCTCCTACCATTATATAATTATCACTGGTGTAATCCTCTAATAAAGCCTCGGATTCTATATCAAATGCTTTAAAACTTAGTCTAGTAGTAGAAGAAAGAGTGACTTGCTGCTCTGGAATTACAATTCTCCACTTATCTAACTCTTGATTATATAGAATAACTGAGCTTATTTCTAGACTTAAGGAGTTATATTCCTTAAAAATAGATACCATTCTATGCCATAAATCTAGAGGAATCTTATTAATAGGAGGTACTAATGTAAAGAGTTCTACTACTTGGTCATCTAAACCATCAGGGTCTTCTATCTTTCTATAACAAGTTCCCCAATATGAACTATCTAATTTATAACTACCTAGAGTCTTAGTCTTTATATACATCTATTCCTCTTCATCTTTATACTCATCTTCTGAATCATAGTCATCCTCTTCAGTATTTGTATAATCCTCTAACTTCTCCCATTCTATTGTTAAGGATTCATCAGACTTATATGCTTCATATTTAGTAAATATTTTCTCTAGAATAGCTTCTAAAGAGTCAATATCATTAAAGCCATCTAAATTAAATAGACTATCCCAGTAGATATCGTATAACTCTTTATGAGTGTATTCATCTATATCTATATTATCACCAAAGCATATCTGATTATCTGCCATTCTATTGGGTAATGGAAGAAAGTAATATTCGCCTCTTATACAAGTAGTTATATAGAACTTACTTTCTCCAGATTCTTTATCATCTAAATACCAGAACTCATGTATAGGTAATCTAAATTCTATAGTTGTAATAATATCTTCTGGTTCTAGTTTTCTACATTTACCCTCTAATACAAATGAAATATCTCTCTCATAGGATTCCTCTAGAGAACATATATAACTCTCTTTTTTTAATAGAGAGAACCTTGTATTTAAATCCTTTATATAGGGTTCTAATTTATTGATTAAAATCTCATCAATCTCATTAATTCTACAATAATTTCTAATTATCTTTAAATTTAAATCATTTATACTCTCTTTAAAGTTAAACCAATTATTGAACTTACAGTATTTACATTCTTTGTTTTTAATATCTCCAGTATCTCTATTAATTATTTTAATAGTTTTTACTTGCTCTCTATAAATTTCTATTAACTCAGGATTTGACATCTTTATACCCCTTAAAACAGTAGGAGTTAGGGGTCTAACTCCTACTTTATACAATTTAATGAACAATTATTAGCTTAATAAGATTACCAAATGGACCAGATAGAGTTACTAATTCTAAGAATAGTAGACTAATAAACCCTATCATTGCTAATCTTCCATTCACTAATTCAGCAGTATTATCAAATATAAATCTAGGTTTAATCTTCATAATAAGCGTATAAATTTAATGCAATTGGATTTAAATATAGAGAGTTATTCATATAAACAGTATAAATCCTTTAGTTTATATAATACTTTGGAGGATTGAATTGTATTTTTACACCTTAAGTATATATTCATAGGTCTAAACTCCTAGTTTACAGATAATAGAGGAAGGAATCTGGTAATTAATAAGAGTCTTTACAGTATTCCAATTACCCCCTCCTAGACCACAACCTATTTTATAAGGGATATAAACTTTAAGATTTAACTCTTGGGCTATTTCATTAACTAACCCTAATCCTTTAGATAGAGCTTTATAGTCTGTATGTATCCCTGTATTACCATAGGTATTTTGCCCAATTAGAGATACTATTACTAGGCTCTCTATTCTAGTAGTAATAATATCTCCCATTTCTAGATTACCTACTTGTGATTTATAATCTATTTCTACTTGAGGATATTTAGTTTTAATGGATAAAGCTAGACCTTTACCCATTACTCCTTGTTTATTAACCTGATGGACGATGATTCCTTCTTTAATGTCTAAGATATTCTTCTCTATGATTTCCATTAAAGACCTTTTATTAATTGGATATAACCTTTATTTAATTGAATATAGTTGTTTAGAATTGTATTTAGTAACTCTATAAGTTGCTCTTTAGAGGCTCTATCTATACAACTTTCAAAGGTTTCTTTTATATCTTTATCTTCAGTATTCTCATAGAATTTACCTATACTCTTAACAAAGTATATTATCTTTAGCTTCCTATTCTCTCTATAATAGTTCTCTAAAGTCTCAATTACTAATTGTTTTAAATCCTCTCTATTAAGATTTCTGGCCTTTAAATTATATGAAGCAATCTTAAACTGCTCTTCTAAAGTGAGATTTAAGGTAGATTCCATAATATTAATTAAATATAACTAAGGATGTTCTGAACTTTAACAAGAGTTTTATAACTAATCTCTTCATTTATTAACTCATTAGACTTATCTATAAATATAAATGTGTGTAAAAAGTTGAATAAATACAGATTATAATCCTCTGTTAAAGTACCTAAACTGTTATAAATTAATGTAACTAAGTCATCAAACTCCTCTTGTTCTGTCACCTTCTGCTCAATATATCTACTAGAAAAGAAGTTATTAAGCTCCTTTTTTTCTATATCATTTCCCTTTTCTATGTCTTCTATAGCCTTTTCTATTAGACTAGTAAGAGTGTCTTTTTCGTTTAGATACTTAAGAGTAGATAACCTAGACTTCTCCTCTTTTAGAATACTAATAACTATACTAATCCTTTCTTTTATATTAATACTCTTAATAAGAAAGTCAATAAATGTATCTAGTTTATTTATATCGTTCTGAATCTGGTTTCTCTTTTGTTGAAGACTAATGTACTTTTTATAGTCCATTTACTTAGATTCCTTATTCTTAATATCTTTAATCTCAACCATCTCAGAGGAGTTTCTAGATTTATAGTTTCTAGATTTATCTTTATTAGACTGTTCTTCTTTCATTTTAGTAGATTAGATAATAGGTAATTAATATTGATTATATATTGGTCTATCTCTGGAGTAGTACCTACTGGAAGAATATACTCTTTACCATTAAGGGTCCAGCTACATGTATCTTTAGGTAAGTCTTTGTATTCTGCCATAAGAGGGTCTAACTCCTTAA